CCCTGGTAAACCTCAAGCACTCCACCGTCCGAGGTGAAGTTGAACTGCGTGGTGAGCTTCTGCTGCACGGTGCCCTGGATGGCCGGAACCTGGAAGCGGGCATCAGGGACGTACAGGGTCTTGAGCAGGTTGCTGTGGTCGTCCGGGTCGTAGACACGGATCTCGACGGCCAGCGGTGCGCTCGTAAGGGCACCAGCCGCCTCGTTGGTGGCAACGTTGGAGATCTGGGCGATCTTGGCCCACAGGTCTGCCGGGTCGGCAGGCTTGATCGTGATGTTGCCGGTTACGTCTGCGGTGTCGTAGTCCTGCGCCACATAGTGGGCGTTGCCGAACTCCTCGTCGTTGTCGAGGGCGACTGACCGGGTGACCTCGACCGACTGCACGCCTGACCAGCGACCGAGAACGGTCGTGGCGCTGGCCGTGGAGACGTAGACATCAATGTCCTTGCCTCGGACGGTGGCGGGCTTAACGGACGTTCCCTGGTGGACGGTCTGCGGGTAGCTCGTGGCCGCCGTGGTTCCGTAGACCACATGGACCTCGGTGTAGGCAGCGTCCGGAACGGCCTGGAGGGTGAAGGTGGTGGAGTTGTTCGTGTAGCCACTGGAGCCGCCAGCCTCAAAGAACAGCCGCTTGTAGGCACCTGTGGTCGGGTTCTTCAGGCAGACGCCCCACGCGTAGAGGGTGTCGCCAGCCTCGACGTACGGGATGGTCGGAGTGGCGCTGAAGGTGTAGGGACCCGCACCAGAGATGGTGAAGGACTGGAACTTCGGCGTGCCCGGTGCATACATCACGCTGTCGCCGCGCAGGGTGAAGGACTGGGTGGAGTTCTGCCGCACACCGAAGCGGTAGGTGGCATTCTCCAGGGTCAAGTACGGAATGGCGATGCCGCGAACGATGTCGAAGTTGCCGTTGCCCGACTTGAAAGGCGAGATGACATCGAGAGGCATTGCGCCCAGGAAGTCAAACATGTCGCCGTCGTTGGTGGTGGTGGGATCCTGCCCGTGGAGGAGAGCTTCAACTTCCGTTGAAACGTCCAGGGACTCCATCTCGAAGCTCAGGTCAGGAATGTCTCGGACGGTCGCAACCGTCTGATAGTTACCTAGCTCGTAGATCTTTTCTTCCGGGATGTTAAGCCCAGAGATTCCACCCGTCTGGATCCTGTCGATGACGAATCCGTTGGCGTCGTGGAGAATCTGGCCTGCCTTGATTGCCATTGTGGCCTCCTATAAGGTGGACGCAGACCCTCCTAACCAAGAACTACACCGTTATCGCATACTGACGTACGCGCCCAAATCTGCCTGCGTATCTGATAATCGTCATCGGCATACGAGCGCAGCAGTTCAAGCTAAATGACTGGCTGCCCGCCTCGGATTTTGACCGCAGTCCGCTTGATGACCTGTCCCTGGGCCTTCTTCTGCTTCACCCAGGTGTCATACATCTTGTAGTACTCCCGAGGGAACTCCTTTACGAGAGCGGCGAAGCCATCGTTGAAGAAGTTGGCTGCTCGGATACCAATGGTCGGCTTGTTGTAGAACCGACCAGTCCCAAGAGGGAAGAACTGGGCGTTGTTGCGCTTCGCGAACCGGCCACGGCCACCGCGACGGTTTCCGTAGCCCATGTCGTTTCTGAAACTGGCGTTGCCAATAGGCGCTCCGCCGACCCAGTTCCCCTTGGTGTTCTTGAACCTCCGCCGACCAAGGGAGCCAGGCCGCTGCGTTCCCTTGCCAATCCTGCCCTGCTCGTCCTCGGTGCCCCAGATACCCAGGGGCATGAAGAACGGCGGCCTTGCCCCGTGCAAACTGCCAAACCCGACCTTCTTGACCTTGGTGCCCTGCGCCGAAGGGCCACCCTTCCTGGTTCCTCCGAACGTGAGGTCATACGTTCTGCGTTGAACGGTCTTGGCACCGGCAGCACCAGCACCGAAGTTCAGTCGCGCCCAGTGTCGGGCCTCGCTGTTCAGCAACTTCTGGTTGATGTACGTGATTCCAGTGCCATCAGCCTTCACCTGAGACTCATGGAAGACGGCCCTCTTGAGGGCACCGCCGGAGAGTCGACCCTTGCCGACTCGATAGGACGCAACCCGCTTCTTGTTCTCAACCCGTGCCCGGAAAGCATTCTTCACAGCGATGTGCATTTTCTCAGCAATAGCCCGGTTGGCCTTGAGAACGGCAGGGTTGTTGGTGCCACTCAGAGCCAGAGCGGAGGCCAGCTTCTGGATTCGATTGTTGTGGCCCATGAGGCCCTTCTTTGCTGCGTCAACGACGTGCTTGCGCAGTTCGAGAATGACCCTGTACTCCTCGGCAGCGATGGCTGCTTGGGCGTCATTCGAGAATGGCGGCCCCCCGGGATAGTTCGCACTAGCCACGCCTGTTGTGCCCGTTCAGGACGACGGCATCATGAATATCGTCCAGCTTCTCCAGGTACTTCTCGTTGAGCACCGTGTCTCCGCGGTCCAGCGACCGCATAACGTCGCAGCAGAGGTCATAGAACTCGTTCATCTGATCGAGAACGACCTTCCGTAGCTTGGAGCGGGCCTCGGGCGGCAAGTACTTGTCGCACTCGCGCTCCTTGACGCCGAGCACGATGGCACAAGCCTTGTCCATGCGCTTCTTCAAGATGTCGGCTAGCACCGGGTTCATCGGGACTCCTTAAGCATTAGCTCCTAGGAGTTCATCGGCAATTACGCTGCCCGAACCCAGATATACGGCTGCCCGGAGCCAATGGCCGTTTGTAGGCTGGCCTTGTTGATCGTGGCAGGCAGTGTTCCCGCGCTGTAGTTGACCTGGTAGGCCCGACGTTGGTTGTTTAGACCGCTCGGCATACCAAGGAACTCGACGCCGCCAGAGGCACTCACTGACTGAATGTTCGGGTTGCCAGACGTAGGCGTGTAGGCCGTGAACAACAACGTGCCTGCTGATACGGAATAGTTCGTGATGTCCAGAATCGTGTCCGAAGCAGAGTTCAGGGCAACGGAACCACTGTCGGCCACCTTCGTCATGACAGGATCAGTAGGAGCGACCGTGTAGAGACCCAGGCGGGCAGACGTACCTGCTGAGTTCGTCCAAACGGCCAGCGAATCAATCGTGATCGGTCCCGGGAACCAGAAGGGAACCAATACGATGATGTTGCCATACGCAACGCCAGTCGAGTTGGCCGTCTCCGTCGTGGGGATATAGAAAAACCCCGAAATGTATGGACTTGTCTGCGTTGTGCCGTCCTGCGGCGGATCGTAACTCATACCAACCACCAATTCGTTCCGTCGCAAACGAGGTCGCGAGACTGATACGGGGTGTCAAGAACTACGGCAGCTTCGCCGTCAATCAGGGCACCATCCAAGGTGGTGATGGTCAGCGAATCCGCTGACGTGTCCACCTTCTTGATCGTGATTTGTAGGCCATACATGGCGGTCGGCAACGTCACCGTGCGCGGTGCGCCATCGGTGTCAACCAAGAAAATGCCGCTGCTCTCGTCACCGATACCCACATCACCACTGAAGTTGTTGAGCGGGATGTACGCCGGGACGCTCTTGGTGCTCCAGCCCGGGATAGAGGACTCCCAATACAGGACTTGGCCGTCGCTGGGAGACACAGCCTCCATCCCCATGAGGTTTTGGAGGCTCAACTGGTCGACGGTCCATTGCGCCCCGCCGAAGCCACCGGACTCCCAGCGCGGCACAAAGACGACATTGGGAGCCACGGTGCCGACCAACGCTATGAAGTCGAATGGACTGCTAGCGCACCGCCAGGTCGTGCCATCCACGCACACGAACTCGAACGCGCCCTCCATCAGAATGGTGAACTGACGGCCATTAATCTGAGAGACGCTCGTGCCATTCACCTGAATCCCCGAGCCGTCTTCGTCCACTTCGTCAGTCCGGATGATGGTGACAGCCGCGCCAGGGTCGGCGTCGGGCAGCGTAATGATGACCCACTGGTTGACCGACGAGTCAACAACGATCCAGCGGTCCTCTGGCTGCACCGTGTAGTCGGCGTCTGTCGTGACTACGCCCATGGGAATCGTTGGTCCGCTACTACCGCCTTCAGACGCAGCCTCAAGGATGGCAGCCTGAACGTCCGTTGCCTCAATGGTGCCTGCGGGAGCGAAGGTCACATCTGCGGCCAGGATCTCACCAACAGGATCAGGAAGATCCTGCGGTGGATCCACCAGCAAATCCTCCAGCCAAAGCGGGCCAGCCTCGTCGGGCACGAGGATGTAGCTGACCCGGAACCTGCCCGTCTGGGGAGCCTCGATGACTTCGTAGACCGTGTTCGCTGGGGTCAGGTCCTCGTTAGGCGCAAGGTCCAGTTCCCAACGTCCGTTGGAGTCAGTGTAACCATTGCTCCGGGAGACCAGACTCACTTCATCTGCCGGGCGGTAAACGTGAGTGGCATCATCCACCGCAACCCTCGCCTCGACGTAGGCGCGACGAAGTGGGTTGCCACTCGGGTCCTCAATGGTGGCGTAAACAATGGGCATTATTCGATCTCGTCCCCATAGTGATCAACAATTTCGAACCGACACGAATACCAGTAGCGGAGCCACGCCTGCGGAAAGTCGTGCCCCCGATCCAGAACAATGTTCTCGATCTCCACTGTGAAGATCTTCGGCGGAGTTGCCTGCATGTAGTCGTACACATGGCAGAAGGGACCCGTGCGACCAATGGACGGGATCCTGCCTCCGAGGATCGCCTTCACGTCGTTGATGAGATGGATGCCGATGGTGTCGTTCTCGGCATAGAAGTCCAGAAAGAAGGTCCAGCGGTGCTCGGCCATGTTGCTGCCAAGCTCGTCCTCCAACTCATCCTGATCCTCGTCAGCGAGGGCGACCGTGTTTGGCGCAATCTCCTCATCCTGAGGCACGTCTGATGCCCGCATGGTGACGGGCTTGTGCTTGCGCGTGGGGTCGAACCAGTCCAGAGCATCCAGACCGTCACGCAGCATGCGAAACACCGAGTCCCTGATGAGGCGGGCACGAAGGCCACCGACGTAAGCCATTAGCTCTCGTCCCTGGCTTCAGCAAAGATCTGGTAGACGGTGACCTCAAAGAGACCAAGCGGCGGAGCCACGTACCGGATGACGTAAGCGTTGCCACCCAGCAGCACCTCGTCAGCCCCCTGGACCAGCGCATAGTCCTCATCCAAAACGGTCAACGTGACCCGAGAAGGGTCGAACGACCCAATGTTGTTCGCTCCCGCATCCGAGGCACGGGCCGTGAACTCCACCGCCACGGGAATCTGCACATCAGCGTGCGTCGTGGTGGAGACCGGAGTGTCATTCCAGTCGTACGGGTTGTCACCGGGGTCGGCAACGGTGTAAGTCCGCTCAACGTTCCACTTGAAGGTTGCCCGCTCCGACACATTCGCAGGCAAACCCATGTTCATGGCGTCGCGAATAGCGGTCCTGAACTCGCCAGGGTTGAACGCGGCGTTGGACCCAGCCATGGATTAGAACCCAACCCAGGTGGTGTCCCCGAAGTACAAGCTGTCATGGCGGGCAACAACAGCGTCGATGTAGTACGCCGGAACCTGCCCAGTGGAGGCAAGATTGTCGAGCAACCAGTCGCGCCGCTCTCGCAGTTCAATCATGATCTCACGCAGAAGCTGAGCGGACTGCTGTGTTTCGAAGGAGACTGGACCCGCCTGCGCACGGAAGACCGTCCGCATCTGTCGTAGGGCGTTCTTGAGAATACGGAAGCCCGCATAGATGACGATGAGTTGCTGCCAGTCCCGACCCAGGTCGTCGGTGCCGCTAATGGGCGTGACGATTCCGTCAGACTCCTCGTAGCCAGCCAGGAATCCGTCCAGACGGGCCTCCCAGAAGCCATCCGCGAGGTAGCCCGAGTAGTCGTCGTCGGTGGCATCCGGGAACGCGTTGGAGCCGGGAGGGTTTACCTCCCGCCGCAGTGGTTCCACTAGGTCAAAAAGATCAACGGCCATCGTTTACCTCACACCGGGTTGGCTAGGAGCTTGAACCGCTTGTACTCCCAGGTCTCGTAGTCCGTGCCTGACAGATACACCTTCGCCAGATAGGCGCCTGCGGCTTGCGGAGTGGCTCCTGTTTGCCAGTCGTAGTAGAAGACCCCATTGTCCGGGTCATAGGACATGGCGGCGTCCTCAACGATGATTGCGTTGTCTGACTTGCGATAGATGGTGACCAGGGCCGTGTCCACATTGTCGTCATCAAGCGTGACGCCGTTGTAGTCCGTGGCGCTCGTCTGGATTCGGGTGGTTTCACCGGTGTAGAGCGGCATGGATTCCCTTAGATGTTGATGTCGAGAACTTCCCAGATCTCGGTGTCCACGCCCTGCTCGTCCACCGATGTCACTTCATCCGGAGCCAACGCTGCCGGTGTCAAGGTCGAATCTGCGGCCACGGTGACCAGCACGTGGTCGGGGACACCGACCGTTACCGCTGCACTCTCAACCACAACGAGTTCATCCGCTGCACTACCAGTGGTAATGCCCATCGCATGAGACGTAACAGTCGGAACCAGCGGGCTAGAAATGCTGACCGGAGTAGCCAGATGAGACGCAACATTCACATTCATGTCTCGGCTTCGGACCTCGATAGTCTGACTGAAATTGAATACTTCCGTATCCAAAACGAGAGCGACGAACCTTCGGCCCTGAATAACCGTGAGGGTGGCCGTGCCAATAAGGCTGATCTGGGCAAACAGCTCACTCTTGGCAACGACCGCCAGGCTGGAGGATCCGGCGAGGACGGCGGATCCGCTGACGGTGACCGTGGCTGCTGCCGAGAGCGTGGCGCTGGCAACGAGCGAGGTTGCCCCGAAGGTGGTGACCGTGCCGCTGGCCGTGAGGGTCGCCTCGCCCGCCAGCGCGATTGCTCCAGACTCCTGACTAACAGTTTCGTCCTCAACGAACGTTGCGCTGTCCGAGCTGGCTACAGTTACGAAGAGTTCGTGCTCCTCGGCGGCAGTGCCCGTGTCCGAACTGACCAGCGAGAGGTCGCCCGAACCCTCTGTGCCAGATCCAGTATCCGATGCGCCAACAACGAGGGTCGAGTGCTCGTCCAGGCCACTTGCCGCGTCACTCGCGTCGAGTGCGGCCTGAATGGTGGCTGTCTCGGTAGAGGTTCCAGCCTCAGAAGATGCGATTCCAATGTTTGGCGCATTCTCCAGGGCTGTACCAGCATCCGTGGATGTGACGGGAACGGTGACGAGTGCAGCTTCCTGCCCCGTACCCGCGTCATCACTGGCAAGAGCAATGTGAGGCGTGCCTTCGGCACCCGACGCAGCGTCAGCCGACGCGGCGTCAGCCGATACGGCCTCCGTCTCCAGCCCCGTCGCAGAGTCGCTGTCTGCCTGGGTGATCGCCTGTGCAACCTCGATGCCTGTGCCCGCATCTTGCCCAGACGTCGTAGCGAACAAAGTCTCTGTTTCGACGCCTGAAGCAGCGTCATCCGAACTTGCAGAGATGCTCGGAGTGCCCTCGACTCCAGACGCCTGGTCATCGTCCGCCACCGGAACGCCAGCAAAAGCGTTCTCCTGAGCACTGGCTTCATCGCTGCCCGCCAAACGGACGTTGGGAGTCCCCTCAAGGAACTCACCTGACTCCGTCGAGCTACTTGCAGCCTCAAGCACCTCGGCCTCAAGCGAAAACCCAGTTTCACTACTGGCATGAGCAATGTCAGGCGTGCCTTCAGCGCCTGTAGTCGCGTCAGACGACTCTGACGTAGCCGTCAGCGAGAGTGTCAGATCTTGTGCAATTAGGGTTTCGGAGCTTGTGAGGCTGAGAGTTGAGGTCTGTTCCGTCGCCGTGCCAGCATCAGAGCTTGCGGCACTAGCGGAAACGTTCGGCGCTCCTTCAACTGATGAAGTGCTCTCGGAACTTGTGAGGCTAATAGCGGGAGTTCCCTCAATGCCTGAAGCAGTGTCAGCGCCGACTGACGTAGCCGTCAGTGAGAGTGCAGTGTCAGTAGCAATAAGAGAATCGGAACTACTGTGCCTGATATCTGGCGTTTGCTCGGTTCCGCTCGAAGAATCATTCGAAGAAGCGGTAGCGAAGACGAGAGACGTTTCTGCTGATACTCCAGAATCGGAGTTTGCCTGAGAGATGGACGGCAGTCCCGTTTCGATTGCCGTGCCCGCATCGGCGCCCGCCCAAGACGCGGAGACCACAGCGGTCTCGGTCGTCGAACCGTTCGAGTCCGTGTTGCCGAGGCTGACAGACGGCGTTCCTTCCGTCCCGGTGGCTGTCTGAGAATCAGAGACAGTTGCCGCAACGACGGCAGACACTTCCGTGAATGTTCCGGATTCGCTACTGCTGAGCTTGACATTAGGAGTTCCCTCGACTCCTGAAGCGGCATCAGCGCCCGAGACCTGGTTGCTGAGGGTGAGTGCACCCTCGGATCCTGTAGCAAAGTCCTGTGCCGCCTGGGCAGCGTTAGGCGTGCCATCGTTTCCGATGCCCGCGTCGATAGACGTGACAGAGACGGAGACGGCCGGTGAACCCTCGGCGGCCGTAGCCGCGTCGGCTGACGACAAACGGACGTTGGGAGTTCCTTCGAGTCCAGCTCCAGATTCCGAGCTGACAATCTGTGCGGCAATGCTTGCCGTCTCCGTACCAGTAGCGGTTTCAGAGGAGGCTTGTGCAACATTCCCAGTGCCCTCAAGACCAGAGGCGGCGTCAGAGGAGGCGGCAGAAGCTGACGCAGCGCCGTTCTCCGTTGATGTGCCCGAGTCTGCACCAGAAAGCCGGATCGAAGGCGTGCCCTCAAGGCCGCTTGACGTGTCGCTGGATGCAATGGCGGCCGTGAGAACGGCAGCTTCCGTGCCTGAACCCGTATCGCTTCCCACGACCCGAACGTTTGGTGTACCTTCTGCCCCGGAGCCAGCATCCGAGGAGAGCGCACTGACCGCCGTGGTGCCATTCTCGGTGCTGGTTCCGCTATCTGCACCGGCAAGTCGGACGTTCGGAGTGCCCTCCAGGCCCGACCCCGTATCGGCGCCCGAGAGACTGGCGGCAACCGCCGCCGTCTCGACTTCGTTACCGTTTGCGTCTGACGACGCCTGGCTGATCGACGGCGTGCCCTCTGCACCCGTGCCCGCATCAGAAGCGGCCTGTGTAACGCTTGCTCCACCCTCAGTACCGGTGCCAGTTTGCGAACTGGAGAGCTGGGCGCTGACAACGTTCGTTGACTCCAACCCTGACCCCAGGTCAGAGCTGCTTTGGCGGATGTCGGGAGTTCCTTCTGCCCCGGTACCGACATCAGACGAAGACTGACTGACCGTGATGGTCGGCGTGCCTTCAACGCCTGTTCCTGTGTCCGTGGCGGCCTGGAACCTGACGTTTGGCGTTCCATCGTTGCCACCACCTGCGTCAATGCCCGAGAGCGACGCGTTGACCGCGCCAGCTTCAGTGGTGGAACCGTTGACATCCGACGACGTGAAGCGGATGTTGGGCGTGCCTTCAGCACCAGATCCGCTATCCGAGGACGAGACTGCGACAGTGACCGTGGCAGCTTCAGTGGTCGCACCATTGGCGTCTGAAGCGGCCTGGCGAATCGCCGCCGTGCCTTCACCGCCAGATCCCGTCTCCGAGCCAGGGACTGCAACGGTCGCTGTCGCACTCTCGACCTCGTTGCCCTGGGCATCCGATGACGCCAGCGCAGCCGACAGGGTCGCACTCTCGACCTCGTTGCCCTGGCTGTCTGAGGAGGAGACAGTAGCAATGAGGGTGGCGCTCTCAACTTCAACACCATTGCCATCCGAACCAGACAGGTTCGCCGTCGAGGTTGCTGTTTCTATGGTGGTGCCGTTGGCGTCCGAGGCCGTGAACCTGACGTTCGGAACACCTTCGGTGCCCGCACCAACGTCCGAGCCAGAGACCTGCACGACAACGATGGCAGCTTCAACTTCCGTTCCATTGCCATCTGACGACGCCTGGCTGATGCTGGCGGTGCCCGCGTCCGAACCAGAGCCGGTCTGGGAGCCGCCCGGGATAGTCGCCGCGATAGACGAGGCTTCAACCTCAACACCATTGCCATCCGAGTTCGCCTGCCCGACGTTTGGCGTAGCCGCATCGCTACCAGAGCCTGTTTGGCTGCTGGCCGGAGCCGTTGCCGTGAGTGTGACAGCAGACGCGTCAGAGCCTGACCCCGTGTCGCTGCTGACGACCAGGGTCGCGCCAGCGTCATCAAGGCCAAAGGGGAGTTCCCCAAATGCCTGTTCACCGAATGCTGGGCGGGCCATTCAGCCCCCCCAGGTCATTTAGGTCTCCTCGGCGGAATCCAGTTCTGCCTTGGTGCGCTCGTAAGCAACATCCAGGGCAGCCAGGCGCTGGTTGGCGAGGTGGATGGCCTGCTTGGACTGTTCCGAGCCGTCGTCAGTCGTTGCAAGCTGCGCACAGGAGATCGTCTGGCTGTAGTGCTCGGCCTCAAGCTGGCCTAGCCGCTGTTCCACGATCTGGCGCTTATCTGCCTCAGAAAGCCTGGTGTATTCCATCGTTCCTCCGTAACCACTGGGTCCTAGTAGTAGATCGACACTGGAGGCTCTCCATTAGATTGGGATGCCCCAGCCGGTGAACGCCGTGGCGGCGCCAGCCGTACCCTGCAAGAAGACCTGGACACCAGCCCACCGGTCAGCGGTCCCCATGCGAGTGTAATGATCGGATGACGGCGGGTTGAATCCCCCGTTGCTGTCCCAGACCAGCAGATCTGTAGCCGCCGTCTTCTCGGAGATTCGGTTGGTGACCACACCCAAATCCTGATCGGCCGAGTTGACGTTGCCTCGGTTGGACAACATGGGGATGTACCAATGATCGGTACCCGTGGGGGTGGGGTACCCTCCATACAACACGATGTCGATGGCGTTCGCTCCCCCCGAGCTTGACGCTGACCCCTGATAGGCAACTGGCGTGATCGGGTCGGTCCCCCGGTACACCAGCAGGCCCATCGCCCACCTGTTAACACCGGCGGTATCTGTCACGGTGTAGTTGGCCGGAGGTCCAGCGGTCAGCCGCTTCGAGAAGATGCAAAGTTGAGCGTCAGCACTGCCAACCCCGCTGGCAATCGTGCCCTCGTTAGTAAACGTCGCAGGCCCAGTAATGACGCCGTTGCCACGGCAGGCCACCACACACAGCACCAGATCACCGGTCGTCGTCCCCGCTGGCACGTTGGTTGTGATCGTGGTCGTATCCGTTTGGGGGGTCGCGTTGGCTCCGACAAAGCTGATGCTTGTCGCCGGTTCGACCCAGGTGCCATCCCAAAAGGGAGCGTAGGTAGCGGTCATGGCAGTGAGTACTCAAGCCATTCACAAGTTACGGTCCACAGGTCAGTGGCCGGATTCGTCCCAGCACTTCCAATGTCAACTCGCACGCCAATGCCAACACCCACCTGGAGAGTCACGGGAGTGCAGCTATGGCCCAGGAACGTTATACAGTCAGACTGCTCCTGACCCACCGCCGTGGCGATAACCCGAGGACCATACTCCTCAGAAATGATGACGATAGGGTTGATGGTCAATCCCCCACCAGCAATCAATGCCCGATCCGCCGTGGCGTCTTGGTATGGAATGACGTTATTGGCAGACGTGAGTGCTGTGTCCAGAGAGGTCTTAGCCGTCACCATGGTCTGCCCACCGGTCGGAATTGCAGTAATGCCCACAAGCCGAACCAGTGGCGCCTCAACGGTGATGGGGTTCTTCACCACTGTGCCGACCACGTCAACAGTGATGCGTTGAACATCAACGATCACTCCTGATCCGGTCTGGTTCCAGAGAGCAAAGATGTCCTGTGTTGCAGCTCGGCCCGGCGCGCGATAGGTGCTTGCCCGACCCTTAAAGCTGAGGACCCGTTCATCCTGCTCGATGAAGTACTGCTCCTCTACAACGGTGCTGCCAACAGTGCGTTGCCGACTACGCACCTGCTTTCCAGCAGATGTGCCGTCCCTCGGGAGAGCGACATAACTTTCAGCCATCAGGGGAGGGTGTACTCCACCCACTCACAAGTGGCAGTCCAGAAGTCGGTGACAGGGTTGAACGTGGCCGTGGCGTAGTCAAGAAAGACGCAGATGCCTTCCAGCGCCCGCAGAGTGACCACCGACAGCGGATCCTCCAAGAACTCCACGCGATCGGCGGCTTCCTGACCAACAGCAGTGAAGTTTCGGGGGCCATACTCCTGGCCGATGATGTTGTTAGCGGGCAGAGTCACCGTCAAGGTGGTGCCTGATCCCGTCTTGTCGGCCGACGCGTCACCGAACACGGTGACAGACGCGTTAGAGGACAGTGCTGTGTCCAAGGGCACCTTCGTGAGCGCCGTACCATTGGTCGGGATCGCGGTGAATCGCCAGAGGCGAATCAACACTGGCTCGACAGTAATGGCACGAACAGCCGTGTTGATCACGTCCACACTGATTCGGTTGACATCCACGAGAATCGACGAACCTGTGGCATTGTGGATGGCAAACAGCTTCTGACCCGTGGTGCCCGCACGGCCAGTAGTGCGGAACGTATTGCACCGCCCCTTGTAACTGATGATGCGTTCGTCCTGCTTGATGAGGTACTGCTCCTCGACCGAGTCCGCGCCGACCGTGCGGTTACGAGTGCGCAGTTTCTTGCCCGTTGAGTCGGGTGGAACCCGAATGTAGCTACTAGCCATTGTTCTCCTTAGGCCCTTTGCAGCCAGATAGTGACGGTCAGGTCAGACCCAGCAACACCAGATCCAACCTGGTCGATATCAACGGTCAGGTAATCCCCAGTGGTCACGCTGCTCACCTGGACTGAGTCAGCCAGGTCAGTGAATCCGGACGCAGCAATGGTCGCCCGATTGGACTGGGTGGTGTGAACGGTGGTGCCGTTCTTGTTCACGTCCACGATGAGTGAGGCCCCAGTAGGAGCCGTTCCAACACTGGCCCGGATCGAAATAATGGTCCAGTTGCCGCCGTCGATGTAGGCCCGATGTGTGCCTGCACCAACGGTCAGCGTTCCACCCTTGGAGAACATCAACGGAACTTGCTTGGTGACGAGTACGCCGTTGTCCTCGATGCCTGCATCGGCGTTGATTGATGACGCGGTCCTGAGGCTAAGTGCCCCATCACGGTAGATCGTGGACCCGTTGAGGTTGATCGCTGCCTCAAGGGCTGGACCCACTGCACCGATCTTCACGAGGCTGCCGCTAGCAGAGAAGATGACGTTGGTCGCCAACTCCGTGAACAACGGAGCCTGACGAGCCAACGTCACATCCTGGGCTGAACCAAAGGCAATGCCGCTAGCAGTAGTCGTACCAACGGCATCAGCTCCAACCCATAGGGCGTACTTCGCCCCAGCTCCGGTGGGCGTGTCGATGCGAACACCGATGCTCTGAGTGCCGCCCTTGGTAATCGGGTCGATCCACATGCCATAGAAGTTGGTGGCCGTGCCCGCCCTGGCTGGAGTCATCCCCTTGAACAGCACTGACGTAGTTCCAGCCGAAATATCATCGACGGTAGCGAGCACGCCATACTGGGTGGTTACGGCCCCGTGGGCTGCACTATGGTCGATGGCTCCCTTCGACCCAACCATCAACCCTGAATGCGTTCCACTGCTTCCGTAGCTAACCTGACCGATGTGTCCAACCATGTCGGACGTAAAGTTCTGCGTATTTGTGGTCGGGACAGTCGCCCAAGAGTTGCCTGCAATGTGAACCGTGGCAGAGGCTCCGGCGGGATCAATGATGAGTTCACTGCGAATTCCCAACGCGAACCCAGAAGTAACGCCTGTGTCATATCCGGTGAAGGAGAAGGCGAATTGGTTGTGGATGATCTCCGGGTCGAACGTGACGTAGGTGCGCGTATTGGCGTCATTACGAGCGATCAGATACGCCGCCGTCTGAGACGAATGCCCGATCAGGGTGATCGGCACCACGTCCGAGGCAACGTCGATGACCTGAGCTGTCGTGAAGGTGTTCGCACTTGCTAGAGCAGCGCCCGTGGCTGCTGTCAGGACCGTGGAGCCACCAACCTGCAACACAGGCGTGCCTGTGGCCGTAACGTTCAGCGTGTTGGCCGCGCTGCGGAACAAGTTGACATCACGGCCAGATCCCCAAGAGATTCCACCAGTCGCGGTGGTGCCCGCGGCCTCGGCGCCGAGCCACAGTGCCACCGTCTTGGCCGACTCGATCACCACTCCGTAGCCGTTCGTGATGCTGGCATGGGTCTGCGCGTTCACGTAGACGCCGTACGCCCTCGTGATGGCGGAGCCTGCCTGCATGATGGGCGGTGAGCACAAAACGCCGTAGGCGTCACTCACCACAGAGGCAGCGTTGAGCAGCCGGACCTGGCCGTTAATGCCGACGAGTGACGCAACCGTCCCGGCGAAGTTCGTCTGGGGCGTGACCTTGTAGCCGTAGATGATGCCGTTGCCGTTGTTGACTGGCTCACCGACGTAGCCGTACAGAATGTCCGGCGACGAGATGGTGCGTGTCTTGCCGCCAGTCAGATTGCCTTGGTCGATGTAGGCAAAGCTCGGAGCAGTAACACCAGTGCCAAACCTGATTTGCCCAAGGTCATTGATGTCAAAGTCGTCCATGTCCACGTCGGCCTGAAAGGTCGTGGCCTGCGTGAACACGTTGGCCTGCGTGGTGTAGGCCGACTCTGAGACATGATGAGCCAGCGGCCCGTTGAAGACCTGTGCTCCGTTGCTGTGGGAAGCGGCAGAGGTGCCGCGTTGTCCCCTGCCGGTGGTGGCGTGGACCGTGAAGGTGTTGGTCGAGCGCGACGAAATCAGGATGATCTCAAGGTCGATCACCACATAGAAGTTGCTGGCCGGGAAGGCCGAACCGTCAACGACCGTGAAAGTGGCGCCGTTGGCGGGAGATCCCGCTGTCATGGCACCCGAGTTGACGGTCGAGCGCGCGAAATTGGTGACGCTATCTATCGCCATGGCTCACCGCCTTCGCGGTGCATGGTTAGTCCTCGTCGGGCGGGGGTGCCGACTGAAGGTGCGGGGTGACGCTCTTGAGTTCCTCGGGCACACCCGCTGGACCCTGCCCCTCTAGAACATTCGTTCCCTGGCACTTCGGGCACACCCACTTGAGGTCGGAGGCATAGCTCTCCGGAATGTCGAGATCCGTACTCTCACCACAGAACTCACAAGCACATGCCTTGTTCTCTGTCGAGAAGCTCGTCTCGTCCGTCTCAACCTGCGCCGACTCGGTGACTTCGACGCCTTCCTCGGGGGCGGGCATTACGAGACCACAATCGTGACGGTCAGGGTCCATGTGGAACCTGATGCCTTGGTACCCAGGGCTGCAACCTTCCTGTTCAGGAGGGCGGCGGTAGAAGCGCCGTTGGTGCCGACGACAGCAGACGAAGCGCCGCCACCGTCGATACCCCATTCGGCCCACACGTAGTTGCCGTCGCCTGTGGCGAAAGTGGCCTGCTGAGTGAGGGTCTGGGCTGACACCTGCGGGTAGGTGGCGGCAGCAGCCTGGAAGTATCGGTTGGCGGCACCGGCAGCAGCCTGAAGGTCGGTCTGTGACGCGACCTCGGCGGTGGCCGAGTTGCCCGTGCCCAGGCGAGAGGTGGCGTTGGTGTACGCCACAATGGAGCCTGTGCCGATCAGCAGGTTCAGCAGCCGGTTAATGCCGTTGTTGACGAGCAAGTTCGAGGGCGGGTCCTCGGTGTACTCAGGCGTTCCGACGAGCCGATACAGGTCTTCGCGCTCTAGGCGTCCCGACTGAATCTTGCTGGCATAGGCCACCTGGTCGGGGTCCCACTTCTCGACGATGCCAGTGCTGATCCACGTTGCGGGAACGTGGTCCAAACTACCGTTGGTGAAAAGCTCGCGAGCCAAATCCTTCAGATCGTCCGGCCCGCATCCAGGGCGGGCAGCGATCAGATCCTCGGCCCGAGGAATCAGTAGATTCGCCATTACTTCTTCTCCTTGACCTTGCCGGGGATCACAGTTCCATCATCAGTGATTTCGTCGGGCGGTTCCTCCGCAAGCAATTCCTCACGAGTGAACTTGTTCTTGCCCTGGTGCTTGGCCTTGATTTTGTCCATTTGCGCGGGAGACCACTTCTCCACGACAGCGTGTGCGACATAGTCCAGACCGTCAGTAGCCACAGAACAGGTATCGGCCTGCCGGGAGCGTTATTCGACTTAGGCCAGGGTTACGTCGAGGTCACCAATGGCGATGGTGAAGGTGTCGCCAGCCCCAGTCGTCTTGTCAGCCGCTAGCTGCCCATAGAACAGCACGTTGCCTGCCCCAGCGGTGGCGCTGTCCATGAGGGCCACAAACCGCACAGTGTTGGCTGGCATGTTCGTAAAAGTGAGTGCTCCGGTGTTACTCGTAGCCCCGCCAGACGCAGCAGAGAATGTCGGCGTCTGACGGGCATACGAGCCACCCGATACCTCACCGGTAAGCGTGCCCGCTTCAAGGTTCGCAAGAGAACCTGAAGTTGTGAATAGCGCCACGCGAACCGTCGCAGGCATCGTGAACGACGTGGTTCCCACGGCGTGGTCGAGAAGCTTGTTCTCGGCGTAGTCACTAAGTGCGGACACAATTGCTCCTTACCGCGGTGAAGTCGGCTTGAGGGTCTGCTTCTCGGAGATCGGGGCGCTCTGCACCTCAATGAACGTTTGCGGTGCGACCTCACGCAGCCGAGCCTGCACGGCGTCTGCCTGACGCACTGACGCACCAACCTCGTTGTCCTGGCTCATCTCCAGCAGCCGCTTCAACGTGGTCTCGTTGGTGATGCTGTCGATGCGGGCATCGAAGGTCTTCCACTGGGCCTTGAACAGACCCTTCATGTCACTCTCGGACATGAGGTTCGGGTTGGACGCAATCTCCTTTGCGTCTTCCTCGGTGTCGATGAGACGTACCGGGGTCAGCATCCCGTTGCTGAAAAAGTCCTGGGACGGCACAGCGGCCATCTCCTGATTGATACGACGCTCTTGTGGTGTCACGTGAAACGTCTTCCTTGCATGGACCGCCTCATGACCGAGGTCACCACGGTTGTTGTACTTGCGAATGAACAGCAACCCATTCGTTGCGTTCTTCCAGCTCTCGTACTCTGACATTGTTGCTCCTTTTTCCATAAGGCTCGCGCCTTCCTGAACTAACCATCGGAGAATTCGAAGCTGAGATCAAACGCGCAAGAGGAGGAGACCGAAGTCCCCTCCCCTTGCTTCTCTCGCTCCGCCCTTGTCGGCTAAGGCAGCCTTACGGTGCGAGGTTGGTGTCGACCAGGCGACGAACACGGTCGGGACGGTGAACGGTTCCACCGAAGTCCCGGCGTGCCAGGTAGTGCCAGTACCAGTTGTCCTGCTCGTCGAACTCCTTCGACAGAAGGCCGCCCCAGAAGGCGAACTTGCTGGCGTCCCGGGCAAGGACATACATCTCGTTGGCCGGGAAGAAGGACACATCGTCTGCGTCCTTGAAGTTCCGCAGGCTGACGATGCGGGCACCCCGGTAGGTACCAAGAACGCCCTGCCGAAGCAGTTGTTCGTTGGTCTCCGGGAGGAACGCGCCGTAAGCAGGCGTGCTGACAATGGCGTCGATGATCTGGTCCGTCATGGTGCGACGGCCCACAATCGTGATGGCTCCCTGCTCCAGCGTTGCGTCCGCAACGGCGCGTAGTGCGGCGTTGAGGGCGTCGAGGCTGAAGCCGGTCATGCCCACATAGGAGTCATGACCAGAGGGAATGGAAGCCTGGAGCAGCTTCAGGAGGCGCAGGTTGACCTCAGCGTCCATCCGGCGGATGCCGAGATCGACAAGAGTCCTCTGCGTCTCTGCGAAGTTGGTCCGCAGCTTGTCCTCGAACTCCGTGACGTGGAATCCGATGGTGTCTCGCTCGATCTCCATGACCTCGGCCTGGAGTGTGCTGGCCTCGATGTAGCCACCTCGGGCTACCCAGAAGGCACGCAGACCCCTGACTTCCTTCACGAAGACACGCCCATCAAAGGGCGCATTCTCCACGTCGGCAAGCAGCGACAGCAGGTTCTCGTGGTCGAAGCCTTCGTAAATCGTCTCAGTAACTTCCTGAGCCATCTCACGACGCCATGTCGGGTTGTCCCAGTTAGCCGATGCCTCCTGGTTCAACTTCGCGACCTTGTCCCGTAGCTCCTTGCGCTCGGCCTCACTTCGGCCGGGATCAACAGTGGTGGTGGTCACTTTCTTACACCTCCCCTTAGAAGAGCATCCGGGCTTCGACCTCACCGCGGTCAGCATCGACCTTGGTAACGACGAGCCACGCGTTGGCGGCTGTTGAAGTCTCCTGCCAATACCCGTTGGTATCGTTCGGAGTTGTTGCAGGCTCCAGGTAGTCACCGACAACCACGGTCGGCGTGGCACCTAGGCCAGCGATCATGGTCTTGCCCGCATACTCCCGGGTGTTCAGGAAGGTGCGGTCCTCTGTGTTGCGGAGAACAACCTTCACCGTGTCACCGAAAACAACCTGGACCATCTTGCCCAGCGGAATCGTGTCGATGTCGCTGTAAGTAGTCAGGAACGGATCGGTCCCGGCATACGCTGCCGGTGCGTGTTCGTAGATGGCAATGCCACTCTCGCCCTTGCGGGGGGGAGCACCAGCGGGAGCCAGTTCAACGGGCTTGTTGCCGAACGTATCGTCGTCAGCAGCACGGTTGATCCTGACCGGAGCGCCGATGGGAAGCGGCGTGCCAGTAGTCGGAGTCGAATGCCGAGCGGAACGCTCACCATGTACGGGGGGAACGCGGAACTCGAAATTACGGCCGTAGGACATTTACATACACCCCCTTCGGGTTAGAGCGTCCGAGGGTCGACACCGGCTGTGCGGAAGCCACGAATGACTTCTGCCATCACCTTCTTGTCGCCCTTTGATTCGCGGCTAGCGGTCATGGCAGAAGTGCCAGCGGGAATCTGCTCCTCGCCGTCTTCCTTCTTTGCGCCAACAGCCTTGTAATCCTCCAGCAGTGCAGCGAACTGCTCGTCGTCCAGGCCAGCCCAACGATCTGCGTTGGCCTCGACGTACTCCTGGGGGAAGGAGGCAACTTCAGCGACCTGCTTCAGCCGCTCATCCCGGCGAGCAACAAGCTGAGCCTGCTCCTCTGCCTTGGTTGCTTCCGCCTCTAGGAAAGCAACAATCTCTTCCTTCTCGGTCTTGGCCTTTTCGGCCTCCAGAACCGCGGTGTCGAGCTGGGCCTGGATCTCCGAAACCTTGGTCTCGAATTCAGCCTTGGCCTCGGCAAGCTTCGCCTCAACCTCAGAGGCACTGCGCACCTCTTCCAGCTCCTTCACCTTGGTCTCAAGATCCTTGGTGGCCGACGCAACTGCTTCGTCCACCTTGGCCTTCAACTCTTCCTCGGTGTAGGACACGGATACCTCCTTCGCCTCTTTCGGCTCGGCGTCTGACTTGCAGAATGGGCAGTTGGCTTCCTCGGGATGCGATGCACCCTCGGGCTTCTCAGCCATTAGCAGGTCGTGAAGCTCTTTTAGCATCGAGGAAGTCTTCGGCAAAAAGACACGGCTAATTCAAATTTTCCGTGCTATGACTTTGCACCCAGCTTCAAAAGCTCGAACATCATGGCTTCCCACTTGGCAGGATCAAGGGTCGGAAACTCCTCCTCGATACCCTCGTATGCCATCTCAGCTTCCTTCGCATTGTCCTTCAGAAGCTGTGAGAACTGGTCCACAGAAGCGTTCTTCCAACCTGGCCTTTCGGGCGGAACGATCAGTGCTCCACCGGTGAAGTGAGGCTTGACCAGGTTCTTGATTACGCCGCTACCCGGCTCGTTCAGGTGGTCGCAATAGCTGTGGGAGTAGCGGCCTTCATAGGCGAACTGCTGCCCGCATCCAGACTCACCGTCACACTTGATCTCCTGCGGGATGCACTCCATAGAGAAGAACAGATTGCCGGTGTCATTCGCCATTTGGACGACGGCGAACTCCTCGGGGAAGTAGTGCCGCCAGAAGACGGCTAGTGCCTCGATGTAGGGATTGTGAATCTGTCCTTCAGCAGCACCTTCGACTGGGTACTGGAACTCGCTCGCTACATAGGCACCAACGATGCGCCGGGGCGCATGATTGATGTTCATTGGAGCGTGCGAGATTGTGGGCTGACCCATCCGGAGGCCATCCATGGAGAAGTACTGCTTGTTGGAGTTGGCATTGTCCGCTTCCACGAACTTGCCCAGAACCCACTTGTAGGCAGCATTCTCTCGGACATACTTCTCAGCCCAAGCGCGCTCCATCGTGCTGTCCAGGAGCACAGCCTGCGCGCCAAACCAGAAGGCGCTCTTGGATTCGTAGAGGACGGTCATTAGTCGTCATCCTCGTCCTCATCGTGCTCCAGCATGCCGACTTCCTTGGCCTGGATCAGATCCACGCCTTGCTGTGCAGCGGTGTTACGCTCGACGCCGATTTCGCGAGCGTGTTCCTTTAGGTCGTTCAGGTAATTGTCCATCTGCTCACTGGTCACTTCGATTTCCTCCTTGGGTCGGTCGACGGCTTACCCTGACCGGTGCCGGGGGCAGAGCCTCCGCCGTTCCGGTTACCGCCCTTGGTTCGTCCCTGCGCTTTAGGATCGACACGCGGGACCAAATTTTTCGCTCCAGGCTTGTTGGGCTGCCCAGGAGCACGCACCGCGCCCTTGGGCACGTTGTTGTTCGGAGCACCCGGAACGCCAGGCTGTCCAGGAGCAGGAGCGCCGTCGAACGGAACGTTCGTTGGGGCGAACAGTTCGTCCATGCCCTCCTCGGCCTCACGCTTACGCCGCTTGGCCTCGTCGTCCTGGTTGTAATCGACCTCCTCAAGCACCGACTGGCGGCTGAGGTCGCCACGGTCACGAAGGTCGAGCAGGTAATTCGCCAGGGCCGGGTCGAAGTCGAGAGCGATGCGCTTGGGGTGGAACCGCAACTTGGGAGCCTCGGCAACCAGGTCATCGTTCATCTCGAAGCAGGGCTTTAGAATGAACGTTTCAATGGAACGGCGCAGCATGTGGCGCCGTGACTCCATCGACCGGGCGACGACGCGGGCGAGCTTGATCGAGTCGTCGCCCTTGGCTCCGGCAGAGAAGTTGCCGGTCATGAACATCTGGTAGAGCCGAGCGGTGATGCGGGCGTCGAGGCCGTTGTACTTGTCTGGCTGCAAGGTCGTGTCCAGCTTCGGAGTAACGATCTCGACTTCAAGGCGGTGGTCGCCCACCAGCACGGGAACGCGAGCAACCGTGCGAACCTGTGCCTGCAAGTTCGCGATCTCGGCGGGCTTGGCGGGCATCTGGTCGGTGCCCTTCTTGACCAGAACGATGAAGTTGGTGCCACCGATCAGGTGAGCGCGGTCCATCTGGCGGAGTTGATGCTTCATGTCCAGAAGCTCAAAGACGCTCTTGAGCCGCACTGTCGCCATCTTCTTGTACTGGGGCCGAGTGGCGGTGTGGCGGAAAACGTTCTTCGGGTTCATCAGGAACAGCCGATCCATGCTGCCGATGCCGAACTCAGCCAACCGCTTCATTTCGTCACGGCTTGGCTCGTAAGGGCCGACAATTAGCTGCTCGATCATTGGGTCTGACTTCTCACGATTCAGAACCTTGTCGATCTCGTCGCCCTCGATGCGGTCGGAGATGTATGCCAGCTTCTCCTGGTTGAACATGAAGCTTCCGACCGGGACGACCTTGGTGGGATCGAGGACGGTGATGCCTCGTGGCACATAGAGGTTGGAGAACGTCTTCTTGCGCTTCACCCCGGTGTCACTGCTCTTGCCGCGCACCTTGTAGGTCTTCCTGCCCCACCAGACGGCGGCGTAGAACTGGGAGACGATGAACAGCTCCCTCCACATTTCACGAAGGCGAGAGTCCAAATCCAAGTCGGCCGCCACCTGGTTCCAGACATCCGTCTCGTCAGGGTCGTCACAGTCCAGCGACATCTTGCCGAAGGCCAGCGCCTCGGTTGTCTCCAGAACACCAGATACCACGTCGTCCTGTTCAGCGGCGTCATACGCCACCTTGAACTCGTCAAAGAGAGTCTCGGGAGTGACGTAACGGTCGCGGTCGAACAGCCCACCATGACGCCCCTGTGACTGGGTGCCCGCCGTCCAGCGGACCAGGGCAGCGATCTCGGGTTCTTGATCCCCAAGGTGCTTCATGATTACGTCGTTAGAGATCTCGGTGTCGTTGAGGACAACCGTTCCCATTTCCTTGTCGGTCATGATCTCGGTAGCCATCAGACCTGACCTCGCATCGCATCCCACTCCATCTGACGAACAGCCTGGAGTCGACTGTGGATACGGAACTGGCGGTCGACTTCCTCAAGGAAGGGGTCAACCTCGCGGGTCCGGAAGGCAGCGGCCTTGCGGTTCTCGACGCGATTGCACTGTGCCCGCATCTCCGCTGCTCGTGCGGAGAAGGCAGAGAGGCAGAGGAGCACATCGGTGATGTCCATGGACCCGAACTTGCGCATGGTCGTGTAGCCCTCATCAAGCTCGGCCCGCCAAGAGTCGACCCAGGTAGCCTTCTGAACGCACCCAACGTTCGTTGAGGCAGCAGGCACCACGGCTTCAGCTAGTTCGAATTGAGCCATAGCAGTTTGTCGGCCTTCCTTAGCGGTTAATCGAACTTCTTAGAAGGCAACAAACGAATCGAAGACCGGTTCGTCGTCAACCTCACGAACAAACTCCTCGATGGAGAACTGGGCGTAGCCAAGTGCCGCCATGCGGGCAGCATCCAGCGCGTGGAACTGGCCCTCGCTGTAGCGACGGCGCCCGTAGGAGTCCATCTCCGTCTTGACCACGATGTACGTCTGGCCCTGGAACTCTCCGATCAGGTCTCGGTCCCAAGGAAGTTCCACACGTTCGTGGTCCACCAGCTCACGCAGCTTGTCGGTTGAGTACTCCAAGACGTTGCGCTGGATCCCCGACTGCTTGATGAGATCCTCTTTGGGCGTCGGCCCGAACTGGTCAACCTCGATAGTGCTGTCGAAGTCCACGAGGATCTTGCTGCTGAAGTTGTAGCCCTTGATCGTCTCAAGGGTGTCCTTCAGGTGAACCTGTTCCTCGGCCTTGTTTTGGATGTCCTGGAACAAGGGCAGGCCCAGCCCGGTCTTGTCCATGGCGAAGACCTTGGGCCGATAGAAGTCGATGGCCCACATAATTGCGGCCACCTGGTCCTTGTGGTTGATGCGCTCCAAGTGCAGGCGCGTGAGGAGCCGAAGTTTGCTGGGCTTGCTTTGCGTTGGTCGGTGTTCCCCAAAAATGAGGATCTCGGACGGGTGTGACGTATACCCAACGTCCATCCCCATCCAGTAGTTCAGGTACTTACTCGACTTGTGGCTGTGGGGAAAGTCCAGCAGGCCAACGATGTCATTGCCCATGTCCCGGAGCACCTCGTCCGACAGACGGACTTGGAAGTACTCCTTCTGGTTGTAGTCGCTGGTTTCGTCAGAGTCGACGCACTGCATGAGGCGATGCAGCACGAACAACGGATTGGTGGCGTCACCATGCAGGCCCAGTACGTTGCGTCGATAGTCGGGGTGCTCCTTGGACCCGTACTGTTCAATCTTCTCCTGGCGCTCCTCATCAGACCAGTTCGGACGGTGCATGGCCGTGAAGCGGTGAACTGTCCATGAGGACTCGGGCTGCGTGTACTTGTAGAAGTGGTCGCGGACGCCGCGCGTAACACCATGTGCCCGCCAGACGGCACCTTCGTGACCTCGCTTCAAGGTCTCGGTTAGCTCGATCCAGCCTGGCGCGGGGTAGTCCTGGCCCTCGTCCAACTCCAGCCAGATGGGGTGGAGTCCCTTAACGCCCTTGCCGTCTCGCTGCGGAATACGGCCCAGGATGCGGGCACCATTGTTGAAGTCCATCTGGAATGGACGGTGGGTGATCCCCATGTTCCTGCCCTTGGGGAGCATCTCGCGGCCCAGCCGCGTGTGGTTGAACTGGCTCTCAATGAGGCCGGTGATCGGGTGAAGGTGAACAAGTTCGGGAGCAGTAACGACCGCCTCCTGCCCCGGATACAGGAACGGGAAGGCAAACATACGCATCTTGATGGAGAGCGACTTGCCCACCGAGCGGGCACATTGGTCGATCTGTAGCGGATCGGTGTTACGGAACCACGACCACTGGTAGGGCCAGGCACGCCACGTCCCGTTGTCGTCGTCGGGGTCGTGCCAGGACCACTCCGCAAGATCCAGACCACTCGGATCCTGCAAGATGGCCCACAGGTAACACTCCTCCTCGGAGAGATCTTCTAGAACTGCCATTAGTCTCGCTCCTCGACCATCTTCCGGTACAGGTTGATCGTCGCTTCTGGAACGTCTTCAATGCGACCGACGATGGCGCTCGTGATGAATAGGATCCGGTACTCCATGAAGTAACTCGGGTGCTTCTCGTACGCTTTCGCAATCTGCGTCATGGCATAGACATCGGGTTCCCGCTCACCACGAAGTAGCTGGTGGACGAGGTTGCGCTCTAGCCCGGTCTTCTCAGAGAGCTTGCGAATCGACAGGCCACCGGTCAGCGCCTTCAACGCTTCCGGGAAGGGCAGCATGGCGTAGTCCTGCCCCATGAACTGGCGTAGTCGGTGCGTAGCCTGCCCGTAGTCGAGTGACGGGCGTGGTCCAGGGCGACCCGGTTGTGCCTGATCTAGCTTCAGGATGTCCCGGACGATGCGGGCGAAGAGATCGAGGTCGCGGTCGAACGCAACGTTCCAGTTCAGCTTCCCGGTGGACGGGAACCGCTCTTTGATCATCACGGCGCGCTTGTCCCACGGAATCTTCTTCTTGTTCGCTTCCTCGAACATGGAGAGGTCGTGCTTCATCACATGTCACGAATCCAGAATCGTTGATTGTTCTTCCGGAAGTGGTCGTCGATCTTGTCGTACTCAGGCATGGCTACGTCGCGGATCCACTCCAACACGTCCGTTGCCTTGACCTTCATTTCACGACGCTCGTCGTCCGTGGAGTTGTAATGCAGCACCACCAGGGACTTGAGTTCGTTGAACAACTCCAGAGCCTTGCCAAGTTCCTTTTCCCGCTTCACGCCGAAGTCCTTGGCGCGGGCACGAAGGTTGGCGAGGTACTTATCTACCGACTCCTCACCACGCTGCTTGTCCCGGGTCACCTTGTCGATGCCCAGGGAAGCCTTTAGCTGGCGAAGCTCACCGGCAAGCTCCTTGATCTGCTTGCCGTAGCCCTTCTCGTCAATCGGGTCGCCCCAGTAGTCCCGCTGCTGCGACACCCAGATACCCCAACGCCAGACCAAGAGTTCCAGAACCAGGATCTGGTCCAGCGAAGCCAGGTCAGCCACGTTGGTGAAGTGGTTGTCACTGAGGTAGCGGCGCACGCGCTCACTGAAGTAAGCAGTCTCCCGCTTGTCCACGAAGAACGTGCCGCCTGAGGGCAAGGTGACCGGACGTTGATCGTCCATAGGGACGACAATGCCTGGATCGGATTCTTCCTCTGCCTGTGGAGAATCTTCGTCTGTCACTTCCACAACCTACCTCCGGAGTTACACGTGTGTAACTATCTTCGGCAGGTTTGTCTGAGAATCCCAGACAGTTACTACTCCCAGCGACAATAAGGGGCCGGGTCCAGCACCAATCCGGCTGTCACGGGTGCTGGAAAGTGGAACCACTTCTCAAATACATCACGCAAAGCTGCCTCCCCGTGACGCTCCAGAATCTCGCCATACTGACGCCAGTGCGCGCCCTCCTCGGGCGGCAGGTCTGTGGCCCTGTACGCCTCGGCTCCGTTCGTAGCCTTGCGCATGAACTGCTCAAAGGAGCGGTACGGAAAGTGGCGCAGCTTCACATCTCCCTGGACGCTGTCCTCCGGCCACCTGGTGTCCTCCATGGTCACCCCGTGGTTGCCCTGCAAGATCCAGCAGCTCTCGTGGTATCGGAAGCACACCTTGGGGAGCGCCCCAGACTCTAGCTGCCGGTAGGCGATGCGCTGGAAGGGCGTCTTGCCCTCGGGGTCGATGGCGGAGGGGAAGTGGTTCCACAGCGGAGCGCGCACCACCCGCACTTCCTCCGGCATGTTCATGAGAGTGATCGACAGCCTGTCCACGGCATACCAAAGCTCATCGGCGTCGAAGGGAACGATCCACGTCGCCCCGTTGCCCGCCGCCTGATGCGCCAGGGTCGTCATCTTCTTGGATTGGTAGTAACCCATCTCCGGGTCGTCCTGGACAATGAGGTTCCCATACCTGCTGGCCCGATGAAGGGCCGCCAGTGTGCCGTCCTTGGAGTTGTTGTCGGCAACGATGATGCCAGCGAGGCCCTCTCCGAACATGTGCCTGATGACATGTTCTGCCACATCTTCTTCGTCGCGCATCATGGTGATGCCCCACACGCTCATATCCAGCCTCCTGCCCGCAGCCAGTTGGCAATACGGTCCTGGTGCGTTTCACCGATCATGACCTTCTCGGACAGCACGAAGCGATCAAACTTCATAGCCCGCAGCCGGTCGAGCGTTCGCTTTTCTTCCTTCTTCATCTTGGGGATCTTGCGGACATCAAAGTCGATCATCACCTCAACGATCTTCCAGATCTCGCCTGAGTCGATCAGGTTGTTGAGGATCAGCGTCTCTGACCCCTCACAGTTGAGCTTCACGATCGCGCTGCCGCCGAGATTGGTACGAAAGAACTCAGATGCCTCAACGAATTCACACACCGTCACCGTGCCCGCATCAGCGTCCACCTTGTCCGCAAACAGGGATGCCTCCATGCCAGCATTTGTTCCATACACGTTGCGCTGCCCGGTGCTTTCAGCCAGGCCGAAGTTGTGCAGCGTGAGCTTGGACAGATGGCCGTAGGTCTCTTGCAAATAGGCGTACTCCGCTGGCATCGGCTCGAAGCAATGCACCCACGTGAACTTGTGCTTCAGTACTTCCTCAAGGGTCTGGCCTCGGTGCCCGCCCACATCCAGAAAGATCACTAGTAGCCGCTTCCCGCCCGCACATCCCCGATGTGGTGGACCCACGGATCATCGGTTCGCTTGCCCCAGAAGCCAAAGCGCACGTCCTCGTCCGTCAGCAACTTGTCAGTGAAAGCGCGCTCACATGCTGGCGCGTCAGGCCAGCCCTCACGCGTCCAACGAACGTGGTACATCGACGGGTTGGTCGTGAAGAACAGCCGGTGCTCCAGCCACGAACCGAAGGTGCTGCTCTCCTGCACATACTCGTCAGGCCACATCTCGATGACGCCACCGGCCAGCACCTCCTCGGCGTTCCACGGCTGCCGCCTCAACGCCAGTTGCACGAGATGGGCGTTGGCCTGGAGTACTGCTGCCATGTCCTTCAGGGGCACCGGACGGTTGAACGTGAAGTCATCCTCCAGGTGGAACACGAAGTCCGTGTCAGGCGGGATCGCCGCCCAGCCACTCTGGATAGCGCCGCAGAAGCCGCGCTTGTCCGTGTGACGAATGATCTCGAAGTCGTAACAGGTCTTCCGCAGCCAGTCGGCGTAGTCGGGATCAAGGCAATCGTTCACGATGATTCGGTGGTCGATCTTGCCCGACAGCATCTCTGACGCTGAGTCGAGAGTATGCTTGAGACACTCCCTCCTGCCATCAGTGAACATCAACAAGGTCGTCTTCATGCGAGCCTCTTTGCTCGTGCGACCGGCAGGTGCTTCTGTCGAATCGCGTTGTAGTACTTCACCTGGGTTGCTCGGTCTTGACTGTTTCGGCCCTCTTGCTGCACATGCACACGGTAGATGGCCTCGGGGCAGGGCGCAGGGACCGCCCCTAGTAGCCACATGCGGATCCAGAGGTCCCAGTCCTCGTAGATGGGCCAGTCGTCAAAGCCCCCCACCTGACCGAACAAGTCCTTACGACACATGGTTCCTATGACCATGTAATTGCCATCCAGTAGCGGCTTCTTCGGGATCACCACAGGAAACGGATCTTCTCTGCCGTCCACGACCCCAAGGGTCGCCGGTTGTCGAAGGTCACCGGTGCCCGCTTCCATCGCTTCCACGTACCCAGGATCGAGTTCGTCGTCAGCATCAAGGAAGATCAGCCAATCCCCCTCTGCTCGCGCAGCACCGGCGTTCCTGGCATCCTGCAAAGACGCGCCATGAACGTAGATCACCTGCGACTTCACGGTCTGCTTCTCAGCCGAGCCTATGGCACGACAGGCGAGCGGGTGCCAAATGCTGCGGTCCCCGAAGGTGCTGACAATTATCGAAACAGTCATCGCCACTTCCTATAGAACAGAGCAGCACCTTCGGCAAAGTGCTTACGTTTATATGCGAAGTCCTCTTGTGTTTCCTCTTGCGGACTCTCGTGGTAGACGGGAAGGGAGATCGAACGAACGCAGCGACCCGAGATCTCTGCATACCGAATGAGATCCGTCTCCTCCCAGCCCCAGACAAACTGCTCGTCAAAGCCTCCCGCTTCCTCCCAGAAGGATCGGCGCACAAAGAAGCAGGCTCCACACACCCAATCCCTGACTCCCCAAGTTCGGAGTTCGGACTGTGGCTTATTGAACCTCTCCCCCGTGATGACCACGTTCTCGTCCTGAAAGGAGCGCAGCACGGGGCTGAGAAGCGGGCCGCTGACCTGGGAGTCGGGATTCAGGAAGCCGATGAACGGCTGACTTCCCCAAGAGGCTCCCAAGTTCGAACCTTTGGAGAATCCACGGTTCTCCTCACGGTTATCCACATTCCAGAGCACGTAGTCAGCATCGGCGTGGAAGTGGAGGTCTGCTTCTAGCTGTTTGGCCTGCTTGTGGTTCCTGTCGTTGTGGAAGACCGTCACGAGGTCAAACATGGTCGCCTTCCCTGCCACGGAATGAGCCGACCCTGTTGCAAGATCGAGTCGATATGTCGTGAATTGTGCCCCGTTGCCTCGGAGTACCTTTGGAACTTCTGTGCCTGATCTTCCGGTTTGGCGTATCCGTAATGAAGGACAGAGAGGTTCGGCGCATCCACGTACGGCGATGCCCGCACGTACGTCGGCTCGCTGCCACAGGCCATGGGTCGGTCGAGGAACGCCCCGTTCGGCTCATACTGGAAGAAGCGGGGATGGGTAATGGAATCCCAGTAACCATCCGTACGAACCAGTGGAATGTCGCCACGAAAACCGAAGACTTCTTGGAACTTGAGGATCACAGACTTCGCCGCACGAAAGTTCGCTTCCGTGGCCGCATGAACCAGCTCTAGACGCTCTTTTCCATCCGCGACGAGAAACTCGTCAGCGTCAATCGCTAGAACCCAGTCGTTTATCTCGGGCTTTATCTTCTGTTCAAACGCGTGCCAGGCCGCCTGTCTGAACCTGCCCTCATGATCAAGGAAGCTCGGCTGATCATCTGCCCGCACCGTCAGGCGACACTCGTGAGACAGAACGATCTCGGGTGTCTCATCGTCAGACTTGTCATCAAACACATGGATCTCGTCTACGCATGTCTTCAGCCACCCGAGACAGTCCGCGAGGTAGCGACCGGCCTCATCCTTGGTCACCATCGTGGCTAGCAGCCTCATCTGATCTCCTCAACGAGCGTTGAGATTTCGGCTAGTTAATGTCGAGACGGATTCGTCCCATTTGCCCGCGAAAACAAGAGCTACGGTCAAAACGCGTCCGATTTGACCCGGTTTCAAGGGCCTCAAAATCGTCTAGCTCGGAGCGCACCTCTCTGACCAGCACTTTTGTAACTCCTAATTGCTTGTCGATTAGGACTTGTGAAGCTCAACGTCCGTTGAGCTGGAAATGTCACCGCACGGTGACAGAGTTACTTCTTGAGTGAACCCGGGCGGTGATAGCCCGACGTGTTGGCGATCTTGCTGCCGTCGTACGCCTCCCGACGTGCTTCCAACCGCTTCTTCGCCTTGCGAAGCTTGCGCATCTCCCTCCCCTCAGTCGTGAGGGATGCCGTGGGCATCACAGAAGACTCGGAAGAACTCGCGGCTGGCACCCATCTGCTGCTCGGCCCAGCCACCCACGGGGGAGGCACGGTGCCATATGTGGACCAGATGGTCCTCGCCGTCATAGACGACCTTGTAGCCGTGGGCTACGGCGTGGTACGAGCACGCTGTCTCCTCGTAGTAGTGCTGAGTTGGCAGGAAGGCACCCTCGGCGCCTTCCGCTACCTCCTGGTAGATGGGGCAGTTGGTTAGCTCCTCCCACACTGCCCGCTTGCAGAAGTAGGCTGAGCCGCTCACCGAGACGGCGTCATCACGGACATCATTGAACTGTCCGGTATCACGCTGCATCCAGCCACGAAGTTGCGGTCTCTGGGGTGATCCCAAGATGCCACCATGCGTGATACGCAACATCTCATCGGTGCTGCGAGGGCCTAGGATGCCCCAGTCGGGGCGAGCCAGTAGCTTCTCGTAACACGCATCCAGTACGCCTGGGGTGATCCGCGTATCAGCATTGAACGCAGCGATCACCATGCGGCTGCCTTCTTCCAGGCACCGGTTCACAGCGGTGGCATAGCCCACGTTGGTGGGGAACTCGGCGTACGTCGCCAACGGCATGAGGTCGTGCATGAACCGGCCATGCCGTTGGTCCCAGTCCCTTGGTTCCACGTTGGCTAGCCAGAGGTCATATGGATACGACGGCTCGTTCTTGAGAAACGAGTTCAGCCAGGACTCGAAATCGTCTGGTGTCCGATAGTTCACCATCACGATGTCGAGACCGGGTTCTAGTAGCCGCATCGGATATCCACCTTGTCCAGTTCCCATGGATGGAAGACGTGCTTCGACGTGGTGCGAGAATCCCAACCGAGAGTCAGTCCCAGTCGCTTGGCTGCCAAGCTCCAGCCGATGTCCTCGCCCTGGTGATTCCACGAGTAGTCCACCTTGTACGCAGGGGGCGTCATGAGCTTGATCGCCATGATTACGCCGACCGCAAACGAGCCGCCATCCATGTCCTGCCGCGACAACCCGCCCATGCGCGTGTAGGTGGCCCAATTGGGACAGCGAGTGTCCTGCCCCTCCGAGAGATAGGCCCGGGACGCGACTGCATCGAACCGCCGGAGAGCGTCGATGGCGTACATCAACGCCTCCGGATGGACGAGCATGTCGCTGTCCACCGACCAGAACAGATCTGGCCCAATGGTCCGAACGCTGTCGAGGAGGAGGTTCCGCAGGTAGACCATGTGGTGGTAGCGGTCCTCGTTCCACACCCGAATGTCAGGTCGTGATGGCTCCTGAGCGGGCACGAGAACAACTTCCCGGCGACGCTTCGAGGTCTCTTGCAAGATGCATTCGGTGGTTTCGAGGTCCTCCATGTCAACGACGAAAACGTACGTTGGTGACACGCTGACCTCTGCACATGCGGCTTCGATGTGCTCGAACCAGAGAGGCAAGATCCATGCCCGCTTCCGCACGGGGCAGCCAACAGCGAAATCAAGCACCGGCACGCCTCGGAGTAAGGCGAATGACCACTTCGTCCCCCTCTACGAGCACGGGTTCAGCCGTCTCGATCCACTCCGGAGTGTCGTCCGGCCAAGCCCCGTTCCACACGACCTCGCCGCCCTTCGTCTTGGTGACGAGGGCATCCACCACCGTCTTCATGATGGTGCCCGTGTAGTTGTGCGGGTCCCGCCGACGCTTCGTGTTGAAGGGAATCTCGATCTCAACGAGCGTTGGCTTGTCTCGCACGATCCACTGGTACGACTGCGCGTCACGCCAGGCCCACTGAACCGCTTCCTTCCACGGATCGAGTCGACGCTTCTTCGCAGCCCAGTGACGCATCGAGTTGGCCTCGTTGATGCTGAGGGGTCGATTGGGCACCGGGAACCGCAGTTCCACTTGCATCACTTTTCCAGCAGCGCCTGCGCGACGGCGAGGAGTGCATCGGCGGCATCTAGCACCTGTCGCTCGGTCTGGAGCGCGTCCTTGACGGCGCCGAAGTCCTCAAGCATGCGGCTCGTGACTTCCTCTGCGCCCATCACCTGTTCCAGCAGGAACTTCAGGCGGAGTAGTGGTACCCCACCCGGCAAGGACTTGAAGGTGATGCGCTGCCCGCAGGACTCACAGTTGGTAGCGATCTCGCCGTCGAGATACTCGGCGTAGTTCTCTCCCGCCACATGGCCCGCAGGACATACTGGTACAGGGGTGTTGCCGAACGTGATCGTGCTGCTGCTGACGAAACTGCTCGGGTCCCATGCAGCGCCAGAAGTGGCCGTGCCGGTGCCCGCTCCGCCACCTGAACACGCAGCATTTAGGGCGCGGCTATATCCGCTCTCCGTAATCCCCTGTGTCGCCATGAGCAACCACCCTTAGAGTCCGGGCCTTTCCCGGCTCCCATTCGATTGCGCCATCATCACGCAACCGAATGAGGTATCGGTGGATGCTCTCGGTGGATTTGAACCCGAGGCCCGCAGCAAGCTCGCGGGTGGACGGCGCGAAGCCGCGCTCGGCCATGTACGTTTCGATGAACGGCACAACCTTGTCGAGCCGGTCGTTCGTCATACTGCCTTTGCCGCCAGGTCTTTCTCCAGGGCAACCAGCCCAGCGGTTGCCTTTTCCCGACGCTTCGTTGCGAAGCCCGTCTCGTCAGGAAGCTCGTCCAGGTAAAGCTCCAGACAGGTCAGGTGAATGATGGCTCGCTTGTACGAACCATCCATGGTGAGCAGGGCCAGCACTGTCTGACGAGCCTTGGTCCTTTCTCCACAGGCAGAGCATTGCTGGTCGTGAAGCTCATCCCCCGCCTTGACTCTGCGAAGCTCCACGACCTTGCCATCCTCGGGCAGCATGTCAGCCCAAGGGTCCTCCCGGGACTGCGTGTAGATCTGTTTCTTGGTCGTAGTACTCCACATATAGGTCTCCTGTAGATGATCCTCGCAATACACGTCATATGGATGACAGTTGCCACACAAGCGGCACTCAGGGTTCACGAGTACCTCTCTGTCAACTGCTGACGCAGCGATTCGAACTGCTCCTCTACCTGCACCGCCGCAGACGGGTTACCATCATACGGCGTATCTGCGAGCAGGCGCTCGATGCAGTCTCGGTGATAGACGTAGCCGTTGAATGCCTCACCGACGACGAGCGCCGCCTCATCAATGCGAAGGACGCGTCGGCAGAGCGGGCACTGCTTTCCGTTCAGCTTGCTGCGCGTAGTGACCTTCTGTTGCCTCACTCGTCGCCCTCCTCCTCATCCAGCGGCTTGAAGATTTCGCCACGCGCCAGGCGCTCCTGGAGGGCGTTGAACTCGGACTGGTCCATCTCGCGCTCCAACTGCTTGACGTTGGTCTCCATCTTCTCGAAGTCGGCACCTTCCTGCACGCGGGTGGACCAAGCCTGGTCGCCCACGTTGAAGTTGCAGACGAGCACCATCGTCGGCTGATCGAAGGCGTCATCAGGCCCGGGAACGACACCGGCATCCTCCAAGTAGAGGCCGATCTTGCGAGCGCCATCGGCAAGCTCCTCGACCTTCTCCCGAAACTTCTCAGCCTCGGCCTTGCGCTTCTCGTCGTCACCCTTGCGCTTGTTCGTCATCCATTTCCTCCATCACTGTTCGGTTGCCAAACACTTGATCACAAATCCTCGGTCTTGTCAATCCCCCTGTCGATGTACTAGGGTCATTCACTTCCCGGCCCATCAGGACTAGTCCGGCGCGCCCCGCTGCCGGTGAGAAGGGAGTCCCCATGAAACGAGCCTTGGTAGCGGCATGCCTAATGGCAGCCGTAGTAGGTGGAATTATCCAGTTTGCCCCGGAAAGCCCCAAGACGGAAGTCGGGATGGTAACCGGTCCAGGCGTCGATGAACTGCTGCGGTTGAGCAACGAGCAGAAAGCTAGCGAAGCTCGTTTCGTCGCAGAACAGGCAGAACGAGAAGCCGCTGGCGCCGCCTATCGGGAGCAGATCGAAGAAGACGCACGAGCCAAGGCCCGCGCCCAGCGAGTTGCAGCAGCACAAGAACAGGCGAAGCAGGCCGCTCGAAGCCGTCCCCGTGTTGCCCCCCAGGCTGCACCCGAACGAGTCGTTTCCGGTGACATTTGGGGCCGACTCGCTGCCTGCGAATCGGGCGGCAATCCCCGCGCGGTCGGTGGCGGCGGGAAGTACTTCGGTGCCTTCCAGTTCACGGTGGGCACCTGGCGGTCTGTCGGGGGAACCGGCAACCCCATCGACCATCCGTATGGGACGCAACTCGCGCTGGCACAGAAGCTCCAGGCCCGAAGCGGTTGGGGCCAGTGGCCCTACTGCGCCCGCAAGCTCGGACTGCGGGCCACCGAGGTCGCGTCTCCTGAACTTCCCATGATCCTGGACGAACGCCCGCCAGTCATCGTCAACAGCGGCCCTGGGTTCCTGCACGTCCTGGGCATGATCTTCATGGCCGTCTACCTCGGAATGGCGGTTGAACGCCTGCGGCGGAGCCTCGTCCGGTGAGACGATTCGCCATCGCCTGTCTCACCTTCTCAATCCTGTTCATTCTGGGGTTGTCTGGGCTACTGTTGTTCCGCCAGCCAACCGAACCAACCTTGAACACGCAGTTCCGCGAGATCAACGAGTTGAAGGCCGACTTCGACCGGCTGGGTATGGACCTAAACCGAATCAGCAGAGGAGCGAAGACAACCATGGGAGCTACCAGCGACGAGGCCACCACGGAGGAGACCCCGGGCGAGACGCCCGAGCAGGCTCAGCCGGAGACGCAGGAGTCCGAGGAGCAGGAGGATCGGACTGGCGACTGACCAGCCCGCCTGATACGGTGCCCGGGTCAACCCCCCCACCGTTGACCGAAGCAGCCCACCTTTTCCATCCGCGGAGGTGGGCTGTTTCGCGTCAGGCGGGAGTTTCCTCGTCCGGATCGTCCTCGAAGTCCAGGTCTTCCTCGTAGCAGAGTTCGTCCATGACGTATGAGAAAAGGCCCTTGACGAGCATGGCGATTGCCGTGTCCGGATCCGTGTCCCCCGCGTCCACCTCGATGAACTCCCCGGGGCGCTGTACGACCGAGACGATCTCCGTGAGGTCCAGATCCTCGACCAGTGCCTCGTCCAGCTTCGGCTCCTCTACGGGCTTGCTTTCCTCCGCCATGGCGCTCCTCCTCATCCTCACTAGAGGTATCGGCCTACCACGCGACCGAACCAATCGTCAGAAGCTCAAATAGAGCGACACGCACGTCGACGGATAGTGAGGCGAACAAGGAGACGTGCATGGCGAGCGACAGCTTGGCAGCGATGTTGAAGTCGGCCAAGGACGCGCAACTTACGTCCAACGTGCATTGCCCAGTGAAGAAAGCCCTGGAGAAGCTTCCACCCGCAGACAGAGGAGCCTTGGCAGAAGCCATGTCAGACCCCGTGATCTACGGAACGACCATCTCCAAGGTGCTGAGGTCCAAGGGATTCGAGATCTCGTCTCCTGCCATCCAGCGGCATCGTCGTGGAGTTTGCACGTGCCCGGCAGGTTCACATGGCTAAGCCCAACGCACGGGACGCCATCAAGGAACAGATCGACTCGATACAGCAGCTCGACGAACTCCGCTCTGCTCATGCACGGACGTTGAGGGCGCTGGACAAGGCGAAGTCATCAAAGGCTGAACTTGTCGAAGCCATCTACGCCGCCGTGAAGGACGCACATCAGGGCCTGCGTATCCCCAAGGTTCCTCGGGTCAAGAAGCCGACCAAGAAGCAGGCCACAACACCCGAAGCTGCGATTGCGGTGCTATCCGACTGGCAGCTAGCCAAGATCACTCCGGACTACGACTCTGATGTGTGCGAGAAGCGCATCGAGCAGTACGGCGACAAGGTGATCGAGCTTGCCGACATCCAGGGTTCGCACCATCCGGTGAACGAGCTGCGGTGCTGGGTGCTGGGTGACATCGTGGAGGGTGAACTCATCTTCCCGGGTCAGCAGCACCTCATCGACGCCAGCTTGTACCGACAGGTCACCGTGGACGGCCCACGCATCATGGTCAACTTCCTGCGCAAGATGCTGACCAGATTCGACACCATCCATGTAACGGCCGTTATCGGCAACCACGGCGCACTGGGTGGCAGGTCGCGGCGGGACTATGACCCAGAGACGAATGCCGACCGCATGTTGTATCGCATCGTTCAGCAGCTACTAGCTGCCGAAACCCGTATCACTTGGACCATTCCGGATGGACAGCATGACCGGAACTGGTATGCGGTCGACACCTATGGCAAGAAGTCGGCGCTGCTGTTCCATGGCGACCAGATCAGGGGCGGCTTTGCTGGCATGCCCTGGTATGGATTCAACAAGAAGGTGCTGGGCTGGGGCGTCGGTGCCATCCCCGAGCACTTCGACTACGCCGTGTGCGGACACTGGCACCAGCCGACCAGCTTCGTGCTCAACACCAAGATGGTCTACGTGAACGGCTCCACAGAGAGCACGAACACCTATGCCATGGAGCAGCTAGCTGCGGTCGGATTCCCGAACCAGTGGTTGTTCTTCATGCACCCGGACAACGGAATCACGGCGGAATACAGGGTATGGCTCGACTAGTACCGGGCATCGACATCCCTGGCGAGCCTGCACCAGAGGATCGGTTCACGTGGGCTACGCCCCTGTGCCCGCATCCGGAGTACTGGACCAGCACGGACGGCGACTCAACGGAAGTTGAGGTGTCGGCAATGATCGGCGGCCTCGTCCGTGGGCTTCAGCCTGACTACTGCGTCGAGACCGGGTGCGCCTTCGGTCAGACGACCGTAGCCATCGGTGCGGCACTGCTGCGGAACGGGCATGGGTTCCTCGACACCATGGATGCCGACATCGAACGCTGCCGAGAGACGGAGGAGCGCATGTGTCCTTCGGTTTCCGTCACGCTGCCGGTGCGGGTCCACCACACGAGTTCCATGGAATGGTGGCCCACACAGACTCCCATCGACTTCGCGTTCTTCGACAGCTTGTACGAGCTTCGAGTGCCGGAGTTCCAGCGGTATCGGCCGTACATGCGAGCGGGCACCATCGTGGCCTTCCATGACTCTGCTCCGGAACATGGTTCGCACCGGATCCCCAGTGGTCGCGACCTGCATGACGAAATCGTTGCTGAACTATCTGGGGATCTGAACATACTTAGGTTCCCCACGCCGCGGGGTATCACAATTGGGGAGGTCAAGTGAGCGAACGGACAGCCATCATCATCACACTGTGCGCCTGGGTTCTCTGCACGGTGTACGTCCTGATTGCGGAGATGGGGCCATGAGCGTCGAGGACGGCGAATTCCGAGTCTGCCTGTCTGAGCTAGAAGTCGACCGCCTAATCACTCAGGCCCTCGCCGCTGAATATCTCGATGGTGGCGTTGGCTGGTTGACCAAGGTTTGGCACGACGCCGATCTCACGTTCTTCGCAGCAAGGAAGGTGGACGATGACTGAGCGCGACGAGCACGGTCGCCTGATCTTCAGCCACGGTGACGAGAAGTTGCTCGTGGCCGCCAGCGCAGAGCCGTGGAAGACCTACAAGAAGACGGCCACAACTCGGGCGCTGCAAGTCCCGGAGCCGTTCATCGTTCACACGCTGGAGGGCACGATGGTCGCCAACCCCGGCGACTACCTTTGCGTGGGTGACGCTGGTGACTGCTGGCCCGTGAAGCAGTCCATCTTCGAAGCAACCTACGAGGAGGTCGTATGAAGACTGTTGCCGCTGTCACCTACTGGGTCTTCGTCGCCATACTCTTTGGCTTCGCCATGGGCGTTGGACGCGCCATCGGTGGCGAGCTATACAGGATGTTCTCATGAGCTTCCAGGGCAAGGTGACCAGACTCAAGCGCAAGGTCCACGACGCCACCGCTCCCACCCACTGGGCCGAAGGCATGAACTTCGACCCCGATCTGGTCGAGAGCTTCGTTGACGTGGATTTGCAGACCGAACTACGTGCGGGGAAGGTCCAGTTCCCACACTGCGACTCCGGAGTCCTCCACGCTCCGAACGAGTGTGAGTACTGCGACCACCATCCGGAGTGGCAGTACCTCCGCCACATCTGGGGAATCAACTTCACCGGCCACAAGGACCCGTCGAAGATCCAGTGCCCTGCGGAACGGGTACGCCCGCTCGACACGATTGAGGGTTGGGGGGGCAACGTACCCACAAACGGACGGCCTGTTGACCCCAAGGAGATCGCTGCGACTACCGAGCGACTGCTGGCCCTACTGGAGCAGCTACAGGCGCTTAGTTCGGATCTGCCGGACCAAGGTTCTTGACGGACCAGAACAGCGGGTTGTTGGCGTTGGCGAACAACGTCTTGGATCCACCTGAACTGTTCGTGCGGTACCCCAGCGTCACGTAGCAAATACCGCTGACTATCTCGGTGGCAGTCAGCGGGCCGACGATCACGTTGGCCCCATACCGCTTGTAGACGCCCGTCTCTGCCACCCAACCTTCGATGCCCTCGTTGGCCGTGGTGCCCCCGCTGCCAAAGAAGGTCACAGCGGTTCCGGCAGCTCCACTGAGCGTCAACACGTCCGGGAACAGGTTCTGGGCCTCGTTGCCGCTCATGCAGTTGAGGCTGGCCTCCAGATAGTCGCCCACCTGCGCAGCCAAGGGAAGTTCGAACAACGCGTTCGCCTTCACCCATGTCGTGGACTGGGTGAAAGTGACATCTCCCGCCGTGCGCTTAATGGCCTTGAAGGCGCGGGCCTGCTGAAACCGGGGGTACGCCATGGATCAGGCTCCGCCGAAGATGACCCAGACGAGCCAGATCAGGAAGACGGCAAGGAAGATGCCCACTAGCACTCCCACGGTTATGCCTTCTTCCGGGGTGCGGCCTTCCGGGGAGCAGCAGCCTTCTTGCGGGCTGCCCGCTTCACAGGTGCGGGAGGCTCAGGCTCGGGATCCGGTACGGGATCCGCCCCGTCAGAGGCAGGAGCCTTCAGCAATGCAGGGATCTGGCCGCCATCTTCCAGAGCGTTCTGTGCGAACGAAACAAGAGCGATCAGGCCAGCGGCAAGACCCGCGGCACCAACCTTCTGCAAGTTCGACAAGTCCACCGCACCAGTTGTGGCAACGGCAGAGAGCACGCCTGAGGAGATGATCGAACCCAGGAACGCCTGGATGAATGTCCGGATTGCCCGGCGTAGTGCGTCAGTCATGCCATCTGTATCGGCTGAACGCACGTTGAGTTCGACGGCCTCACAACCGGCACTTAGCCGACCTGCTTAAGTGCGTAAAACTTGCACTACGGACTCGCATCGTCCCTGGTCACAGGCTTTTCCGAAAATTTGCTTTCGTTCAGGCCCGCTCAATCGACATATAGGTAGACGAGCCGGAGTCTGTCCGAGGTGGAAAGCAACTTGCTTCTTGCAGCAGAACGAAGTTGGTCTTTTTGCGAGCGGCAGCGAGCGGGGGGTCCGGGGGGCAGGGTGTCGAAGACCCCGGCCGCCCCCCGTGTTAAGGGATGCCGTAATGCGCGACTCGGAGCTAGATGGGAGTTGACTCCATCTAGACCTTGACTTATCCGAGGCCAACATTCTGCGAGCGCCTTGGTCCGGCATCACCCGGACTCTCTGGAGGGGCTTTGCCCCAACCGGCTACTGCTCACCGGCGCTAATCCCGCTTTTCCGACCTTCGTACTTGGGACCGGCCCCTGGCCTGTCGCGTCGCGTGCGGAAGTGAATCACACGCGTGGCATTCCTGTCAAGTACCTTCTGGCGGTTCGTACTGAGCCAGGCTCAAACCAAGCTGCGTCACGAGGGCACCAGGGTCGAGGTCTTGAAGCTGGGCTGTCTCCAGCAGCATGCTCCACATCATGACCAGAGCCGCCCGCACGAAGTCCCCGGCGCTTATGGGCCTGCCATCCACATCGGCCACGATGGGATCTTCACCGTCGAGGTCTGGTAGCCATAGCATGCCGATGTCATCGAACTCGAACATCTCCTGGTTGGCCTCCGCTCGCATCCGGGCTACGAACATACGGGCGGCTTCGAACTGGGCACGGGAGAACCGGTCTTGACTGTCCACGCCGAGAGTCTAAAGTGGCAGGACCAGGCAGTGGCGGATAGGTGCCTGCAAGCCATGGAGACGGCGGATTGAACGCAACCGACTTGATCACCGCCGTCTGCGCCCAGGAGGGCGTCGACCCTGCGGTGGCGGCTCGCGTCATGAGGGCTTTTCTGGAATCGCTTGCAGTTGCCCTGGAGGATGGACAGAATGTGACCATCCGGGGGTTTGGGCGTTTCGAAACCCATGTCCGCAAGGCCATGGTTCGCAGGAACCCAGCCACTGGTGCAGAAGTTGTTGTTCCCGAGCACCGTGTTCTTGGTTTCCATCCGGCACCGGGGTTGAAGGGACGGTTGAATGGCTGACGATGACGACTTCGGCCCACAGACTTACGAGAAGCCGAAGCCTCCCCGCGACCCGCACCCTAAGGGCGCTCGCCTGGTCTGCGTCTTTCCTAATGGCTGCAATCCGCGGAGTGCCCTGTTCCGCATCTACGCCGATTCGTCCAAGCGGGCATCGACGTGCCAGATTTGCTCCCAGCCGATACGAGCCAAGTCCCTTCGCCTGATCTTCGTCATTCGGCTGCCGAGGTCATACAAGGTGCCCAAGGGCGGCGTGATCTTCGAGAAGAAGACCTTCGGCCATCCAGAGTGCATCGTCCGGGACACCGGGTTCCAGGACATTTGGGACATGGTGAACCGTCAGCACCTCGACGGGGCCGAGCAGAAGTTCTTTCGGCTCTGCCACGACTGCCGCAGCCGAGTGGAGACGAGGGATCGCCACCATGGCGGGCACTACAGGGTCTACGTCGGCAAGCACAAGATCGCGGCAGTGCTGTGCGAGGACTGCGCAAAGCAGCCATCGTGGGAGCATTGCCCACTATGCGACATGTGGTTCCGAAAGTCAGAGATGACAACGGCGTGGGAGGAGAGTGGCAACGGACGTTTCCGTGGCTGCAAGGGGTGCGTATCCGGGGGGCAGTTCATCACCGTCAAGGAGGAGCGCCAACTCCGGCGCTACAACGAGGAGCTTGAACTGCGCTACCACAAGCTTCGTGAACGCTTGAAGGAGGAGAATGCCGCGCGGGCAAGCGATTGACATTGACGCCCTCCACGCGTACTTGTTCCGAAAGTCCGACCGACTGCACAGAATTCGAATCGTTCAACGGACGTTGGCAACCGAATTGGGGATCACGTACTTCGCCGTGAACCGCATCTTGGCGAAGATGGTCCAGCAGGACAGGATCAAGAAGATGTCCTCGGACGTGAAAAACGTCTGGACCTACATCGTGGAGGACCCGAAGACTTGGAACGGCTGATGTTCCCCACTGACGACATGACGCTGGCAATCTTGGAGTCCGCCTGCGGCACGAGTGACGACGGTCGAACACACCTGTACGACGTGCTCGACCAGCCCGATGACACGACCCAGCCGTGTACGTGCGTCGAGGACGAGCACTTCATCGACGCCGTGGACTGCAAGCGCCACCTCGGCGGCTGGTCGCCACAGTCGGTCATTCTGGCCCTGATCGCAGAGGTCAAGAGGCTCCGTGATTCCTGATCCGTGGCTCGTCGCCAACTTGCACGACGTTCCGCTCCGCTACCTGGACATTGCCTTCATCAAGTTCATCGCGATGGCGGCACGACCAGAAGACCGTCTCGAACTTGTGAGGCAGCTTGGCCTGGAGGAGTTCTGGCCGAGTCGGATCCTCGCCAGCGTCGGGGCCTAGACGCAAAGAAGCCCCGCGGGATCTGCCGCGGGGCTTCATAACGCACCAACCAGCCATGGAGGAAGGCAGGTACTCCTAGAGTATGCCCCGGGGGGCGAGAAGACAACCCACGCGGGCACGTGGAGTGTCTGAAAGATTCAGACAGAAGGCGACATAGGCATCGGATTTGGTACTGGCGGACGGATTCGAACCGACAACCCACGGGATTTGACTCCGCGGCCTCTACCAATTGGGCTACGCCAGCCTGTACTTGTGCTTGATCTCCCTGATCTGGTGCCTGTGCTCAGAGCAGAGCCAGCACGGGCACTCCTCGGGGAAGTGGTTGTGGAGGAACTGGGCCAACTCGTCCAGGTTGACCATCCTGCGCCGGACGAAGGCGATCAGCTCATCCGTAGTGAGATCGGATGACCTTGAGGTCATGGCGCTGCTCCTTGCAGTCCACGCATGGGCAAATCTCAGGGAAGTTCTCGTGGGTTGATGCGATGACCTGCAACTTTGAGAGCTTCTCTTGCATCTCGATGGCATGCACGGCTTCCCTGTATGTCAGCCCGCGCTCCAGCTCTATGATCTCTTTGAGTCTGCCTCGGTCAGCTTGATTCACGCTCGGGAGGAAGGATTCGAACCCTCACTCGCGGGTTCAAAGCCCGCTGTCCTGCCGTTAAACGACTCCCGAATGATGGACTGGTTGATCCGTACTTCCTGGGTTTCAGCCACGCCTCTGCGTGCTCGCCACTTTGAGCTACACGAGCCTGTGCCCGCGGCCGGGAGGCTAACCCCGGCATCCCCACAGCTAATCGGAACTGCCCATTCAGCTTGGGTTACCACGTCGCTTCTGCTTACGCAGCTTCTTCTTCTCATGAAGGCGTGCTGCCTTCTCTTGTTTCGCTGTCGATGTTACCTTCTTGCCCACGACGCACCTTCGTTCCGCTGTAGGAGTGTGGTCGTCCTTCGACGATGGCCTGTATGTCCTCTCGCTGCTCGATACAGGAATTGCACGGGCAATGCTCAGGCCAGGTCGTATGTAGCCAGTAGATGAGTTCTGCTCTTACGGCGTCATTCTTGCTCTCAACGGCTTCATCCATCACGTTCGGAATAAACGTTGCCGCTTTCCACTCATCCATAAGCTGGCAGACCAGGGTTCGAACCTGGAGTCTCTTGGTTCAGAGCCAAGTGTGTTGCCGGTTACACTATCTGCCAATGGGTGCTCAGGACGCGAGGTCCCGAGCAATCCGCTCCAAGCCAGCAATGGTGCCACTGACATCGAGCGGAGGCAAGGCACTTGTCACCTCAGAGAGAAGCCGGGTCTTCTCGCAGGCGAGGATGCCTTCGTTGCTGTAGCCGGAGAAGTCGTTTACGTCGGCCCAGAACTGGTCAAGGCTGGCGTGCGTGATCTCGATGAGGTCATCGGTGCTGTGGCAGTCCTCGAAAGGGCTGGGGCACGAGCACCCACTGTCCTCTGCATACCAGAGCCGCCCGTCCTTCGACTGCCACACGACGAGCATGTGGAACTCGTAGGACATATTCGGCTCGTCAAGCTCTCCAAAGACCTCAAGACCGTGGTCCTCAGGACTGTAGTAGATGCTCATTGTATCCTCCTTGTCTGATTGGAACATCCAATCGAGAATGCGACAGACAGGAGTGTTGCGTCGGGCATGCAAGATTCGAACTTGCGGCCTCCGGTCCCCCAGACCGGCGCTCTAACCAAACTGAGCCAATGCCCGTTGATGTGTTCGTTCCCGATGGCAGTTAGCACAGACAAGCTCGCACTTCTCCATTTCTGCGAGCACAAGTGCTTTGCGGCCAGTGGCAACGAGGCGATTCAAGTCACCGATCTTCTCACCACGAACGTGATCGAAGTCCATGACGTAGTAGGGGTATGAGACGCCACAGTCTGTGCAGGGAGTGGACGCCTTGATGCCGTTCACGTGCAACTTCAACGCCGCTCGATGCCTGCGCTGCTTCTCAAGCGCCTGCTCTCGGTGTGCTGCATAGTACCGGCGTTCACTTGCACGTTGATCTTCCGGATTCTTGTAGGGCATGAACAGGTCTCGACGGCTGGGACCACCAATTTGAGGCCCCAAGCCGTTGAGCCGGTTGGTTTCTAGGAGATACCGCTAACGCCGTGCCCAGGATTACTTCCAGGGTTCACAGCCGGTGCGCTTCTCGCAGAACGAGCTACCGCACTTGCCGGGAACGGGCGTGTAGTTAATACGACGGTTGTGAAGTGCCTTCCGTTCGTGCCGACGAAGATTTGAAGAGTGCTTGTTGCCACCCTTCTTCTTGTTGGACTGTTTGGCTGCCATTGATGATCACCTCCCTTACGACAGGGTCATCAGCGGCACCTCCCTACAGTCCACGCGCTTGCTCATGGTGAGCATCCTTTCGTGTCACCTACCTGGTGAGTCTGGGTAGTTGGATTCGAACCAACGGCCTCCGCGTCCCGAACGCGGCGCTCTACCTAGCTGAGCCATACCCAGTTGCATTACTACGTCGGGTCGCAGGGAGTCGAACCCCGGCCACGGGGTTCCAAACCCCGGATGCTTCCGTAACAACTCGACCCGTTAGTCTTCGACGCCACTCATCTGCTTGCAGTGGGCGATAGCGAACTGAATCCACATGGCGAAGATGTCGTCGGCGGGCGGAGCATCTCCGTTCGTGCGCTCCATGTGAAGGTTGTCCACCATCTCGAACTTCAAGACGTTCGCCGCCATGTCCCACACCTCGCGCTGTGTGCCCGCACCAAGGACGACCTTGATCCGAGCCTGAGTGCCTGACGGCGTGATCCAGGTAAACAGCGTGTGGGTTGCATTCTCTGTTTCTGTCACCAGCCCCGCCACCTTCGTCCTGAGCATTGTTGCTCACACCTATCCCAATGGTGCAGGTCGCACCAGTTGTGAGTGTAGCTGTCGAAGTAAAGCCCGATGCCAAAAATGAGGCAGAACAGGCCGAGCAGAAGTGCGACAATCATGATGGCACCCCCGCCAGGAATCGAACCCGGTCCACAGGCTTAGAAGGCCCGCGTAGCTTCCGTGCCGAGGGCAAGCTCTTGCTCCAGAGCGGCAAGACGCTCAGCCGCCTGACGGAACCGAAGCTCCCCCACAGCGCCAAGCGTGCGACGGCACTGGACGATGTGGTTCCAGTCGTCGGTCTCGATACCACAGTGGCCGCACTTCACACTGGTCCCAGGCTCAGGAGTGAGGGCAACCAGGGTCTCGTCGTCCGTCTCAACCTCGTTGAGATGCACGCCGCAGTGCGGGCAGAACAGCGCCACGTACTCGTCCACCGCCGCCTCCATGGTCTTGAGGTTCAGTTGAACCTGACCCTAACATTGGAGGGCGAGCGGGTCAACGATTTGTGCGAACGGAGGGAGTCGAACCCTCAATCCCTTGCGGGCACTAGGCTCTCGACCTAGCGCGTATACCATTCCGCCACGTTCGCGTGGAGCCTCTGCTCAGAGTCGAACTGAGTCCTTCGGTTTACGAAACCGACGTGATAACCATTAGCACTACAGAGGCTTGGTGCTGACGAGAGGACTCGAACCTCCACTGGCATGGTTCTGAACCATGTGCCTCTGCCGGATTGGGCTACGTCAGCTAGCTGTACTTCTCTTTGATGCGCTCGACTTCATCCTTCATAGACATGAAGCGATAGAGCTTGTAGAGGTCGGCACTGTGCGGTGACTCGTCGATGCCAGTGACTTCCATGAAGTCGGCATACTCGTCAATGCACTGGGCACAGTACCGCTGCCCGTTCGGTTTCCCGCCACCACAGAAGCCACACGGATACCCTCCCGTGCGAGCTACTGATATCCGCCGAGTGGCTCCCTTGGCTACCGCTCCGGTGGACTTCCTTGCTGTTCCTGCTCGTGCCGTCACGTGGGCAAGGCGGGACTCGAACCCGCACGTCATATAGACACTGGTTCCTAAGACCAGCGCGGCTGCCAATTACGCCACTCGCCCTTGCGTGGACCAGGTCGGATTCGAACCGACAACCCTCTGCTTGCAAAGCAGTTGCTCTACCGTTGGAGCTACAGGCCCGTGTTGCGGAGATAAAGGATGGATAAGAAAGGGACCGCCGCCTCCGCGGCACAGCGTTCCCCTATCGGGTCATTTCTTCACTGACCCCTCTATCCGCTCACAGGTAACCCGGCCGGAGTTCCCATGTCGGCACCTTCCCTTGCAGTCACCGTTCGTCACGGTTCGGCCCAGGCGTTGGCAGAAGGCAGTGGCGGAATCACGTCCGCACCGAGTTCGTACTACATACTCTCCTCTTCCAACTGCCTCTTCAGGGCGTTGAACTTGTAGCTAGCAAGCTCGTCACCCGCTCGGATCTCTGCGGCAATCTTCAACCAGCGGTCCACTGTTGCCAGCGTGTGCTCGATGATCTCGGCACTCAAACCCGCCTTGTAGACCGACTTCAAGGTCTTGACTGCACGGTCAATACAGAATGCGTGCGTAACCTCTACGTCGATTTTGCCTTCGGTTGCTGATGCCATGATGGTGGAGACGAAGGGATTCGAACCCTCGACCTTCTGTCTGCCAGACAGATGCTCAACCTGCTGAGCTTCGTCCCCAAGAATTGGAGCGGCCCCGACTTGCGGGGCCTGGCCTCCCGATTGACCTGTGGAGCAGCGCCCGTGTTACCGAGTTACTCCTGGCACTCCGTTGAGTGTCTTCGCATGTTAGTTGTTGCTGCTACATCGGACTCACCTCCTTGGAGGCGTCCCTTAGATGGTGGCGGGAAGCGGAGTCGAACCGCATGTCTGAGGCTTATGAGGCCCCCGTGGAAACCGTTTCACCCTCCCGGCAAGAGGTTAAGCTGTACTGCTTAGTAGCGGCGGCGAGAATCGAACTCGCATAGTCCAGGTTATGAGCCTGACAGGGTCTCCGTCCCCTCCCACCGCAACGTGGGAATCATCCTACAACGCTCCTGACCGTCTTGTAAAGCAATTTCGCATCGCCATGCTCCTCGTAGTCGTCGAGGGCCTGACTGACCTTCTTGAAGTCGGCATGATGCCGCTGGATTTCAAGCAGCGCCTCCTTCAATTCATACTGCATGGTGGCGAGGACCGACTTGTCCGAGGGCTTGGGATGCTCCTTCGCGATGTGCCGCTCCAGGGCCTCGTAGTAGTCGAACCACGTGTCGCAACGTCCACAGCGGAACGGGTCGCCCATTACTTCCTGCCCGTGACGTGCAGGGCCGGTACTCGTACTCCTGCCCGCTTGAAGGCGAACATGAGGTTCTTCATGGCGTCCTGCACGATCTCCATGGCAACCTCGTCGTCCTCGTCCCACCAGTACATGCTGACTTCTGCCCGCTCCCGGTAGTGCTGGGAAACGTCCGTCAGGGTCTCAGCCACTTCGCCTCCAAGGTTCTCCTGGATGTTCTAGCGACCAGGCCCACACCTTGTCCAGTGGAATTCGGTCAGGGGTTGGATTGCAGAGCTGGCACCGTCGCCGGTCCCCGTTGGGATTCGACGTGATCTCTTTGACTTTGGTGCTCATGGGGTGACCGAGGGGACTCGAACCCCCGACATCCAGGATCACAACCTGGCGCTCTAACCAACTGAGCTACGGCCACCATGGTAGGCGGAGAGGGAGTCGAACCCTCGCACTTCACCTTGTAAGGGTGCTGCTCTGGCCTCTGAGCTACCCGCCTATGAAAAGTGCCCCCCCAGGGATTCGAACCCTGACCGACCGGCTTAAAAGGCCGACACGCTATCCATTACGCCAGAGAGGCTTGCTTCAGTTGATACGCCTTCAACAGTTTCAGCAGAGAGGGGCGAGGCGGTTAAGAGCCGCATGCTGACCTCGGCAGGCCGAAGGGGTTTCAGGCCCCTCCTGGTCGCTGTTTCTATTGCTGCATCAGTCGTATTTCTGAGTGCGTAACCGAGGATTCGAACCTCGCATATCTACCTTATCAGGGTAGCGCCTCCAACCTAGTTGGCTTGTTACGCAAGTGGCCGACAGTCAGCCGAGTTTTCCTGCCGACACTACCCACTCACTGTGGAGAACTCTCGGAGGTAGGTCATGACGTAGCCGCGCCGGGAGTCGAACCCGAGAGGGGCTGGATATAAGCCAGCCTTGATTACCAAATCACACGGCACCGCAGTGCTTGGCTCGTGTTTCCAAGGTTCCACCATGGCCGCCTCCCCGGTTATCTGCCGAGTGCGCTACCTGCCCCGAGGGTCCTGATCAAACTACATCGACACAATGATGTAGCAGCCTACCGTTGGTAAACTCTTAATCCGCACAGGGCGTCTTATGAAGACGATGTGCTCTCGGTATGGGTGCCTCTTCAACTTGAGTTGGCATTTTGCTGCGTGGACACGATTGGATTCGAACCAATGACCACCAGGGTGTCGTCCTGGCACTCTGCCTCTGAGTTACGCGTCCTCGTTCTTGATCCCCAGCAGAAAGCCCAGGTGAGACAAGTCGGCCTGGAACTCCACCCATGCGGGCAGCTCGATGCCGGGGATGATCGTCTTGCACGTCTCGAACAACTTCTTCAGCTCTGCCGCCTGGCCGCCCTCATGTTCAACGTCCGTTGCCCAGGTGATTCCGTCACCGGCATGGTGCCCGCGGTCGTGACCGATTGGGTAGTGGCACCGTTTGTTGCGGTAGCTGATCTCCTCGCACTGGCCCCACCGCTCGATGTCAGCCAGACGCTGCTCCTCCAGGCGGTGGAAGCTGGCGGCGACCTGAGGATCGGGGTTGCACTTCCCTCCACCACACATGGTCTGATTCTACGTCAGGTGGCGTCGAGTGCAATGGCAGCCGCCTCGGCTGCTGCGATTCGGATTGCCCGCTCGTAGTCCTCGGTCTCTCGCTTGATCCAGAGTGCCACCTGCTGCTTGGCGAACTGGACCTTCGTTTGAGGGTTTGGTGCGCCGTCAATCTGGTCTTGGTAGCCGTAACGATGGCTGAAGGCGTCCAACACTCGTTGAACCTGAGCATCGGGGATGGTGATGGTGATAGAAGCCATGAGACTCTATCGGCGTGGTTCAGGTCCGGATCGAACGGACGACCTCCCGGGTTTCAACCGGACGCTCTAACCAGTCTGAGCTACTGAACCATGAGCAGTCATTCAAGAAGTTCCAACACCCCAACGGCTCCCAGTGCCACCGTTCCCTTGGCATTTCTGCCAGCCTGAGATTCGGACCGCGAGTTTCCACCGCCAGGCGGCTTACATGCTGCTTCATCACAACTGCTTGGAGCCTCCGGACGGATTCGAACCGCCACGACCTGTTTACAAGACAGGAATGCTGCCGTTGACATCACGAAGGCTAGTGAGAAGGGGCCTTGCGGCCCCTTCTCGGTACTTTCTTTGCGCGGCAACCCGATTACGGTGCCCGCCTTTAGGTTCCGGCTTTGAGTAAGTAGTGGGCCTTCACCGTGAGGCTGAGGTTCGACTGATCGGATTACACTCGGAGTCGCCCCGTAGGCTTCTCCGCCAACGCCCATTTTATGACACGCCGGTGCCAGCGTCAAGAACGGGAGACCGGATTCGAACCGGCACGATCTGCTTGGAAGGCAGAGATGCTAACCGTTGACATCACTCCCGCATGCGAGTGCGTGAAGGGGTTCGAACCCTCGACCTCGACGTTGGCAACGTCGTGCTCTGCCAGTTGAGCTACACGCACAAGTTGAGACAGTTACCCTACCATCACCAGTTTCAGTCCTCCACCGGAGGACCCCATCTATCCACATTCTGAATAGTATCTCTCAGTTTGTGGATACATGGGGGACCCCGCGGCGACTGCTCCTGCTAGGTCAGGATCGGGTTCTGTATCACATGGAGGGACGAGTCGGAATCGAACCGACGAATGACGGGGTTGCAATCCGTCGCCTTACCACTTGGCTATCGTCCCATGGCTGCCAGGGTGGGGATCGAACCCACGCGCTTCCGCTTAACAGGCGGCTGCTCTGCCTATCTGAGCTACCCGGCAATGGATGAGGTCTCTCCCCCACGTCACACCACTTACGGCAGGTGTCGCCGGGCCGCCAGCTAGGAGCGGGCGAAACGAATGAGAGCCTTGATGACTCTCATGTGAGTCTTGTCTATGTGACTAGCGATGACCTCATCGCCGTCGTCATAGTCGGTCAGCGTCAGACGCTGGCCGCAGACATAGCAGCGGGTGGCTCCCGTTACTCTGTGATACTTGGGCACGTTCACCCCCTCTCATCGGGTGTACCGATGGAGGAGCCACGGAGCCGTTGCTATGAGTAGCGCATAGGAGGATCGAACTCCTGACGACTGGCTGAGAACCAGTTGTTTTCCCACTAAACTAATGCGCCTTGGTACCCCCACAGGGACTCGAACCCTGTCTATCAGCTTGAAAGGCTGATGTCCTACCCATAAACGATGGGGGCATGATGGAACGCTGTTACCTTTGGATCAGGTGTTTCAGTCTCCGTTCAAGGGGGGATGCGGGAGTCGAACCCACTCCACCCGGTTCAAAGCCGGGTGTACTACCGATATACGAATCCCAACGACTGCACCGTCACGGCCAGTTCAGCATTCCGACATCTTGTTCCTGCGAAGCCACGTTCTCACTGCAACGAGCGTTGGCTTACCGTCAAATCACGTGGATTCACGACCACTCTCACCTGAGGAATCACACCGCAGGTAAGCCCGCACGCATGCGGGCACCGAGCCAGGGAGGCGGGACGCTGAGGAGGGTAGCCTCTTGTCGGGCCGGTCGTACCACTTTCAGATCAGGTTGCGGTGTGAGAGAAGGCTCCAAACGGAAGCTTGATGCCACCGGATGTAGGTGCTGATAACCTTCACTCACCTCCTTGGTCGTGCAGAACGACTTCCTGTAACGCGATTAGTTGTCGTCCCGCTATGTGGAGCGGAGAGGGTGGGGGTCGAACCCACTAGGGCTTGCACCCGTACCTCGCTTCCAACGAGGCTCCTGACCGTTCGGGTCCTCTCCAGGTGTGTCACGCAAGGATGTGCTATTACGCCAAAGGGCGGTTCCGAGGAACGGAGAAAGCGGTTACCGATGGGCAGGCTAGTCCCCACGTACCTGATCCCGGACGTACTCGCTGTCTCCAACGGTATTGCCCGGAGGTCCACCCCAGCTACTGCCAAGATGGACCGTTACCCCACTCATTATAGGATGGCTGCCTCTAAGCCAACCTTTCGTTGCGCATACACGTGGAGCTGGTGGGATTCGAACCCACGTCCGTTGCAGATTCACTACTTGTGATACGACCATTCCCGTTTACTGTCGGGCCAGTGTGCCGTCTTTCCGGCTGTCAGCCCGCATTTCACGGAGCGCCACTCAGTCTTTCCTGAGAGTCATGTCACATGCCCGTTTGGATCTCAAGGATGGGCTTCCCCGCAAGCTACTGTCAGACAGTAGCGAGAGCAGCAGAAGCCAGGACGGCCTCTGCCTCGGCAACGATGTCGTTGTCGTTTGTTTTTGGTAGGCCGTTTTAGGTCTCTGCCCAAGACCGGTCGCACTCCTAGCTTCACTTGCACCGTCGAAACCTGTCAGCCCCGAGGTTATTGACTCGCCCGCACATTCGAGAGTTCCAGTGTTCGGCAGGACTCGAACCTGCGACCTCCGCCTTGTGGGCGGCGCTCTATCCAACTGAGCTACGATACAGACTGCTCTGTCACATCGGGTTGTCAAAGCGGAAGGCGTGGGACTCGAACCCACAAGGCTGTTACACCGTGCCCGCTTTCGAGGCGGGTTCCTCTCCAATTCGGATGCCTTCCGAGGTGAGTCATGTACTCATGTCTAGTACCGGCCACACGTTTGAACAGGTGGGAGGACGTTAAAACCGCAGGTCAGCCAGGCGGATAGTTACGAGGACTAACATTGCGTAGCGGTACTAGGAATGAGTACGGGTTTGCCAACGAACGTTGGCGAGCGGAGCGAGAGGGATTCGAACCCCCGGTGAGTTACCCCACGTCTGCTTTCAAGGCAGGTGCAATCAACCAGACTCTGCCATCGCTCCGAGATACTGAGATAGCTTGTAGGCGGGATTCTGTACGCCAGCATGTAGCGCGGTGACCATCCATCTAAGCCTTCTACCCGAGGTTATCGCCGGACCAGCGACCTCTGTATGAAGTTGCTCCAGGGGGTTGCCCGTTTCACCCGGACTTAACCGGCTCGTCTCTGTTGCAGAGCCGCAAGCTCACGCCCGCCCAACTCTCGTTGGCTCCCTCGTCCTGTGGAGTCCCGACCTTCCTCGACACGATCAAGTCGTGCCGCGGTCACCCGGCTATCTCAAGAATCCGGTGGGCAGCCATCCCGGCGCCGGGACGACCAAGCGCGCATGCACGCCTATAGTCCGCATACCCACCAGCGCGGAGAGAGTGGGGTTCGAACCCACGCGCCTTTCGACCTAACGGTTTAGCAAACCGTCCCCTTCACCACTTGGGTATCTCTCCAGGTGTTGTGTTACCCGCACTTTCGTAGGTTCCAGACGGTGCTCTGGGTACTGAGCTACGACCCCACGATGAACCGTCACTGTAGGCAGCCTGGCGGCGCTACACCCGAGTGACGACTCATGATGGACTCGGTGGGAATCCCACCCACGACCTCCGGCCCCTGAAGGCTACTCTGCCTACTGAGCTTGGGTTCACGAAAACTTAGCGGCCGTCGTCCTCGCACTTGATGAGAGGGACGGGCTTTTTGAACTCGGCGTAAAGAGCAAGGACCTCCGGCGACGGCGGTGGCCTGTTCGGGTCCGGGTTTGCCAGCGACTGGTCGAACAAGTCAACCAACTGCGAGAACTTGGTGTTGAACTGCTGGATCGCCAGGTTTGATGACACGCACCGCTCTCGGAGATCCTGAGCGTTCTTCGGCACTCTCGTCAGGAGGCTGGCCGACACGAATACCGCCACGGCCAATACGCCGACAATGATGGCGGTGACGAGGACACGCACTCCATTGAAGCGGGAGTCCGCCTTTGTCTCATCCATTTTTTCGTTCATCGGGACATCACCACCGCGAGGATGGCCGACCCTATGGCCGAAATGAGCGTGGCGGCGACTGTGCGGCTCAAGAACTTTACGGTGTCTTCCAGCTTGGAGACTCGCCGGTCAAGAGCTTGCTCGTTGACCTTCCTGAGTTCTACCTGGATCTGGTCAATGCCAGTCTGGGCAGCGATCAGCTTCTCGGCCAGCGTCCCCAAGGTCACGACGGGCATTACTTCACCACCGCTTCGACGGCGTTGAGCTGCTGCTGGAGAGAGGCAATGCGACTCTCAAGGGTCTTCACGGCCTGTTCCAACTTCTCGTTGGTACTCTTGGTCGCCTCATCCAACCGGCTAGCCAGATCTGTGTGAGCACGATTGTACTCTTCACGAGGGAGGAAGCTCCTCGTCTGGTCCGAAAGCACGGATCGGAACTCGTTGACCGATTCGAACCGCTTCTCGGTCGCGGTTTCCGCCTTCTGGATGGCCTTCTCTTGGGCCTCAAAGCGTTGTTCGTAACGGCGGTCGCGCTCCGTAATAAGCACGTCCTGAGCTGCCAGCTTCTCATCAATGATGCGCTGGAGGTGCTCATTCAGGGTGTCAACTGTCCACCCACTGACCTGCTGTTCGGTTTCACCGCTCATATAGCCACCACCATTACGAGGTTGATGACTACGAAGGCCACAAAGGCAACCATGAAGATCGTCTTGAGTTCGTAGTGTCGATAGCGCACAGATTCCCCAGTCCAATCACCAGGGTCTGGGGTGATCTGCTCACCTAAAGATCGGCACTATCCGCTCGAAATACAATGTGCCAGGGCTGCACCGGCAGCAAGCTCCCTCGTTGTGGAAGCTACGGGGGTCGAACCCGCCGATGCCCGCACGAACGTCTTTCAGGACGGCTACTACGCAGCCGGATGTTCCCTTCCAACGGCATGATGGCATCCACTGGCTTGAGCGTCTCTGGGAGGACTCGAACCCCCATCGCAAGTTTAGGAAACTCGTGTTCTTTCCTTTGAACTACAGAGACGTGATGGGAAGCAGCGGGCTGGAGCTACCAGCCCGCCACCACCCGGGATAGGAGTGCTCGATACAACCGTCCCCTCAACCGGTACTTTGGGGGCAGGTCGCTTCGGGCCATCACTGGTACCCGACACTCCGAGAGCCACAGTCAGGAATCGAACCTGAACTTCGTCCGTACCAAGGACGCGCGCTAACCGTTGACGCTACTGCGGCGTGATACTGCAAAACTGCTCCAGTCCGCACTTGGCGCACTGCCACCTCACTAGATCTCCTGCTGCCTGACTGGTGAGCCAGGAAGTCTTCACGCTTCCGTTGCAACGTTCGTTGCAGTCAGCGCAATTCATCTGAATCGTCGTTGTCGCCCCCTCCGCAGCCACGGCATGGGCCGGAACGATGATCTCGGTATCGAGCTTCACGCCCTTGGCCGCAGCCAGGAGCTTGTCGATCTCGTCCATGCGGGCACGGCGAGGAACCTTGATCTTGGTTTCACGGGTCCGGCTGACGTTGCCCACGTGGTCGGTCACCTTCTCGATGAACGTGTCCCTGGGCAAAGCGTGCTCGCGGAACCAGTCGAGCCAACCTTGGATCTTCATGGCGTCGATGAGAGGGTTCGAACCTCTGGCCTCGGGCTTCGGAGGCCCGCGCTCTGTCCGGCTGAGCTACATCGACGTGTGGTGGCGTCTCGAAGAGGATTCGAACCTCTAACGGCGGTTTCGTAGACCGCAATGATCTCCATTTCACCATCGAGACTAGACTGCTGCGCTTCAAGGCGCAATCCCAACTCCCGAAGAAGTTGGGCGGGTATTTCGGCACATCAGCTTAGGACGCCCATCGGCTATCGCTGGTGGTCCCGAGGGCATGAAGCCCAATATGTCATCACAGGCATGTCAGTCGGCCGACGACTGGCGGAGCAAGGCTTGGGCATTCCTTCGGCTCGTTCCAGACTGGTGGCCCTGGATTCACAGTCCAGTTCCCTCTGCGAGCTTCAGTTCAGCTTCACCATTACTTGCGCGGTCCTAACGGGACTCGAACCCGCGGCCTCTACCTTGACAGGGTAGCGATCTAACCATCTGATCTATAGGACCGTGAACAACGCAGGTGTGCTGCCGTTACACCAAACCCTGGCTTGCGCCACGGCCTCCGGAATTGAACCGGAACTTCCTGCTCGTACTCCACCAGGGACTCGAACCCTGAACTCCCTGCTTAAGAGGCAGGTACTCTAGCCAATTGAGTTAGTGGAGCATGCTTCCGATGAGTGACCTCCTGGTCGCGTAGACCGCCTCTATGTCCGGGCCTATAACCTCCGGCTCACGGACGGTCCTGCTACAACAGTTTGTCTCACAACAGCGAGGTTCTCGTCGGATTTGTGGGCCAGGAGGGATTCGAACCCCCAACGTCTCTTACGTCACTGGTTTACAGCCAGCTTGCTTCACCGTTTGCATACCGACCCATGACCCAGGAGGGACAGCCGTAACCGCCCCTCCCGGGGTACTTCATTTCCGATGCCTATGCGTCCGGGTTATGTTCGGTACCGGACTATCGCCTGCTGGAGATCCTCACTCCGTATGACGCCGGAGGTACATTCTCCTTGCACGCCGGGTAGGAATCGAACCCACTCCACGGGTTTTGGAGACCCGATGATCACCTTGACTCCGGCGTATGATATTCAGTTGTTGGTCTGCTATGTAGGGGAGAGACCTATTGGTCCCTTGTGCCTTTCTGGTTGTACTCCCCTACAGGTGAGTCTTTACCAGGTGAGGCACTTGGTATCCGGGCGATTCGCCTGGATGCCCAATTCCCGCTTCGTCTCATGGACGGGCTGCGGGTAGGCAGACGCGGCCACGGGACTCGACAGGAGGGATGTCCCCTGGAATCGCTCGGTGGTCATGTTCTGCGTCATAGCGTTTGCTACCTTACCCCTAGTTCTCGGGATGTCAACAAGTTTTCGGCAACGAGCCGGAATTTCTTTAGCGATCAGACGATAGCGACTTCTGGAGCGGGCACCAACTGATTTTCGAAGGGCCTGCGGAAATCGTCATCATCCCAGGTCAGAAGCTGTGCGAGGGCGTACGCGGCACCGTAGATCCAGAACTCCGCAACGAGTGTTGCACCGTGGCAGATCTCACGCAGCAGGTTCACTTTCATCCCCTCCCCTCGACGCCGCAAGCTCGACATTCAACTTGTCGATGATGGCCTGTTGCACACGGCACTGCTCGTGGAGGAAAGTGAACTCCTCGTTGATGGCGCGCTCGATATTGCCCTGGAAGTTCGCCATCCGTTCTGTTGCAGACGCCTGCCGATCCAAGCCAGCGGCGATCTGGGTCAGGACGTTGTAGTTGCTGGGGGTGGCGGCGGGTCCGTCGTAGACGTTGATGTTGAGGGCGTCGTTTCGCTCGATGACGCAGGGGGTGGTGAGGGTGTGTCTGCTTCCTGCGTCGTGGATGGTTCCGATGACGACGCCTCGGTAGACGACTTCGATTCGCAATCTTCCTCCATGCGTTCGACCATGACGAGCTTCACGTCAAGGTTCAGGTACTTCTCCACGAGCCACATCGCCGTGTAGATGGAATCGCGGTATTCGACGGTTGGGTTGCCTCCGAACCTGTGTTCGATGCGGAAACGTGTCATTTGTACTGTCGCTTCAACTTACGTTGAACGCGCTTGAACTGGCGTTCCTCTTTCCTTGACTCTTTCCTACGGGCAATCCACTGGTCCATGGCGTCCGAGAAGGTGCGCAGCATCCTGCCCAGATCGGGGTCAGTGTTCGGCACTGTCTTGTCGCCGGGCCGCATGGAGTCGGGCGGGTAGCTCATGCCAGGAACAGGGCGACCAGGCTGCCGAAGAACAGCAGGGCGTCGGCCATGATGAGTACGTCAACCAAGTTCTGCTGTGCCCGCTTCGCCGCCTCGGCGTAAGTCTCGATCACAGTTCCTCCGGGGTCACGAGGATGAGGGCGATGCCCGCTTCATCCAGGAAGTCATCGACCTTGGGATAGTCACGTTTGCTGCCGTCATCGAGAGCGACAACTCGCCTCAGACCGCTGTTCGCGATCAGCTTGGCGCAATCCCAGCATGGTCGGCCATTGATGTAGAGGGTCCCGCCGTCCCGCCGCTGCGTGTAGTTGCTGTGCAGGAGAGCGTTGGCCTCGGAGTGAATGCTGATGCAGTCCGAGTACCCACCGCCTGATGGCGGTTGGTTGAGCGCCCGAGGGCACGCCCCATCCGTGCAATGAGGCATGCCCTTCGGACTTCCGTTGTACCCCGTGCCGATCACGTAGTCGTGTGTGTCCACGATCACGGAGAAGTACTGCGCCTTCGCGCACGTCGAGAACTCTTTGGCGTCTCGGATGCACGACCGAAGGTGCTTTAGATCACGCCCGGTCGGGAGGTTCACTCGTCCTTGGCGTCACTCGTGTCGGTCTCGGAGGCGAAGAAGTCCACGCCGCTCGACGTGAGCGATGCGCCCTTCTTGCGCGCAGTGGAACGCATGGTCGTGGTGCCGACAGACGAGGCGGCGTACACAGCCTGCGTGCTGGCACGGGTCGACGCGTACTGAGCAGCGAAGCCCTTGGGGATGCCGACCTTGGCAGCCTCCTGGAACGCGTCCACGTTGGCGCCGAGGTACACGAAGTCCCAGCCTTCCTTCTGCTTGTCCTGGATCATCGTCTTGACGGCAGGCCCAGTCATTTCAGTGCTGCTGTTCTCGCCGCCGTCCGTCATGATGACCATGAGGATGGAGCCGGGCTTCTCCGGCATCTGCGCCAGGCTGTTCTCGACCTGCGTGACCATGTGGCCGATGCCGTCGTAGAGAGCAGTGCCTCCACGGGGCACGAAGGTGGTCTCATCGAGGAAGGGAGTCTTCGCGATCTCGACCATCTCGTAGTCCGTCTGGTACTGCGTGTCGAACTGATAGAGCGAGACCCATGCCTTGCCAGGGTTCTTGGACTGCTCGCCCTTGAACTCGTTGAAGCCGTCGATGGTCGCTGTGCGGATCGAGGCCATGCTGCCAGAGCGATCCAGGAGAAAGGCGATCAGGATGTCCTCGTGGGACAGCGCCTCCCTCATCTGGTCAAGAGCCTCGTCGATGAGATCGACCTCAGGCTCGGGGAGCGTGTCACTCATTACTTCCTCCTTGTTCGGTTAGCCGCCAGAATAGCGGCGCACGACGTACACATCAAGACCTTGTTTGGCGGCTATGGTCGCCATATGACGAGTTCCCTTGGAGTTCGCAAGATCGTCGTGGAAAGCGATGACAAGCTCCGGCTGACCTTCTTGCAGCATCTGGACGTTGCGGAGCGGCCCGGCCTTCTTCCCGTGCTTCTCCCATTGGGCCGGGTACTCCTCCACCTTCACACCCTCGATGCTGAGGGCAATCTCACCAGCGATTAGGTCTGCGCCACGGGCAGCACCGTGAATGATGACGAGTGTCTGCTTATTTGAGACAGCCTGTCGGTGCAAGCCCTCAACGAGCATTCTGATGCCCCAGTAGTCGGTCCAGTTGCGGTCACCGCAGATGAGGACGCGGAACTCCAGTGGCTCAGACGTAGGCTTGGCCCCAGAGGATGAAGGGCGTGTTGTAGATCGAGGGCTGTTGGGGCGCGGACGTGCCCCGACTTTATCAGCCAGGGCACGTCGGGAAGTGGTTAGGCCGCTGCTTTTACGGCTTCGTACACAACGGGTGCGATGAAGGCGGCGCTGCCTCCAGCGATCAGTTGCACGCGGTCAAAGCGCGGCGTCTTTGCCAGCGCGGCGTACAGGAAGACTACGAACGCGATGACTAGAAAGACTGCTACCAGAATGGGGTCCATGGTACCTCCTTTCCATCTATAGAATCGGAGGTAATCTGTGTTAGATCAAGCCGCTCAACTTGTACAAGACAAGGGACCCTGCGACGGCAACGTTAAGGCTGCTACCCACGCCAATCATGGGGATCTCCACAACCTCGTCCAGCAGCGGATAGACCTTTGCCGGAAGACCTTCGTGCTCATGTCCGAGGCAGACGATGGTGCGTTCCCGTGCGGGCCGCACGTCGCCCAACATCGTTGCGTCATCGGCAAGTTCGACTCCGATGATGCGGGCCTTGCCCTTCATGGACTCGACGTAGGTGCCCTTCTGGACCCAGTGGACGCAGGTCTGCTTCCCGTTGAGGGTTCGACCGCGAGCAAGGGCTTGGCGATAGTACGGCGTGCTCGGAAGGGCCATGCACGCCCCCACAGCATCGCAAGTCCTGAGGAGGGTTCCGAGGTTCGCCTCGAAGGCAACCCAGAGTGGAGCAACGTATAGATGGTCGTAGCAACGGCGCGTGCGACGACGTTCACGGTTCAGCTCCTTCGGTTTCTTCTGTGCAGTGTTCATGGTTGTGGGGTAGCTGCTTCTCCGTCGATGAGCTTGATGAGGGCCACGTGCGCCTTGCACTTCGTCTTGAAGGCGATGGCGGCCGCCACATCATCCTCCTTGGTGCCCGGCGTTGCAAGATTCATTCGACGGCGCGCCAAGATTGCGGTTTCGATGGCTGTCTCCAAACGCTCCCAAAGTGCATCAGATGTCATGTCTTGCATGTCAAGCCTCTAGAAGTTTTCCGTCTGCACGGATTTTCTGAGGGAAATGCCGGACAGATCAGGACGGTAGGTTTTCTCGTACGCGGTCAGAATGCTCAACGTCCGTTGGGAAAACTGTGATTGATACTTGTGGAAGTTACGGTCGACGTTCTCATCATGCGGCCGCGAATGCAGCCCGCCGCAGTGGACATCGCTGGTCGGCGGCTCGTTTACGCAGTTTCGAACAACAGCCACCGTGATAGCGGATTTGCTATCAACATCCACGGGTGGTTCGCCGGTGGCGGCATGTACTGGCGAGAGAGCAGCATCTTGGCCGAGAAGCTTGGCTGGAAAGTCGTCAACCCCAGTCTGCCGGGCTTCGGAGGCTCCGATCCAGTGTTGGAGCGGGGCTGCATTAGCGGGATGGCTGACACCATCGTCGGATTGATGGACCGACTGGGCATTGACAGCGCCGTCGTGCTCGGGCACTCCATGGGCGGAGCAGTAGCCGTGGATCTGGCTGCCAACCACCCGGACAGGGTGAGCGGAATCATCTACCGCGATGGTGCAGCCACGCCCGCATGGAGAAAGCCGACGATGCGCCGATTCGTGCTCAGCCCCATCGAAACGGCTGACCTCCTCATGGGCAGGATGGTGTCCACTGCGAGAGCTGTGTTCCCCGACTTCTCCACCAACGTTCGTTCGCCAAGGACGACCATGCCCGCCGCGTTCGAGCTTCTCAGCATCGACATGCGTGATGAGGTGGCGGAACTGCATGATCGTGCGCTTCCGATGTTGTGCGTGTGGGGCAAGTTCGACCAGATCACGCCGCCCGCAGCAGCGGAGGAATTCTGTGACCTCGCCGGTGGTGATCCGGTGTATGTGGTGGGCAGCCACTCGTGGATGCTCGGGCGTCCCTACCTCCAGGCCCGTGTGCTCACTAAGTCGGACCAAGGGAAGTCCTTCGTCCGACTTAGCAGCTAAACCGGACTAAGGCTAGCCCCAGTAGTCGGAAGAAGCCTTCTCCCGCTTGGGGCCGTTGCCCTTCCCGGGCATGTAGAGGAAGCTGGCGCCGCGGGCCTCGGACATGTTGGCGTACTCCTTCTCCACGAGGCCCGCTTCCGCCATGGCGTGAAGCAGCTTCACGTACGCCTCCCACGGCAACTGGCGGTTGATGTAGAGGTGGGAGTGACCTGGCGTGTCGGACTGCACGGCGTAGACCGGGAAGTCGATGTCGATGGCGGGCATGTGCATATCGCCCTCGATGCCAAGCACCCGGGAACTGATGAGGTCAGCTTCCGGTGCGCTGCGCTCGGAGAGGATCTCGTCCCGCGCACTGCGGTCATAGCCCCGCTCGCGCTTGCGCTGATCAATGTGATAGAGCTTCCTGCCCGTCCAGAGCGTCTCGCAGGTTCGCCAGTCGCCTCCATACACGACGCCAGAGGGAAGGTGCTTCGCCATGGCATCGGCGGCGATTCCCGCCAGCGCGAGGTGCTGGTCGCAGGGCTGATTCTCACACGGCGTCATCACGTTCATGTTGCAGAACTTGAGAGCCGCTTCCTCCACCACCGTCTCTATGTCGATCATTCCGGGACGGTAGCTACCAGAGGCTGTCTTGTCCAGAGGTTGGCTGTTCCGGTTCTTCAGAATCCTGAACTTCTGGTTCGCCAACGGGAGCCTCCAGAACGAACCACTTTACCTCGGCGTCCTTCGGAGCTTCCATCCAGCCCATCGAATCGGCATGCTCAATCATGCAGCGACGGCATAGGCGGCGGTTCTCGTAGTTGAAGACCGTGACGAGGCCCTCGTCGCAGTTGTCGCACGGCTCCGGCTCCTCGAAGAACTCGAAGTCGTCGCCCCGGGGGAACTCCGTCCAGCCGAGAGCGTCGAGGATGATGTCGCGAAGGTCAGCGGCCATTGCTCACCAGGATCAGGATGACCACAAAGACTACGAGGAAGAAGAATAGGCCCACACCCGAAGGCTACACGTCCAGGCTCACCATCTCCGCGATGGGAGAGCCGACATGGCCCTGTGAGCACCGGACGATGAAGTGGTGGTTGACCGTGCCCTCAGGCGTGGCTGCGACGAACTCACCGATCATCTCGGCAATCGCATCGCAGTCGTCCTCACCACAGCGACACCATAGAACCATGGTGAGAAGATCGGAGATCAGCGTTCGGAGTCTGAGTCCCTGCGCTCACGGTGGTACGTGCAGTTCGGACACGGGCAGGGGAAGCGTTCGTCCGGCTCCACCCATGCGGTCGCTGTGGGATCTCCAAGCACGGCGATCCCGAAGTTCCCGAACGTGACGGTCTCGTGCTTATACGGAGTGCTCTGATGCAGCATTTTGCTCACTCAACGCCTCCTCCATCTGCAACAGGCTGGCGATAATCGCCTCCCGGTCTCCGTTGTAGAGCAGCAGCTCGTTGACGACGGTGCGCAACCTCTGGACATCCTTGTCGGGCGGCTTGTTCGTGCCACGGTCGCACACAACCATGGCGAGGGAGATCACCTTCTCCATGGCCTCGTACCGTTTCCGGTCGATGGTGACCTTGTTGGGGTGGAACTTCTCGATGGAGTATTCCGCGTTCATCGAATCTGCCAGCTCGCGGGCGCTGTCTATGGCGTTCTGTACCTTTTCAGGGCGAATACGGCCCGGTGCTCCCTTGAAGGCGCTTGCGGCGATCCTGGTGCGTTCTAGGGCCTTCTGAGACTCATCCATCTGCTTCGCGAAGTCTCGCAGGCCCTTACCGGACTTACCCATGCTTGCAGAGTACCTCGCGAGGTCACCGAGAGACAATGATTGGCTTCGGTGGGTCGGGGAATTCGAGCAGGATTCTCCAATCGGAGTCATCCCGGTGTGGGCGGGTGTGGTCGTACGCGAGAGTGCAGATGGCTCCGGTGATCGCGTCCACCAGGCCGCACCGCGGCTTCGGCGCTGGATCATCCTCCAGGACTGTCATCCACGGCCACTTGAGGAACCCCACGTCCTCAAACGACGAAGATCAGGAGGAGAATGATGATGATGATGATTGCTCCGGCGCTGATGTACATGCTTGCTCCTTGCTAGTCGGCTTCGATGAAGATGCAATCGCCGGGGCATTCCTCGGCGGATTCGATGACGGCTTCCTCCAGGCGCTCTGGCACGGATGCCAAGCCGGTAGCCATTTTAAGCTTTGGTTCCCCGCCTTCCATGCCTGAATCTCCCACTTCTTTCACGTAGGCGAGGCCATCGTCGTGCATGAAGAAGATCTCGGGGCAGATCTCGGCGCATAGGCCGTCACCCGTGCAGAGGTCCTGGTCGATCCACACCTTCATGGATTATGTATCGGCGTAAGTTTCTCAGAATTGGTGCTTGACAAACCGATGAGGCTGTGAAAGAGTGCTCACTGGACGCACTACCCGATAGGAGAACGAAAGACATGACGCCCACGTAGGTTCAGAAGGACAAGCTCTACATCGTCACCCGAGCCGATCTTCGCGCTGGAGATCAGGCTGCCCAGGCCGCTCACGCGGCTTTTTCTTATGCCTGTGCTCACCCAACCGCCACGCAGGCGTGGCACAACGAATCGAACTTCCTGGTTCTCGTCGCCGTCGATGACGAGCCTGCCCTTCTCGATCTTGCCGCAGAGGCGCATCGTCGGGGCATCCCGTTCTGCTTGATCGAGGAGCCTGACTGGCAGGGCAAGCCCGCAACGGCAATGGCCCTGGAGCCTGGCGATGCGGCGAGCAAGCTTTGCGCCAACCTCCCCCTTGCGCTCAAGGAGAAGGCCATGGTGTGATATCAATGCGCGCGCTGTTGGTCAGGTCTAGGCCCTCTAAAGGCCGGGGGCGAGGGTTCGATTCCCTCCGTGCGCTCCATGGGAGGTCGGCCCAGAGGTAAGAGGGACCGTACCGTTTGGGTAGCAGGCCCAGTCTCCGCCTCCCACCATGCCCCTGTCCGGCAACAGAGCCGGTCTGACCCGAGGGTCGGTGGAGTTCGTTACTCGCAGGGGCACCAAGCCCTCCTGGTATCCAGGCCAGCAAGCTGTTCGAGACAGCAGAGGGCGCTGAATTAGGTTGGTATCGAATCCGATAAGAGTTCATGCCCTTCAAGGATTACGAGTACCACCTCCAACACAACCGCGAGACCAGGAATCGGAGGTATCAAGAAGACGAGGACTACAGGAATCAGCGCCGCCAAGCTGCCGCATCACGGCGGGCCGAGATAGCGGCATGGGTGGAGACGCAGAAAACGCCCTGTGCCGCTTGCGGCGAGGCCGATCCCGTGTGTCTCGACTTCCATCATGTAGATCCAGCGACGAAAAGCTTTTCGGTCAGAGGCCAAGGACGGTCGATCAGCCGTGAGCGCCTCGAAGAAGAAATCAAGAAGTGCGTCGTGTTGTGCTCGAACTGTCACCGGCGAGAACACGCACGGCTACGCAAGCCTTCCTAGCTCAACTGGCAGAGCAGCGGTTTCTAACGCCGTAGGTTCTCGGTTCGAATCCGAGGGAGGGCGCGGGTCTGTAGGTTCAACTAGACCGCGGGTTGATCTCCGAGGTCCAGGTACTGAGTAGCAGCAGTACGCGTGTCAAGGCTGTCCACGGCAAGATAGCTAGCTGAACCGTGGAGCGCAGCCCTCAAACGTGGATGAGCAGCGAAAGGGATAATCCTGGTGGACCCACCACTTAGATTTCAGACTTAGATTTCAGACTTGCGCTCCACGAACTTGCGGCCAAGCTCCTCAAGTTGGTCGTCGGTGAGGGAGTTCTCCAGCAAGGGGAGCGCCGAGCCTTCCTCCTCCTCGACATGATGGGTGACCTCAGCTTCCAGCTTGGCAACGTACGTTGCGTGAGTGGGAGCCGGGGCCATGTCGACCTCGGTCATCAAGTTCATGATGCGATCGTGCTCCTCCGCAGCATGTTTCGTCTTCTCTTGGTCGATGATGGCAAGCTCGGAGTACACCACTTCCTCCTCGGCAGAAGCATGGACCTTGAGTTCGCGCAGGATGGCCTTGAGAATGTCGTGCTTCAGCGGCCCTTCGGTCTCGGCCTTGTATTGGGCAAACAGGCCCGCAACATGCTGGTGATCCTCTTTCAGCAGGTCAATGACGTTCATGATGCGTCTCCCGGTGGCGAAATTTCGAAATTTTCTGGATCAGTCAATGTATCCCGGGCGGCTACCGCCCAGGATCCCTCGGTAAGAATGCGCTGCCGCAATGCCGCTACCGCTTCGTCGTAACACTCGGGGTCAGATGGGATCTGCTCACCATCCACCCAGACTTCGGCGTTCGGGGGGTTGAAGTTCAACTTCACGGTGCAGTCCCAGACCTGCGTTGGTGTGGCCCCGCTTGTTCCTGCCTTGAAGTTGAAGATGCAGTCCCAGTCTGGCTCATCCCATGTCGAGATGCCGCTGTTGCCTGTGGGCGCGTAGGTGCCGATGGCTGAGACTGGCTTGACCCTGGTGGCTTTGGTGACTCCGCTGCCCAGACCACCAGCCAGAGGTCCCTGCATGAAGGCTGGCTGACCTGTTCTTGTGCCTGCTGGACCAGGACTGGCTACTTTGCCCTTGAGGGTGAACTTGAGGCAGTTGCAAGAGAGGCAGGTGCCTACGCCGCCTGCCGCGTGTGTAGCGCGCTCGTGCTGGCAGACACAGGTGTCCATCAGGTCTGCGTAGAAGACGCTGTCGAAGGCGCCACACCCGCACTTTGTACACGGACGCCGCATGGGAGCTGGATCATGGTCTGCTTCGTGGTGCTGGCATGTGCAACCCGTCGTTGAAGCTGTCTGCATCGCGACAGCCTGGTTGCTGGTGGGGCTGACGTAGGTGTTGCAGTGGCACTTCGAATCCGCGCAGTAGCCCGCGTTTGCTGCGTGAAGAGAAGCTGGGTGGCCGCAGTTGACGCACATCGTTTGGACCGTCTTGTAGTCCGGGCAACCACAGCGTGGCTCCTGACACGGGCACTTCGCCCCGCCGACTCCACCAAAGTGCTGACGCGGAGGATGCCCGCACAGACCGCAGGCGCTACTTCCCGTCCGGGACGCCACCGGAGCCGCCACCTTGGAAGGGGTTATTGGCTTCTTTCCCCGGAATTTCAAGGGGTAGCTCCTCCTGCTTCTTCTTGATGTATCCCAGGTCTGAAATCCGCTGTCTGAGAGTTTCAGACAAGAGAATCCCGTCATCTTCCATGAACACGTCTTCGAGAATGGCTTTCATCTCCTTTGCCTTCTCCAGCCAGTGCTCACGGCTCCGTTCGAGGCCGCCAACGTACGTTGAGGCAACTTCTCTGTTCAGCACATCCCGCAATCTGATCGCGATGTGGCTCTCGATGTAGTTGTGCTCGTCGCTGCCGTACTCGGTGGCGTGCTCCAGATGCACCAGGCAGTACTCGATCACTGCATGAAGCTCACCGACCTGCTGCTTGAGGTCAATGCACTCCGCCGTCTTGGTTGCTGCGACGTTGCCGAGCATTTCCGTCCACTTGTCCGGCCACTCCACGTAGACCGTGGACTTGCTGCCGTCACGCAGAGTGAACTCTCCGAACAGCACCTTGCCGCCGACGCGCTCGATCTGCTGCGTCAGCCTGGCGACTTGGGACGTGGCGCGGAGCAGTGCCTCCTCGGATTCACTGAGGCCAGAGTCCACGATCAGCTTGACGACATCCTTCTCGTTCACTTCTCTTTCTGCCCGTAGGGAGGCTTCATTTCGCCCTTAACGGGTGTTGGGTGGAGGGTGCTGGCCCTCCCCGCCCATTCGGGGTTGCTTGCCTCAACGAAGTCGCAGGCATCCAGCAACGCCTGGCCTAGTTCACGCATGGTGACGATGTTGCGCGTGTTGTAGTGCCATAGGTGGAGGTCACCTGGATCACTGGGGTTCCCGCGGCACGTGCTGAGCGTGACCGTCCTGGCGGTGCCGTTGGCCGTGACCTTCAAGTCCTTGCGGATCTTGAAGTACCGCTGGTACTTGTTCCACAAGTCATGGTGCTGGTGCCATGCGTCTTTCACTGACTCAACTCCAAAATTCGGGACGCGACGATCTGCGTCCACTCCGGGTGTTCCTTGTCATAGTGGTCTGCAAGGTCTTCCCAGCACAACAGATAAACCGGTACGCGAACCAGCACCTTCTTGCCTTCAAGGTTCACGTCCATCTCCTTGAGCAGCATGTTGCTGCACCGCGAGCACTGGAACTTGGTCATCGTCCTAGCCCTCTGAGCCGGTTGGCCTCATTCTTCATGTTGTCGATGATGGGGTCCACCACGAGTTCTCCGACCCACACAGACACGGCCTCTATGAACAGCTCCTTGTCCCACGGCCAGGAATCCCAGACGTAGATCTCGTTGCCCTTGCCCGCATCGAGCATGAGCTTGGACCAGTGCTCATAGATGTACCGGGCGAGAACCTCCCGGCGCACGTGCCGGTGCTCATAGTCCTTGGTGAACAAGTTCGGAGGGTCGTAGAACTGGGGCTGCTTCATCCTCTGCCCTGCCAGTACGCATCGGAATCGACCTCACCGAAGATCCGCTTCCACAAGCTGCGCTTCCGTGCCCGCTTCGTGTGGAGGCCCGCCAACGTGTTGCGCTGGCCGGGCGTCAGTTGCATGCCGCCTTCATGGGTGCAGCCGATGAGGTCTGTGCCACACAGGCTGCAACGGACGGTCGTGTGAGCGCAGCCGTCGACCCTGGCGTCAGGGTTGGACCGCGGTGTGGGCTTCACTGGCCGTCGTTCCTGATGGCAAGCTGCCAACCGACTTGCTTGCCCGTCTCGGCGGTGTAGATCGCGGCGAAGCACATCGGGCAGACGATGCCGCTTTGGCAGAACTGCTCGACGTTGGCTTCGTTCCAGGTCGCGCTGTCTATCGACCACGACCCCATGTTGGCGTGGAAGCACAGGTGGCAGAAGTCCTCGGGGTGGAACTCGGTCCAGCCCTTCCGGCGCTGCTCCTCTAGCTCCTTGCGCGTGGTCCGAAGGAAACAGGTGGGCTGTGTCATTCGGCGGCGTCCAGAAGTTCCTGCACGGAGCGGTGAGCACACGGGCACGAGTGAAACATGCTGTGCTCCTCACCTTCGCCGTAGATGGCAGCATGATGTTGGTTCGCGATGGCCTGGGCCTCGGGTGTCTCCATCATGGTGAAGAACTCGCGAGTGGAAAGGTCCTGCCAGGTCTTAGCCATCAGTCGACCCCAGGTACTTCGGAATCTCAGCGATCAGCTTGTCAAGCGAGTCGACATAGACGCCCTTGTCCATCGACGGCATGTCCGTCTTGAGCACCGTCATGCCATCGTCGTACAACTCGATGCGGACAGCCCGTACCAATTTTCGGTCAGTCATCGCGGTCCTCCGTTCGCCGTGCCGATCTGGCGCAGGACAGCAGGAACGTCGCGCTCCTCCTGCTTCTTCTTGTTGACGATGGTGACCTCACAGACCGTGTTCGGCAAGTAGTCAGCCGCCTTGTCTTGGGGCACCTGGATGGTGAGCACGCCGTAGCTCTCACCCCACGAGCTGCCATTGCGGCTGCAAGAATGCAGCCTCACGAAGACCGCGCCGTTGTAGGCCCACGTGGAATCGACCTTGTACTCACGGGTGACTGCCTCGGCCTTCTGCCGGGCCGGACTCACTTCTTCTTCGCGGCCTTCGTGGTCTTCCTGATGTCGGTCACCTTCTCGCCCGCCTTGGTGCTGGCAGCCTTGGCGTCGTCCTTCAGGTCGTCCCACATCGAGGTGAACGCCTTGCCGATGCCGTTCCACATGGACTCGAAGCCCTTCTTCATCTCGTCCATGGCCTCGTCGAATTCCTTCTGGTTCATGCTCCTAGCTCCTTCTCCATGCTCATGAGTTGGTTGACGACATAGTTGCGCTCTGCTGCTTCCATGTCGACGCGGGTGAACGCCTCCAGGGCTTCCTGGAGCCGCTTCCACTGTGGTGCGATGTCCTTTGGATACATCCGTTTGACTTCGTTTGCAAGTAGATCCACGGCTTCGGTCACCACAACATTCAGTCGGTGGTCCTCCTCCTCGTGGTTGACAGCGATGCTGATGCGGGCAGGAGTCGTCAACGTATGTTTACAGCAGGGGCATTTCATTGAAGCCACAGACTCCCCCCTTCGACTGCACCCATGAGTTGACGACGGAGCAACTCGAACTCCTGAGAATCCTCGATGGCCGACAAGGTGGCTGCCAACGACATGAAGGCCGTGTTGCCTTCGCGCAGGATGATGGAACCAGCCTGGAGAGTCAAGGTAGTGGCGCAGGCAATGGTGATGTCGTCAGAGAGCGCGATGAAGGCCAATTGCTTACAGCCGATCCAGAACTCCATGCCGCCGACCTTCACGCTGGCAGGGGAGGTGAAGTGAAGCTCGTCTCTGTTCTTCCACTGGTCCGGGGCAGCGTCGTACTGGAACACGACGCCGATGATGGCTCCCCAGTCGTGGTGCGGGACGTGTTCGCTCTCGCAAAGGCGAACGTCCACCTTCACTTCCTCCATGGAGAGGAACGTACACCAAAGAGAGGTGCCCCGGCAGGATGGCGTTGAGACCAGAGATTATGGATGTCTCTGCGCCAGCCTGATTTTCAAGGGGCATGGCGTGGTCTTGCCTCCAGAGCCTGCCGGGGCGGGCAGACTCTACCTCATCTTCAAGGCGTGTCCATGCGGGCACCGGGAAATGTGCGCCCATGCCGCCGTCAGCGACAACTTCGTCACCGTGGCAGTTGTGTGGTAGCGCCGACCGGGCGTGCTGATGTAGCAGATGATGGTCACCATGACCAACCTCCTTTGTCGAGTGACAAAGGGCTGTTACATCAGGCCACGCTCCTTCGCGATCCTCTTGCCCCAGTCCACGTCGGCCTGGGTGACAAAGCACGGTTGGCCCAGCATCTGAGCCGCGTGCCGGGCCTTCTCCTTCACCGCAAACGCCAGCCACCACTGCCGGTGCCAGGCCCAGTGCAGCCTCTTGAACCGATAGCCGAACTTGTCCCTGAAGGCGCACTTGGTGATGAAGGGGTTGCCCACCGGGACACTCTAACAGTTCTCGCAAAACGCTGTCAACGACCGTTGAGAAGACCATCCATAAGGTCACCAGCCGTGCCCGCTTGAAGAACATCGAAGTAGTTCGCTGTTCGGATGGAAAATTAGGCCCGCTGACGGCCTGTAATCGGTGGGCAAAGAATCTTTGTCCGGGGGTATTGACTCCGGTGATCAACCTGTGCTCTACTCTCGTCCGCACAACGCCAACATGGAGGAAACGGCAATGACCACGCAGTACAAGGAGATTCCGCTCAGCGGTCTTCGTGTGCATCCGGGCTACCAGCGGGAGCTGGATGAGGGCCGGGTCATGAAGATCGTCGCTGAGTACGACCCGCGTCTGTTGGGCGTTCTGATGATCGCCCACGACGACCACTCGGCCCCGACATGGGTGTGGGACGGTCAGCACCGGCTGGAGGCGCTCCGTCGCCTCGGTTTCACGACAGCTTGGGCGCAGATCAGCCCCGACACCCCGCAGGACCAGGCCAGCCTGTTCGTCCGTGCTCAGGAGGGCCGCAAGAACATCACGCCCGCCGCTCGGCACCGGGCGCAGTTGTTCGCTGGCGAGGCCAAGGCCAAGGAGATCGACGAGATCATCACGTCGTTCGGCTACAAGCTCAGCAATGACGCGGGTGCCAAGAACATCCGTGCCGTGCGGGCCATGTACTGGATGTACGAGCGGGGCGGCGCAACTGCCGTCCGGCGCACGATGAACGTCGTCACGTCGGCGTGGGCGAACCTCGCCTCTGCCTTCGATGACCGGGTGCTCAAGGGCCTGTCCCTGACGCTCATCGCCTTCCCCGACCTGGACACGTCCATGGTCGCGGACGCGCTGCGCAACGAGTCCCCGCGCGCCCTCTTGATGGACAGCCAGGCTCGGACCCGTTCGGTCACCGGATCGAACAATCACATCGAGCTTGCGAGGAGCTTCATCAAGATCATCAACAAGCACTCCGGTCGCCGTCTGCGCGACCCCTTCACTCGGCACGGTCGGCTCCGCGGTGCCAAGCCCACGAAGAAGGCCATCGTCAAGGCAAGCAAGGTTGCCAAGCCGGTGACCACCTGATCTCCCTTTCTACGGGAGGATGCGCTAGAAGGGGTCGGGAAACCGGCCCCTTCTTCGCGTCTCTGGACATATTGCCTCTTGACTTCTACTCCTTATGGATGTACCTTGCCTCTCCGCAGCACCAACCACACCGTAATTAGGAGGAGGACCATGGACGACATTCGGCCAGCGATCATCGTGAAGAACGCGGTGGAGCAGGCCATCCCCGAGCATGGTGACTTCACCAGCCGAGAGGTTGCCGAGAAGGCCCTCGCTTGGCTGGAGGAGCATGCACCGGAGCATCTGTCGGAGTGGCAGCACGACCTGGCCCTCGGTCAGCTCCGTGAGGTCGCCAGCCACACCTTGGCGAAGCGTCGGGCCGAGGCCCGCCAGCTCATGCGTGCCGAGAAGTTTGACAACTTCGTGGCCGCGGTCAGGGCGGGCGAGAACCCGCTGTCGCAGATGTATGTCATCGACGACAGCAACACCAGGCGGCAGGTGGGCGACATGACGAACGCCGATCTGAGCTATGTCGCCACGAGCTATGGCAGCCAGGCCGCGAGGCTCTCGATGGAGGCCATGTTCTTCAAGCAGCTTGCCAAGCAGGTCCCGACCGGCAAGACCGTCAAGGACGTGATCTCCGACGAGGAGTTCACCCGGCTGTACCAAAGCATCACGCAGGAATCCGTCTAACCGAACCGTAAGGAGAACATCATGGCAAACAGTGTGTTCGAGAAGCATCGCGACGCCCTCTACAAGAACCGCTTCGGCGGCGTGCTCCAGGTCGATCACCTGGTCGGCGGCATCCCGTCCGACCCCAAGGTGGCCGAGGGCTGGATCAAGAAGACCCTCGGTGCCGACAACCAGGCGCTGATCTCTGAGCTGGTCACCAAGACCATGCTGGAGCGCGGCGTGGTCAAGGACGACGCCATCGACGAGGTCGTCAAGACCACCAAGCTCAATGGGTTCAAAAGAGACGACGAGGGCCTCTACATCGAGGGCCGTCAGCTCAAGGCGGCGTTGAAGGAGGCGGCTTCGATCCGCTGGCCTGACCGCCGCTGGGGTCCCACCCGCAAGGGCACGAAGGCATTCGTGGCGGAGCACATCTTCGTCATCGAGGATCGCCTGCACCTGGGCGTCACCGAGCCGTCCGGCATCCAGCAGCGGTTCGTCTCCACCTTCCGTGGAACGGGCATTCAGTACGAGGAGTACGTCGAGGACGCGAAGGTGCCGTTCTCGGTGCGAAGCGACTTCGACTTCTCCGACGACGAGTGGGCCGATCTCTGGACCACCGGCGAGCAGCAGGGCATTGGTGCCACCCGCAGCCAGAGCTACGGACGGTACGCCGTCGTGGAGTGGGCCAAGCTGTAATGGCCGAGTACCCGCTCGATGATTTCGGGATCGACTTCATCGCGTGCGACTGCACCGTCTGGCCCATCGTGCGATTCCATGGGTCCGGGCGGTGTGGTCGTTGCGGGGTCTTCCCCGATCCCGATGACCCTGCCCGCAGGTTCGGCAGCAAGTCGGAGGGCCAGACGCTGGAGAAGGCAAGGGAAGAATGGCAACGGAAGCGCCGCAGGTAGGCCGGGACCCGACCGACGACATGCACACCATCTGGCACTGCCCGGACGACGGCTGGTGCCATCACCGCTGCCAGAAGGCGTGCTTCCGTGTGCTGTCATGCGAGCCGCTGTCCGACGTGTTCCCCAACGACGAGTGGCCTGAGAGCATTCGGGCCTTGCACCGCCTTCTCAACAAACGTTGAGGAAAAGAACTTGCTCTTGAAAGGCTGAACGTGACGGGCTACCCTTCGGGGTAGCCGGTCTCGTTCGTTCTGCAACAACGAACTTGGCAACTTGGACCCGGGTTACTCCCGGTACACGACTACCCGTCCCTCCCCAATCCGTCGCAACGCTGCCCACGCCGTCCCGCTCCTGCCCCCGCCGACATCCCCCGCCTGCCCCCGTCTCGTCTCAACATCCCAACCCGCCCCATCTGACTTCCCTGCCCAGCCCAGCCCATCGGCGCTTCATCCCCTGCCCCATCTGACCAACCAATCCCACCCCCGCCTCCTCAGCTCAACCCACCCCGCACGACTACCCGTCCCGAGTCACGGCTTCCCTGGCCCTACCATCTGACTTCCCTGGTCGACCCAACCCCGCGCTCACCGACTTCCCTTACCACCCCCAGCCGCGGCCCTCCTAATCAATCCGACTACCCCTCCCTAGTCAGACCTATTCTTTCGACTTACCGGTCCCACCCGCCCCAAGTCGTCTGACTACCCGGGTCCACCCGTACCGCCTCGGCCCACGCCACGCGACTATCCCGCCCTAGCCACCTCGTCACCGCCCTCTCGACTACCCGACCCCAGCCCTTCGCGCCTCGGCCCGCCCCTGTCCGGTCGACTTCCCAGGTCTCCCCGATCCAACGCATCCCTGCTCGACCACCCAACCCCGTCCGACCCTGCCCCCGACGCCCCCTCCCTGGCGACTACCCAACCCGACCCTTCGCATCCCCTCCTGACTACCCTCCCCGTTCCATCGCGTCCCTGCACGCATCGACGTCCCGTCCCGGCCCGAGTCGTCACCGCCCGGCTCCCCCCGATCCGGCCCCACCCTGCCCCGCCCGAGCCGTCCCACCCCGACAACCCATGCCACCCCGGCGCTCTCCGTCTCGCCCCGAGCGACTATCCGGTCCATACCGGCACGGCCTCGACCAATCCTGGCCGACTACCCTCGCCACCCCGACTCCTCCCGGCCCTAACGACTTCCCGAGCCAAGCCCGCCCGATCACCCGGCAAGCCTTCCCGAGCCGACCCTTACGACAACCCCACCCGCCCCCTCCCCCGTCCATCCGGGTCCACCCATCCCGCATGACACGCCATGCCTATCCCACCCGTCTCACACCTACGCGACTACTCATGCCGTCCCGTGCCCGCACGCCCCAGCGCGACTATCCGGACCTCACCCGTCCCTCCCTTTTCGCCCCATCTGACATGCCACCCCGAAGCCACCCGCCCCAAGACGCATGACTGCCCGAGCCATGCCAAATCCCCCCTGCCCGAATGACGACCCGTCCCTGGCCGACTGCATCCCAAGCCGTCTCAACCCATACGACTTGTCTCCCCTCGCCAGGACAACTCTGTCCAAGTGACTAACCTTATTCCGGCCAGTCCTGTCCATCCCATTCCGACTACCCACCCCTTGCCTTCGCTTCCCACGTGACAAGCCGACCCAAGATCGCCCGACCCTTCCCGACCCAAGCCGACTACCCGGCCCAGCGCAACCCGACCCTGATCAAACGACTACCCCCGCCGACCCCTGCCCGCCCCGTCCGTCTCGATCCAAGCCGACCATCCAAGCCCAGCCACATCAACACGCCCCAACTGACGTTCCTGCCCGCCCCTCCCCGGTGCGCCCCCAACCCTCTCGTCCCGCTCCGACTACCCAACCCTCCCCGCCCGACCCCGCGCGGCCCGACCCCTTACGACGAACCTTGTCGCACCGACCCGCACCCCACTCGCTTCGACAGACCGCACCCTTCCGCACCTGTCCGACAAGCCGAGTCGTCCCCCCGCTCCCATCCCGACTGCCCCCGCCTACCCATCGCTCCCCAGCCCGTCGCGTCCCTCGCCATCCCGACCCGGGCCTGCCCGACTTCCCGAGCCTATGCCAGTCAACCCGTCCCCAGCCGACTACCCGCCCCGTCCCACAGCAGCCCTACCGACTAACCCAGCCTGCCCCCTTCTCCCCGCGTCGGACCACCTGACATGCCTGGTCATCCCCGCCCCACCCCGCCCGACGAACCAGTTCGCCCCACACCGAGCCAACCGACTTCCCGTCCCACCCCGACCCAACTAGCCTCGACCCCTCCCATCCGACTGGTCCACCCGGAACTCTCCGGCCCACGCCGACTATCCGAGGCACGATGACTGATGAACTGAAGATGGACATAGTGATCGAGGACTACGACGACATGCGGGTGTCGGAGATCCTGCCCTTGCTCCCCGAGCTATACGACGACGAACTCGACATCGTGTACGCCCACGAGAAGATGACGCTGGCCCGTCCGGAAATCCTGACGAAGATCCACACGCTCCGGTCGAGCCTGCCAGCCCCGGTGCCGCAGCCGCCGACCGAATGCCAGGAGAAGCTCTGCCGCGAGCCGAACAGTGCGCCCGGCTCCTACTACTGCGCCGTCCACGAGATCACGTCGAAGGGAACTTCTGACCACGGAACGGCGCAGTTGCTCGCGAACATCTTGATCGAGCTGCGCAAGACCAACGAGAAACTTGACGACCTCGCCGTGCAGCTAGAGATCGAGAGGATCCGCCGTGATACACACGCTGATCAACAAGCAGACGCTCGACCGGATTCAAACGCACGTTGAGAACGCTTGCATTGGCGGAGTGAGCTGGGTCCGAGGAGACGACCGTCAATCCTCGTTGATCGAAGATCAGCTCGTTGGGCAGCTCGGGGAACTTGCACTGCATCGGTACATGGGAGCCGAGGAGATGTACTTCCAACGGCGCGCCGAGATCGACAAGAACCCGTTGGTCGGTGATGGCGGGTCGGACTTCGGCTGCATCGACGTGAAGACATCGTTGATGCGCAGGAGCAAGCCGCACGAGTTGTATCGCCTCGCCGTTCGGCCCCGAGAACGGCATGATGAGAGCATCTACATCCTGGCATTGGTCGAGACATTGACTCCACCCATCAAAGTGGTGTTCGTGGGGTGGGCATACGGCTTCGACATCAAGCACATCTCAACAGAGGGCACCTTCAAAGGTGCCTACGTCATGCCAGCGTCTGAACTCATACCAATGCGCCTACTCAGGCATGCATTGACTCTACTTTAGGCATGGATTGACTTAAGGTGAAACAGTAGTCAATGCTCCGGGTATCAGCTAGATGCGTTGACTTAACACCCAGTTGCGTTGACTTAAAGGTTGTTGAGGCGCCGCAATACAGCGTCCAGAGCATGGGGAAGCGGGTTTACCAAGCCGCCGAACCGCAGAATCCATTCACGCAGCTCCTTGGCCTCATCGTGGGGCAGCGTAACAGTCCTTGCTGCGGGCATACGAGGGAGCTTCTTGCCCACTTCCTCGATCACGCCCTGGCGAATGACTCCCCAGTCGAGACCCATCTGCTCCAGCACGGCAACACCGATGCCGTCACCCTCACGAACCAAGGCGAGAATCATGTGCTCGGGACCAATCCAGTTATGCCCAAGCTGGAGGGCTTCCCGCAGCGAGAGTTCCAAGACCTTCTTGGCCCGAGGCGTGAACGGAGCCTGGCCGCTCGCGCCTGTCGCGGGCACGGCTGCTCGGACGAGCTTCTGTGCCTGCTCGTAGTCGGCACCCATGGTGACCAGCACGTCATGAGGGATGGTGTCTTCCTCGTGCAGCATCGCCAACATGATGTGCTCGGTTCCGAGGAAGTTGTGGTCGAGTTCGCGAGCCTCCTCCTGGGATACAACGAGGATCCTTCGCGCCTTGTCAGTGAACCGTTCGAACATCCCAGCAGAATACAGCCCGGGTCTCCCTGACGCCAGCATTCCTCCAGGAGAAGTGGACAAAACCATTTCAACGTCCGTTGGCATAGGATCGAACGACAAATCCAACTAGTTTGTTGGTCTTGACAACCCCTGACCTGCGCCTTCGCGGCTGTCAAATCGCCATTAGCTGATTTCTCGTTCGATTTCCACAGAACGTCCGTTGGCGATTGTGAGCTTGTGAAATCTGTTCAGCCGCGTCTGTCGGAACGCGTCCGGGCAGGTCAGCCCTGTTGCGGTGCTTGGCAACAGATCTCAAAACGTCCGTTCACGAGACCTCAGACTCGCCAACCCTAGAGTCAACTCTAGACTTTTGACTTTCTTCGCTGCGTACGGGGATACCAGGCGAAGCAATTCAAACCGGACATTCCGCCCATACCGGACCCCCCCCGGGCCTCTGACCTGCACTTATGCGAAATCTGGGAATCCTTGGCACTACCGTATGCCCTGGGTTAAGCTAGGGCTGTGCCCGGCTGCGACGCCGGGAGGCGGAGAGACAACCGCCGCTGCTTTGAACGACCGCGCTCCGTGGTCGGGGATGGTCCCCTTAGTTCAACGCGGCCAAACAAGAGGAGGATCTTATGTCCCTCGCTCTCATTCCGCGCGGCCTTGCGCCGCACCGGCACGGGACGGGTGGCGTATGCCCTGATCCAGCCTGCTCGTTCTACGTGCGCATCATGGTTAGCGCCATGAAGGCACGCGTGAACGCTCAGCCCCTGGCATTGCGGTTCGCGCCACGCAACTCGTTCGCCGGTGAGTCCAAGGCAGCAACGCGGCTGAGCACGAAGGCCGACCTCGACTTCATGGCTACCCGAAAGAGCACGTCACTCGGGCCGCGCGAGCGGTGGGGACGCGTCTGGGGTGGACAGGTGCGCACGTACAACGGCTCCATGTGGAGTCGCGCCGAAGGAGAGTAGGCGGCCGTCCGGAACCGGGCCTAGCGCCCGGCTTCGGCGCGCCCGTACATAGGTCCCCGCTAGGTGGTGCCACGTGCCCTTCAGGGATCGGTAGCGTCCCCTTGCACCTACCCCGAGTACAGCTCGGGATGCTGCATGAAGAAGGGTGGGACCGCACAACGTCCGTTGGCCTAGAGCCGGGATAGGACGCGCCAGCAGGCCACACCATGGGTGAGCACTGCACTGGCACGGTCGGGCATGGTTCGACTCCTGCCCCCTGGATGGCACATGCCACCACCTAGCACGGTTGGGTACATGCCCCAGCATGCCTCACAGGGCACGCTGGGGGATGGACAGACAACCATCCACGCTCATGCACGGGTACGTCCGTTGGCCTACGGCCGGGATAGGACGCCCGCATGCACACAGGGTAGCGACTGGGGTGCATGCATGACGACTAGGGGTTCGGGCGCTTTTGGCCCAGGATCGCCCCTGGACATAACAGGAGGGTGAGCGTGCTGCTCACCTCGTGCGTAGGGGTGCCCTTCGTTGGGGGGCGCTCCACCAGTGGCTTGACGCATCCTCGGGTGCTGACGGTACACGGCACAATGAGGGCGGGTACAGACGCCTACAGATTGAATCACCCTCCACGTTCGCGAACCTGTGCTGGACAAGCGTGTCCACGCATAGATCCATCGCGATCCTTGGTGCCCTTTTTCCGGGTTGGCCTATGGCCGGGAAACCGGATCTCGGGTAGCACCTTTCCTGCCGCAATGCGGGATCGGGCACGCCACCAAGGCTCTCCGATGGTGCTGCGCCATGAGCAGTACGGCCGGGTTCGTGTGATCCCATATGGACTGCTTCTAGCCCGAGGTACGGGGCACGAAGTGTGGTCCGTGGACCGTTTGGCAGCTTTTAGCCGGGATAGGTCCATGGTTTGAGTCATCCGGAACATCCGTTGAACGGATGGGCTATGTCATGGCCCGCTTGGGTTGCGCTAGGCGGGAAGCATGATGCCGGGAAACGCTCCCGAGAGGCGTAGGGCGAAACATGCCCGGGATTACCTCTCCCAACGCGGGAGTATTACTGCCCCCCATCTATATACACGGACTTTTTACCGGCTGTGCTCGGTGCCACCGCCCATGCGGCTCTTTCAAGGGTGACGGGTTCGATTCCCGTGCAGCCACCATGCGCTTCCAAGACAGGACGCGCAGTAGCGAGACAGCAAGGAGTTTTACCGTCATGGCAACCAAGATCAGCAAGGCCGCGGCCGTGGCCGAGCTGGGCTACCGGAACTTGGCGAAGCCGCGCCCCGCACGCAAGGGGCACAAGCTTTTCGTCAGGATCTCCGCAGTCCAGCGCACCCTGGCCCTCAACGCTTCCGGCGACGACCTTCGTGCCGCCGCTGGCGTCGAGGTCATCGTCAAGGGCAAGACGGTCGCCCGCATCACCACCGGCTCCAGCCGTGAGGACGCGCTCCTCAAGGTCAAGGCCCAGGCCGCTTTCAAGCGCGCCCACGCCAAGGCCGAGCCGGGCCAGAAGAACAAGGCCGGACGGGCCGCCTACAAGGCGGTTTTCGTCAAGGCCGCCGAGAAGCAGGCCGCCTAGCACGGTCGGTTGGGGCAGCACCTAGAAGCGGCGGCTTTTAGGTGCGCTCCCCAACCGACCATGAAAGGCAGGTGCTTTTGACAAAGACCGAGCGTCGTAGGCAGGCGCGGGCACAACGAGAGGCACGCTCTCGGCGCAAGGCCCTTTTGGGTGATGAGCCGACAATCGTGTCGATCAAGTCCCACCAGCCTGACGACAGGCCGCACAGCCCGAACATGCTGCGCAGCCAGTCGTGGATCACCGTTGTGGACGTGCGTTTGGTCGCACGCCAGAGCGTCAAGCCCACAGGTTGGGCCTCAATCGTCGGTTTTCACGACGAGGGTGGTCCCAAGCCGCAGATGGTCCAGTCGGGGACTTTGTCCTCACGCCCCGGCAAGCGAGTTGGTCAGGCACCTTCTGCCAGCCGCCGACCCACACCCGAGGACGCGAAACGAACGTTGCGGGGTTGAGATGCTTTTCGCCCCGACCGACAAGACGCCGCGCATGAAGCCGCCGAAAGGCAAACGGCGGCCCAACCGCAAGCCGCTCCAAGTTCGGAGAGGTTTGACCGCTCGTGAGCGTGAGTTTCGCGAGTTCGAGTCCTTGATGCGGGCACCCAGCTCGCAACACCAGGACTGAGTTTTGAGTGGTGCCTGTCGGGCACGGACAGCCTTTTGGCTGGAGACCCGAGCGACGATGGTAGGCAGGCCGTAAGTGGGTAGCGGGAGGTTCCACCCGTACCAGCCACAAGTCTTTGGGCCAGCCCTAATCCGGCTGCGTGATAACGGGAGTTTGGGCAGCGATCCCAGTCGCTAGCCGCGGGGACGTGGAGCACCGTCCAAACCACGCTTTTGGCGTGAAGGTCTTAGCTCCCACTTTCACAAAAACCTCCGCGTACCGGCGCAAGCCTTCCTGACGAGGTTGGCCCCAAGGGCGACAAGCTGTGCGCCTGATCCGGGATGATCGCGGAGGTTTTTGTGAACGTGCATATCCCCGAGACAGGGAGGACAACATGCTGGACCTTTTGGTAGCCATCGCTGCCATCGTGCGTGAGGACGTGGAGTCGTGGCGTGGTCACGACCTTTTCGACGAGATCGTCGAGGACCGCGAGATCGTGCTGCGCCAGGGCGTCATCGGCACGGGCAATCCCGCATGCGGGAACTGCCCTTCTTGCGCCGGTTACGACGTGGCGGACAACTGATGTTCGTCCTCGTCAACGCCAACGGCAAGATCGTTTTTGCCGGACCCACGCTCGCCAACGTGGTGCGTTTGGCAGCGTTCTTCAACGCACGTCCAGCCCGAGTGGTTTTCGGGACCATCCAGTTCATCGAGGTGCCCGCATGAGCGATACCGTCCGCTTTTTCTCCTGCCCCAACGGCCACGACCACGAGGTCCAGCCGTGGGCACCCAAGGTGCCGAACCGTTGCATGTTTGGCCCTTGCAGCCAGCCCTTCCTGACGCCTGGGCAACTGGGCGCACGCACCCGCAAGCTCAACAACGAAAGGGGAGACACCCGATGACCACGAAGGAGCTTTTGGAGCGCATCGACGCCCGCCTCGCTGAACACGAGGCCGCTGTCGTCAATGCCAAGCCGCTCCCTGTGGTGCCTGTCGAGGAAGTGGCCGACTTCGGCCTCCTTTTCGACGCCCACATGGTCACGTGGATTGGCGACATGCCAGTGGTCCACGACTGACCTGACCGTGCCCCGCGAGGGGCACGTTCACAAGAATCCCCAACACGTTTGGTGGTTCCTGTGAACGAGGGAGGTCTTAATGCGACTATCGAATTAGCCCGGTAACGGGTCAACCATCCTGGTGCCCGCTTCGAGCGGGATTAAACGCTTCTAGTGGAGCGTGTGAGGGTGCGCCATGGCGCTGCGTCCAATTGCGACAGCAGGCAAGTTTCGCACCCCGACAAGAGCGGAGGCAGGTCCCGACAACCTCTGCACGCTGCCGTGTCTGTTCGCAGGCACGTGGGCGTTGGGACCGCTCCTAGACCTTCTCAACACACGTTGAGCGGGTTTAGGTGGCATCCGGTCACCTTCCTGAGACAAGGAGGCGCATCGTGCGCAAGAACAAGCCCAACGCCCGGCCCATGCGAGTCGTGGCGAAGGCCAACTGGTTCCTCGTCACCCTCGTGGGCCACGAGGACGCCAAGCGGCCCATCCGGGTCTTCGCGACCAGCAAGGGCCACGCCTACACCAAGGCCGTCGCCCTGTTCCCCCCGAACAAGCGGCCCCTCGCCGCCAAGGTCGAGGTCGAGCGCATCAAGGTGCGCTTCTAGTGGAGATCATCCAGGTCCCCACGACCACCACGTCCGTGAGCCTGGTCCTCGAATGGCCGCCCGCACACGGCCAGATCATCCACTACCAGGACACGGGCAACTTCTACCAGTGGGATGCGTACACTCCGCATCGCATCGGTGGAGATCCGGGCATGTGGTCGCCCATCACGCAGGAGGAAGCTGGTGCCTGCGTGTGTGGCGTGAAGCTGCCCGTCTACGACATGACCAATCCCGGCGAGTTCGTGGGGCACTGGTGCTCCAAGCTGGACGAGGCGGCGGGATCATGAGCGTCAAATGCGGTAGCTGCGACGGCTACCACGAGGACAGGCATGGCGTGCGCGCCTGCTTCGCTGCCAAGCGTGGGCTGGCTGAGGCCCGCGAAGTTGTGAAAGTTGACAGGGTGGCCTCTCCCCGCAAGTTCCAGCCACGCGAGACCTTCGGTCAGACCCTGCGCAGGCACACACCCGAGAAGCCCACCTGCTGGGCATGTTCCTCAACGGACATTGAGTACCGGGTGGTCAAGGGCAAGCAGGTGCTTTGCTGCGACAAGCACCCCAAGACCACGCACCCCGACTACGTGGAGACGCCCGAGATCCGGGCCAACAGCGAGGCTGCTCAGACCACAGACCTGCGTCGACGCAAGCGTGCGGCGCAGGCTGCTGGCATCGACAAGCCTGCTCCACGCTCCACCATCCAGCCCAACGGACGGCGCAAGTTCCGTGCGGGCTGTGAGCCTGGCACCTACGACGGCAAGAATCCCGAAACAGACGAGATCGGTCGATGCCGACGCTGCGTCGGGACGGGCATGTTCATCACGGGCATGCTCAACGGCAAGCCCACTGGCCCTGGTGGCCCATGCTTCCGCTGTGGAGGCAACGGCAAGCAGACGGATTGTGGTATCTCCGTCCACCTTGCCCGGTACGAGGCCATCATGAACAACGAGTGCGATGACATTTCCGCTTGTTGTGACAGGGTGCGCAACGACCTGTTCGACAGGTTCCGCACAGTGAGTGCGTACTGATGAGCACCCACTACTTCTACGCATGGCGGGCGGTACCCATCGAAGTCGAGCGTCGGCCAGCAGTCAGCGACGACTACGACCCTGACGAGTTCGACGTGAAGGTTCGAGTCAGGACCGACAGCGGCTTCACAAGCATCATCCTGGAGCACGTCGGACGCCGTGAGCTTCACCGCATGGCCCGCCGACTCAATGCCGCCACCGAACAGTTCCCGCTCACGCCGGACGAACTGGCCCAGCTCATCGAAGAAGAAAGCGAGACAGCATGAAGCTCTACTGGTACGCCCTGCGCACGATGGTCCAGACCAACGTCCGCAGGCGGAAGCCCATCCCCAACGCACAGCCGCTCATGCTCTGGACTGCCGAGACAGGCACCTGGCGTGAGATCGTCGTCAACCCGAACCGGCACCACGGATGACGTACGAGCAAATCCTTGCGCTGCTGGAGTCGTACCGCCCGCCCGAGTCCGAGCGCACGAATCACCCCGATGACGCCTGCGGACGCGCTCGCAATGCCCTGCTCGACGAGATCATCGAGGAACTCGACGGGATGACATGCTGTGATTGGCGGACCTGCGGATGAGCCATCGCGTGCGGTACGTCGAGATCAGCTACGACCAGGACATGGACCCGGTAGACGAGGAAGTGCTCATCGCTCTCATCGAGGATTTCATGTGCCCCGAGTACGCACACCTGCCCTCCGTTCCTGAGCACAAGTGCCCGCTCATCGGTATCTCGTGTCGCACCGAGCATCACCTGTGTTCCAACTGCAACACCAACCGTCCCTGCAACGAAAGCGAGTCACCATGAGGTTCTGGACATTCTTCCTCTGGTTCTGTGCCCTGTCCTTCCTCACGGGTGGCGCGCCGTTCGCTGGCATCGTGGCCTTTGGCCTCGGGTGCTGGACACTGGCGATCTACCTGGAGAACAAGCAGAAGGAGGCGCACCGTGGGCCAAACGGACATTGACATCACCGCCTACGAGGTCGGTGGCTGCGTGCGTGACAAGCTTCTCGGTCTGCGCAGCAACGACATCGACTACGCTGTGGAGGCTCCGAGCTTCGAGGCCATGACCATGTGGCTGCTCAACGAGGGCTTCGAGATTTTCCTCAGCACCGAGGAGTACCTCACCATCCGTGCCCGCTTCCCGCGTGACACGGAGAAGCACGAGGTCCCTGCCGAGTGGCGTGGGATGACTGCTGACTTCGTGCTCTGCCGCAAGGATGGGCCAAGCACGGACGGACGCAGGCCCGACTTCGTGGAGCCTGGCACCATCGAGGATGACCTGGCTCGCCGTGACTTCACCATGAACGCCATGGCGAACCTTGCCTACAGCGTGACCAATGGCTGGGGCATGTGGCACACGGGCCAGAAGGTGATCGACCCGCATGGTGGACGCGTGGACCTGTCCCATCAGCACATTCGTTTCGTGGGTGATCCCATGACGCGACTGCGTGAGGATGGGCTGCGTGCTCTGCGTGCGATCAGATTCGCCGTAACCAAGAGCTTCAACCTCGACCCAACGGTCGTGGACGTGCTCCAAGACGCCGAGGTTGCGAGCCTGCTGGGTGGTGTGAGTGAGGAACGTGTCCGCGAGGAACTCCACAAGGCGTTCAAGCACGACACGCTCAAGACCCTGCACCTGCTCTCGATGTTCCCGTACCTGGAGCGCGAGATGTTCAGCAAGAAGCTCTGGCTCGAACCCACACTGAAGTCGTAAGGAGGAACAGTGGATGATGACCTGAATGACCTGGACTTCGTGCGCACCGGCCCGACCCAGCGATTCAGGGTCATGACTGCTGGCTCCACGCATGACCATCAGAAGGACCCGGGCTGCAATGGTGGCCCGCACACCTTCTTGCCTGGACGCTGTAGCTGCATGGTCCTCGTGACCACACTCAGCATCGAGGCGATAGATGAGCAGGATGCTCTGCTCATCGCTGCACAGTGGATGGCTGGGCGATACCACATGCCCATCGAGACTCTGCTCTGCATGTAGCAAATGGGGAAGGCTAGTGACGGTAAGGATGAGGGCGCTAGCTGAGTTGGGACTAGATGGATGAAGGCCCAACAACACAACTAAACCGAACAACAGAAGGCGAGACAGCCAATGACCAGCGAGGAATACCTCGAAGTACTCGACGCCTGCCTGAACGCAGGCCATACCGCACCAGTCATCGCCGCCATGCTCACCCTCGTGGACGACGCGAGCGATGAGAACCTGACCGAAGCCTACGTGGCGTGGTCACGGTGGTACCAGCAGTACCCCAAGCAGACCGAGCAGGAGTTCGTCAAGCTGGTGCAGGACCTCACCGGCGAGGAATGCCGGTTCTGCGCCGACTGCTCCGCGCTCACCTGGGACTGCGACATGAGCACGGTGGACAGGGACCGCAAGGTCTGTGATGACAACTGCTTCGGTCATTACATCCAGTGCGCCAGGTGTGACGACTACGTGTCTGAGGACAACGTCACGTATGCCGCAGGCGCTGATTACTGCGAATCGTGCTACGACAACAACTTCTCGTACTGCGAGGATTGCGACGAGCACTATGACAACGACTTCGCCGCCGAGCACAACCACATCGGCTGTGAGTGCGATCCTCCGCATCCTGAGTTCGAGTTCCCGGCCAACGGGGATGGCGTGGTCACCCAGGACGAGCGACTCACCGTCAATCTGCCGAAGGGCACCATCGACGAAGCGGGCATCAACCGCATCAAGTCGAGGCTCTACGACACCCTGTGCGCCTACGACGCCACGCCTCTGCTCAGCTACACCGATGTGGAGAAGGCAGTCACCGAGGTCGGGACGCTGTGGCAGGGCAAGCGAGGCAACTTCACCAAGCGCCTGTCCAGCGAGCTGTTCAAGCAGCACAAGGTCAAGCTCGACCCTGAGTTGATCTCCGAGATCGGCAACATGGCTCGACAGCACTCCAGTTCGGAGGCAACGTGGCACGTCGAGTTCACTCGTGACCTCAACCAGTCCGCCGAGGCGTTCAGCAACGACGGCTCCTGCTGGTGGGGCAGCCACTCAACCTCACGGTGCGCTCTCAAAAGCTGGGGTGGCATGGGATTGCGGAGCTTCGAGGGCGAGAACGCTGCTCATGCCTGGCCCACGGGCCGAGTGTGGGTGCAGCCGCTCCGCATCTGGGCCGCGGACTATCCCAACCGCCTGGTGCCCACGCATCACACCAGCACCGACGCCTATGTGGTGTTCAACGCCTACGGGGACCTGAGCGGTTATGCCGCTGCCCGCATCGTCGCACACCTGACGGGCAAGACGTACCGCAAGATCGAACTGTCCACCGACTACCAGTACATCAACTCCAACGCTGGCTACCTCGTGGCTGATGAGGCCACGTGTGCTGCCACCGAGAGCCTGTACTTCGCATACAAGGAACACGACAAGCAGGACGCCCATACCTTCAACCTGAAAGCAGCAGCGTGATGACAACGTTTGGCAACAGCCTCGACAACCAAGCATGGGGCACTCGCCTCATGACAAAGCCCAAGGGCAAGCAGCCCAGCGCAGCCGCCAAGCAGCGGGTGCGCGACGCCTTTGACGCTGACAAGCTGGCGCATCTTTGCACCACATGGGACTTCTCAGCCTATGCGGACAAGGTGCAACTGGACAGCAACGGCTGGCGGAGTAGCGGCGACCGCTTCTACTGGTACAAGGACAACGGGTCACCTGTGCTCGCTGTCGCCCACCTGGACAGCGTGCAGAGCGATGGCACCGCCACCATCACCGAGACAGCCGGTGGCCTGCTGGTCACGTCGGGTGCGCTCGATGACAGGCTTGGCGTGTACACGATCCTCGAACTCTTGCCCGCCATCGGCATCCAGTGTGACATTCTGCTGACCACCGACGAGGAGATGGGCCAGTCCACTGGCCGAGACTTCGACACGGACAAGCAGTACAACTGGATGATCGAGTTCGACCGTGGTGGCACGGACGTGGTGATGTACCAGTACGAAACCGACGAGCTGACTGATCTGGTCGAGAAGTCCACGGCCAAGGTTGGCATCGGGTCGTACTCGGACATTGCCGATCTCGACCACCTGGGCGTGGCTGGCTTCAACTGGGGCGTTGGCTACCAGGAGTACCACTCGCCTCGCTCGCATGCGTGGCTGGAGGACACGTTCAAGATGGTGGCCCGCTTCGAGAAGTTCCACCGAGCCAATGCCGATACCCTGCTGGAGTACGCTCCGGGCGGCAAGGACAGCCTCTACGCCGACTGGATGGTGGCCGACTGTGGCGACTGGATCGACCTGGGCGACACCACCACGTTCGTTGAGAAGGAGGGTGGCACGGTCATCGAGTGCAATACCTGTGGCAGCATGCCCGAGGCTGGCGCTGCCTGAGATTTGAGGGACGGGACACGGACAAGGCTTAGGCCCGTGACGCGACGCCCGTGCGTGTGGGAGGTCATCTGACCGCTTTGACCACAGCGGGCGTCGCGAAGCCGTGGATGGGAAGCGAGTGGTGATCCCGTCCCTCAATTAAGCGTGACCATAGTGTTAGCGGTAGCACACGGGGTTGTGGTCCCCGAGGGCGGAGTTCGAGTCTCCGTGGTCACCCCAAGGCCCATTAGTTTAGTGGCAAAACACTTGGTTCTCAGCCAAGCGTCGGGAGTTCGAATCCCCCATGGGCTGCTATAACCGTTACAACCCGAGACAGGGAGACAATGAAACCAAACGTACCGAACACCTTCAAGCTGCCGCGCACCAAGATCGTCGTCAATGACGAGACTGTGCCGCTCCTGGCGCAAGACCTGGAGGCCAGCGAGCAGCGACTCGGCCAAGGCGTGTCACGTTTCGCCTACGGACTGAGTGACGACTTCGTGCTCAAAGTTGCTCGTTTGACGCACCACCACGAGATCAACTTGGCCGAAGCTGCACTATGGGCAGCAGTCGAGGACACGGATGCGGCCCGCTTCTTCGCTCCCATCCACGCCCTGAGTCCGAGCGGCCAGTGGATCGTAATGACGCGTGTCAAGCACACGTACAACGACCTGCATGACCTGGCCGATCCTCCGCCCTACACCCAGAATCCAGTAATCAGGGACCGAGCGAACGCTCACGTCAACCAAGCTCTCGCTGCCCTGGCGAAGATCCATCCCGATCTCTACGTGTCAGACACCCACCATGGCAACATCGGTGAGACAGCCGATGGTGAGTTCAAGTGGATGGACTACGCGGAGAACAACGCACTACACATTCTGGAAGGGAGGTGATTCAACTGACCATCACGCAACTGCACCCTGTCACCACCAAGACGTTCAAGCGCAAGGGCATCACAGACGAGATCGCCCGCCGAGCCAAGCCGAAGGCCGCTCGCGGCAAAGCTCGTTCGTGGGTCTTTGGTGGCATGACCGGCGCTGACCTCCAGTCCGTCCTCGACGGCAACGTCGTCACCGTCAGCTTCAACTCGGGCCGCACCGTTCACGTCGGCCTGGGCTAGTTCCCCGGTGAGGGAGGGTGGACAATGGCGTCCATCCTCCCTCATACTCAACACTCATCCCCGAGACAAGGAGACAGCATGCCCCGTAACAACAGCAGAAGCCGACGCGCCGAGCGTCGCGAACGTGCCGAGATCCGCCAGGTCCATTGGGACGGACTCACCAAGAACGAGAAGCTGGAGCAGCTAGCTGCCCGCGGCGAGAAGGCGAGTGCTGAATACGCCTTGCTCGCGAGCAAGTGAGGCACTACCGCATCGAGCGCACCAATGACATACCTCTGGAGTTCGACGGCGAGGTTCTTGCCGATCTGACCAGCGAGCACGACACGCCTGGGCAGCGCAGGTGGACCGAGCATCGCATCTACCGCACGTCAACGGACGTTTACGTGGTCGAGACCGTGGGTCGAAGCATCAACGACGGCGAGATCGACAGGCGTAACGCCGTGGTCCTGGGTGATCCCAAGGACATTCCTGCTGCGCTCAAAGCGCCACGCACGTACCTCACGCTGCTGGCACGAGACACGCTCGACCAGGCCAACTTCCGTGACCCCAAGGTGCCTACCACGGAGAAGGTATGAACGACGAACTCATCAAGCTCATGGCTGCGCTGGCGCAGTCCACGGGCACGAGCTTCCAACTGACTGTCCGTGCCGACAACGGACGTTGGGTGGCCCGCTGCTTCCACTCAGAGCACGAGGCTTTCACTCCTGGCGAGGCCGTAACTGCCCTGCTCCGTGACGTGGGGGACCGTGCTGCGCGTCAGGTCGAGGAAGCCCGCAACGCCGTGGAGGTTCAGAAGGACCTGCTCACAATCAACGAGCGCGTGCTTAACGGCATCGCCATCATGTACGGAGTCGCATGAAACACCTGATCCGGCACTTCTCACTGTTCCGCTGCGTCGTATGCGGGACCGTGGCCCTGCTCAACCTGTTCCACCCGCTCATCCATGGCACACCGCTCGACGGTGGCCTGCTCGACAGCTTCATGATGCAACTGGACCTTCTGGCTGCATCACTCGCCAACACAAGGGAGACACCGTGACCATCGACGAATTCTGCGAACACGCACAGCACCGCTTCCCCGACGTGGACCCGAGCAAACTGGCTCGCTCTGAACGGCGAGCCATCATGCTCATCTTCAAGAAGGACTTCCTGCCGAGGGTGCATGTGACTGGCATCGAGGCCATCAAGGCATACGTCGAGTGGGTGCATCAGCACCGCGAACTCGTCCGCACCGTGGCCCAGGCCATTGGCCGCAGCCAGGTGAACGAGTACCGCATCGCTCGGTACCACACCATCCTCGCCATGCGGGCAGAGAAGCTGGCCGAGAAGGTGCTGGCCGATGCCTAACTTCATCAAGGTGCCGGTGACTGAGGTCGTTCTCGGTGACACGATGGTCTACGCCATTGGCCTGTCCGAGAAGGTCAAGGGCGTCAGCTCTGACGCGGACAAGCATGGCTGCATGTCGTGTAACACGCCGCCAGGTACGACCACCATCGACATCTTCCTCGATGGCTTCATCCACCCGTTCATCTTCTACTTCTACGAGGGCCAGGCGCCGCAGGTGGAGGTTTACCGATGACCGTGTTCGAGGGCTGGTACGCAGACACAACGCTGTTCGGGGATGGGCACATCGAGTTCTTTGTGTATGACCCCGAGGGCAACAAGTGGGGCCAACTCACCGAGTACGCGCTGTTCAAGGGCGAGACTCAGCCCTACAGCGTGCCCAAGCGCAAGATCAAGAAGATCGACAAGATCGCCTGCAAGACCATCGCCAGGTGCAAGAAGGCATACGACGCCAAGCGCGTCCTGGCCGAACACGTAAAGGTGGAGTGCTGATGTTCCCGACTGCGGGTGCAACCGTCTATGTCAACGAGGCTGGTGAACCTCTTGGCTGGTCCGACGAGTCGTCGAACGACCCATACGACCCGGACGATGTCTACTTCGACAACGAGGGTGACTTCGACGACTACGACCCAGACGATGACCCTGATGACCTGCTCTTGGACAAGGACGACGATGGCATCATCGACCTGGAGTGGGACGCTTCCTCTCGATCCTTCCGGATGCCCGCATGACGAGCCTCGTCTACACGGGTGGTGCCTTCCCCGATCCCGAGCGCGGGCCGACCGAGAAGGATCAGAAGCGCATCGAGAAGCTCATGGAGATCGCGGACCATATCGAAATGGACCACGAGCGTGAGCTTGCACCCGGCGATTGGGTGAATGCGAACCGAACACACAACGAAATGCACGCCAACCGCTCCGACTGGAGCCACAACCACAGCAAAAAGGGAGACACCCGATGAGTACTGCACCGCCTGTCGAGCCTTACGACCAGGAGGGCGACCCGAGCAACGACCCCGACAAGTGCCCGCTGTGCAATCAGCTTGGCACCACGCCCATCATCGTGGATGGCATCGTGTTCAAGATGTGCGGGTTCGACGCCGTGGAGGTCACCAAGACCATGCTGGATATCCACAAGATCCCGACCCGCGAGAAGCAACTGTGATCGTCGCCTATTACGTCCCGCACAACGAGGGCGTGGAGAAGGGCATCCTCGACGGTCCTGGTCAGGATACGGGCCACCAGTTGGTGGACCTGTATGAAGTGGACGGCGTGATCCGCAGCTTCGACACGCGGGACGAAGCCGAAGCATGGCTGGCGAGGCAAGACAGCGACAGCGACGACGAGGACGTAGCGTGGCTCGACGTGGACGAGGACGTGATCTGATGGGCGGAGGCACGGGAACGGGCGGGCTGCTCGACCTGAGCGGAGGAAGGCTGTTCCTTCCTGTCGGTCCTCCTGGCGCGGGCAAGAGCACCCTGGGCCAGTTGCTGATCCAGGCTGGCATCATCGACCACCACGCCATCGTGTCGCCCGATCACTTCCGCCACGTCATCACTGGCAACCGAGCCGATCAGTCAGCCAACGACCTCGTGTTCGGGATCTCCCACCGCATCGTTCGGGAGCGCATGCAGCGCCACCTGCCTGTCTACTTCGACAGCACCAACATTCGTTCGGGCTGGCGCAAGGAGGTCATGGAGGCTGCTCTGCTCAATCAGGTGCCCATCGTGAGCATCCTGTTCAGGGTTGACGACGCCACCGCCCGGTACCTGAATGACACCGAATGGCGTCGGGAGCACAATCAGCGGGTTCCCGACGACGTGATGGACCTCATGCTTGAAAGGCATTCGGCCTTGACGGCAGACCAGCTACCCGGCAACGTGCTGTATGCGGACGTTCTCGAACCCGTTCTTCGAGCGCGCATCCAGGGCGTCAACGCACAACCGAACCTCTAGGAGATCCATGAACACAAGCTGTGGAGAATGCGGCTCAGAGCTTTACCAGGCCAACCCCGGAGGAACCTGGGCCGACACCGAGTACGACTCACCTGAGTGCATCGACGAGAACGGCAACGCCATCCAGGGTCAGCCGCACGTGCCCGACCTGTGCAGCGACGGGACACCCGAGCACAACTGGATCGGTCCCGAGTTCGGTGAGCAGATCTGCCCCGAGTGTGGCAGCACGCAGATCGTCGCGAAGGCACAGACAGGGGCGCAGGCAGGCATCGTGCCCGGTGGTCCCAACACTGGACCCAACCCATACGCCCCGAGCAATCCTGCCATCATCGAGCGGTTCAAGGTCTTGCAGGAGAAGCGCGAGAAGGAAATGGAGGATCGCAAGAAGCGAACCTACCGTGAGTCCTTGGGTGACGACTTCTTCCCCGACATGCGCTTCCAGGGCGGCGAGGACCCCGATCCTGGACAGTGCCAGCTTTGCCCGATCAGCTTCGACGATGACAAGGAGTTGCTGCGCTACCACATGGAGCAGGTCCATGGCGTCGGCGTGAGTGCGGGCACCGACGACGACGAGGATGACGACGATGACGCCTGAGATTCTCGCTACACAGATTTGGGACCGGATCGTGCAGGATGGCGTGACCTGGCCGGAGGCATTTGTGCTGTTCGGCCTCGGCCTGTTCATCCTCGCGTTGGTGTTCCTGTTTCTGCTCGCCATGGGAGGCGGCGATGACTGACCAGCTTGGACTCCCCGGCATGCCCGACCTCGTGCTGCCAGTCCACGGCCCGCCCTATCCCGAGCCTTTCGAGATCAAGGGCAGCATCGAATACCAAGTCGATCTGACCATCGACCTGGCTGGTCTCATCCGCGAGTACCCCGACGAGTACGCAGCAGCAGGCATGGAGAGGGGCCACGAGGAATACGAGCGGCCCATGGTGTTCCTGCACGAGTACCTGGAGGAAGAAGCGGGCGTCGGAATCTACGGCTTTGGCAAGCACGTCAAGGACGGATGGGACACCTTCGAGTTCGACGTGTCTGGCAAGCGTTGGAGCAAAGACCAGTTCGAGGCTCTCGTTGCTGCATGCCCGCAGGCCCGCATCACACCCGAGATACCAGGAGCAGAACCCGCCAATGCCTAACGAGCCATACGACCCCGAGAAGGACCCCAACGACGGGTTCAACCGCGACACCGTGCGTGAGGCACACAAGGCCGTCATGGCTACCGACTTCCCCGAGGGCGTCGGTGCTCCATGGCTGTCCACCCCGCGTGCTCCCGAGCGCATCGAGACCATCATCAACATGCTTCGCTCTGTTTGGTACGCCAACCCGGATCAGCGTCTCGGCCAGCTTCTCTCGAACTACGTGTTCGGGCACCATGCCGATATCTGGCACCAGGAGGACACCGAGTCCGAGGCCAAGCTTCGCTCTCTCCTGAACGACTCGAACCGGCTCACCTGCCCGCACCCCGGCGTCATGCGTGGCGAGACGTGCCCCTCCTGTGGGGGAACGTTCGGAACATGAGCGTCTACGAGAAGCTGCACAATCGCTGGTATGACAAGGGCAAGCGTCGTGCGCTCCAGAACGAGCGTTACCTGGAGATCGACAACCTGCTTCGCACGGAGCACGGCACCTACCGCTGGGAGCCTGACTCCCCACTCTGGAAGGAACAGCACGCCATCTTCGACAAACTGACACCGCGGCCGCTTTACCTGCGCGTCGCCCGCATCATCGAGCACAAGCACCTGACTCCACGTCACATCCGCGCCAGGTACAAGCACCTGCGCCAGCGGGCCGAGCGTGGCTGGTCCTACCGTGACGTGTGGAGCCTGTTCGATTACCTCAACGACGTAATCATCGGCACCGTCACCCACCTGCGCGCCACGGAGCACGGCTACCCCGCCAGCCTGCACGGTGAGGGCGAGCCGAGTGACACCGAGACGGGCAGCGAGGCGTGGAACGCCGTGCTGACCAAGATCATCGAGGGCTTCGAGGCCGCCAAGGTTCTCGGCAACGAGTTCCCCGAGCCTGACGAGCGCGTTGCGCTGGAGACCAAGTTCGACGAGGGGTTCAAGCTGTTCCACGCCTGGTACTTCGACCTCTGGGACTGACATGCTCGTCGACGTTCGTGACCTGCACGAGATACGCGAGGTACTAGGCAATGCAGCGGTAGCGGCACGTGGGGGTGACGTTACGACCGCAGAGAACGAGATCGGACGCGCCGACTACCTCGTCTATGAGATCATGGGCGGGCGAGGGCGTAAACCTTTACCCGTCCACTCGGGCGGCAACTGTGGTTGGTGCCACGACCCCATCGAGACTGACATTTTCAAGCACGTCCAATTCTGTCGGCGCGACTTCGATCACAGACAGGCCATACAGATGCGGGCAGCAGCCAAGAGCTTGACCAAGCTCGCCAAAGACCTGGAGACAAAGTGACGGAGTTCCACGAGATCAAGATGACAAAGTTCACCACCGCCGACCCGAATCCGCACGAGACGAACTTCGACAAGAGCGAGTTCGTCACCCGCAGCAACTGGAACAGCCGCATTCTGGGGCTGTCCGACAGCCTGTGGGGCTTTGCCATCACGGCAACCAATCAGAACGTGTTCAAGGCGCTCATCGAGAGCGTTTGGATCGCCGCCTGGGATCGTGCCCCTTTGCGCTGGGTGCGCGACAGCGGTTACGGCTATGGCACCTGGAACAGCGTGCTTGGCTGGTGCAACGGCACGCCTGCTGCATATCTGCCCATCACCGAGGACCAGGCCCGTTCGCTCTACCCTGATGACGAGTCATTCAACGAGGATTGGGGGTGGCGCGATGACGACACAGACGGCACCGTGGATTGATACGTGTGACCAGTACTTGAAGGCTCGCACCGGCAAGTACGAGTGGCGCTGCCAGCGTTACTCCGCCGTGGCCGAGAAGATGATCGACGCTGGCCTCTGTAACGACGACATGGTGATCGACATTGGCGCAGGGTGGACCGAGTTCGACGTGTACCTGCGGGAGCTTGGTTGGCGTGGTCGTTACCTGCCAATTGACGGTGGTCTGGACGGCACCGACCTGGAGTTCTGGACGCCACCCCGCAAAGCCGAGTTCATCGTTGCCATCGAACTCATCGAACACCTGGAGGATCCGCGCCGGATGTTGAAGGCCATGGAGGTCTACGCGACGAAACTCTGTGCCATCACCACGCCGAACCCCAAGACAACAGACGTGCTCGGCATGGACCCCACGCACAAAAGCATGATCTACGAAACCGAAATGCGCATCTGGAAGTGGGAGGCCGAGGTCCGGTCCTTCTACGGCCAGCCCGACGACAGCATCCTTGCATGGAGGAACGCAAATGGCAGTACCCCGTAAAGCAACCAAACCCGTCAAGAAGGTCGCCAAGAAGCGGGCACCGGCACAGGTGCCACGCCAAGCAGAGGTCGTCCATCAGTTCAAGAAGCACGCGGCACAGGTCATCAACGACTACGTGGAGGACGTGCGCCTCCGAGCGCGCCTGCTCGACGAGTTGGACCTTCCCAACGAGTTCGAGGTCATCATCTACATCCATGGCATGGAAGCGTTCGAGGTCGACGTGAACAAGATGTCTGACGAGATCGCCAAGCGGGTCACCGACGCCCTAGGCACGCTGACCGATTTCGACGAGATCGAAGTGGACGACATTTACCCGTCATGAACATCGACAAGCCGTACACGACACTGACGCAGGACCAGTACACCGACGTGCTCCTGGCGCTCGCCATCAACGTCGCCCGGGGTCACTTCCAGGAGGGCTACGAGGGATTCAACGACTGCCCGGCTGCCGCGCACGACTCGGGCTTCCCCGAGCTAGACGGACGCTGCAACTGCGGACTCACGCAGGCCAACATGGCGCTGGAGAAGCTTGACAGCGAGGACGTGGCTCATGCCATGCGGTTGGCCGACGAGGCCGCTTCTCGGATCAAGGGGATGGTGCGGTGAGGTCACTCGCGGTACTGGGCGTTTGTGCTGCCATTTGGCTCATCACCGCCTGGTTTCACGTAGGCGTGGGGTTCGTTGAGGGCTTCGATCACGTGAGCGTGGACTACGGAGAAATGTTCCGCGCGACGGTGTGGATGGGCGGCACGTGCTTGTTGGTCGCTCTCGTCATGGATGTGTGCTGGGGGAAGTCATGATCGCCAAGATCGCAAACAGTCCGCGGCTGCTGCTGGTGATGGCCGTGGTCCTGCTCGTGGTGAGCAGCATCACGTACAACATCGCAGAGGGCAAGAACCTGTGGGACTCGCTGTGGTGGGCGTGGATCACCGCAACGACCGTTGGCTACGGCGACGCGTACCCCGTGACGTTTCTGGGACGCCTTGTTGCCATTGGCCTGGTCACCAGCATGGTCGTGTTCTTTGTGCCCATGGTGACGGCCAGCATCGCATCAACGCTGATCGTGAACCGGGACGCCTTCACCCACGAGGAGCAGGAGGAACTCAAAGTCCTTCTGCGCCAGGTGCTGGAGACCAACACGCAGATACTGGATGAGGTGGACGATGGCACGTGACAAGACGCCGGAGCCGCGTGGACCATTCCCGCGCATCACGAACTTCATTATCACGTCATGCGGCTGTGGCTGGGCCTTCGTCCAGGGAAACAGGATCGACGATGACACGCCGGGCCTGTTCTTCGACACGCGCTGGCAGCACTGTGGCGTCACTGACTGCACAGGGAGGCGGTAACCCATGGGGACCATCGTGAAGCGTGGCGCGAAGCCGCTGCATCAGTGCGCTCCGCCGGTGCGGGGCGATGGCTACCATGCCTCCGAGCCGCACGGCACCGTCTGGCGCTGCGAGTGCGGTCGGCGGTTCGTATCCAGGCGACTCAGCAGCACAGACCGACCCGACAACGTGCAATGGCACCAGACCTTCTGGTCTGACCTCGGACTGCGAAGGCGTCATGGCGCAGCTTGACTTGATGTTCTCTGTGGGCGATCTCGACTGCATACAGCAGGCCATCCTCGCCTTTGACGAGCCTGTCGAGGCCGAGTTCCCGCTGGATGACCTGAACGCCGCTCTCGGGTCGTACTACCAGGCCACGCTCACCCTGCCGTGGATCACCACGATCCGCGACATGAAGGGGCCGATCGGTTACCTTCTCACACCACGGAACGACCGTTTGTCCGACCGTGAGGCTGCCGAAATGTTTTGGGACACACTCCAGGCCAACGACATGGCGAACGCCGAGGCTGGCACCTTCCTGGTTGACCAGCCCTGCTGGGCCAACGTCCCTGGAGCCGAGCCAACCGTGGCTCTCGGGTACATCGTGCCTTACGGCCCGGACCTGCCCGTTGACGCCATCAACTTTGCAATCCGCACCATCATGGGTCAGGGCAACTGGCCTGAGGATGGTGCCATCTACATCTACCCGGTCAAGAAGCACGACGACCCGCTTTACTGTGGGTTGTGGCTGGCAGATCACGTAGACAACATGGCGGAGGATTCGTTTGTGGACGACGCGATCTTCAAGTCCATCAGAGAGCAGAACCTCGTCCACAAGAAGCGCAATCCCGATCCCTACCAACGAAAGAGGTATTCCTGGTGACACGCAAGCTACTCGTCGCCGTGTTCAGCGCATTGTTCGCCCTGACGTTCTCGATGGCGAGCGTTGCTGACGCGAAGGGTTCCAGCGGTGGACGCTCATCCGGCGGCTCATCCGGTGGCCGCTCATCCGGTGGCAGTCGTTCAAGCGGTGGCAGTTCATCCAGCGGACGTGCGACCAAGCCGCCTGCTGCCAAGCCGCCCGCCAAGACGGGTGGACGTGCCACGCACGCCCCCACCAAGACGGGCACCAAGGTCCAGGCTTCGACGGCTCGCAACACCGTGCAGCCCACCAAGGGCAAGATCAACATTTCCAAGAACACCGTTGCCGGTGGCAAGAGCTACAAGGTGCCGGGTACCAACAAGACCTACACCTACAGCCGCACCACCTACAACAACTACTACAGCACCTATCGCGGTGGTTACCTGGGGTACTACCCGCCCCTCGGCTCTCCGACGTACTGGCTGCTGTGGAACGATCCGTTCTACTACCCGAACTACTTCACCGTGGGTTCGCCGTGGTACCAGCACCCGACGCCGGTGGGCTACTCGGTGCAGAACGGACAGTTGATCGGCAAGTCGTCCTCGGGATTCCCGTGGTTTGCCCTGCTGATCTGGCTGCTCATCATCGCTGCTGTCATCGCCGGAATCGTTTTGCTGGTCAACGCCCGCCGCAAGGCTGCTGCGAACCGGCCCTACGGCGACCTGTAGCAGTAACGAGCGTTGGGCTGAAACCAATGGCGCTTTCAGCCCTTCGCTGGCTACTGTCGGAGGCAACGTGAAGCATCTGAGCAACGACGAACTTCGTGAGGAAGTGGACGCCATCTTGCGTGGCGATATCGAGGCAGCGAAAGAGATCGCCGCCCGCAACGGACGTTTCGGGGGACCGGGACGCTACGAAAACGAAACCGAAAGGGACGAATGCAGAAGATCAACGACCGACTCCTGAACTGGGCGTCGGATATCGACGAAGGCACCGTCATCCAGGCGCAGAAGGCATCGCGCATGAAGATTGTGGAGGGCCATGTCGCCCTCATGCCTGACGCACACGTCGGCATCGGGGCCACAGTCGGGTCTGTCATCCCCACCAAGAACGCCGTCATGCCCGCAGCGGTGGGCGTGGACATTGGGTGCGGCATGATTGCATCTGAGTTGAAGCTCACCGAGGGCCAGCTTCCCGACAACTTGGAGCCGCTGCTGAGCAGGATCGAGAAAGTTGTTCCTGCTGGTCTGGGCAAGTGGCACGCTGACTCCACGCGGGCAGCGGACGCCTGGATGGGTGCCCACAAGCACCCGCTCACCGGCGACCAGGCCAAGAAGGCCCACGTGCAGTTCGGCTCGCTTGGCTCGGGCAACCACTTCTTCGAGTTGTGCATCGACGAGCGCGGCACCGTGTGGGTCGTGCTGCACAGCGGTAGCCGTGGCATCGGCAACCAGCTTGCCTCCGGCCATATCAAGATCGCGAAGCAGATGGCGAAGGCCATGGGCGAGAAGCTCGAAGATCCCGACCTGGCGTACTTCACACAGGGAACCCCCGAGTTCAGCTTCTACATCGCTGACATGCTGTGGGCGCAGGAGTACGCCATGGCGAACCGTCAGCAGATGATGGAAGCAGCGTTGAAGGAAGTGCTCAGCTTCGTCGGCACCGGCCAGGAGCGGCAGCGGATCAACTGCCACCACAACTTCACGCAGCAGGAGACGCACGACGGCCAGGAGCTTTGGATCACCCGCAAGGGAGCCATCCAGGCTGACACTGGCAGGCTCGGCGTCATCCCTGGCTCCATGGGCACCCGCAGCTACATCGTGAGCGGTCTCGGCAACCCGTTGTCGTGGAACTCCTGCTCGCATGGAGCAGGACGCAGGTTCTCCCGCAAGAGGGCGAAGGAGATGTTCACGAGGGACGACTTGAAGGCTGCCATGAAGGGCAAGACCTGGCAGTCGCGGGATGCTGGCTCGCTCATCGACGAGTCGCCCGGTGCGTATAAGGACATCGACAAGGTGATGGAGGATCAGAAGGATCTCGTCAAGATCGAGCACACGCTCCATCAGGTGCTGAACTACAAGGGCACGGGTTGAGCCGCAGAAAATGGACGAGCGGCTGGCGCATCGTCCACATGTCGCTGGTGCCGAGGCCCGGAGCCAAGCAACATGACCTGGGCAAGCGTCTCGCCGCCTCCATCGAGGGCTATTGGTGGATGCGTTCCTTCGTCGGTCATGACGGGCGGCTCGACGCTGTTATCGGCCCCGCCCTCAAGAGGAAGCGAACGGATGATTTGGTTCACTAGTGACACGCACTACGGTCACGCCAACATCATCGACTTCTGCGACCGTCCCTACTCCGGCGTCCCGCAGATGAACAAGGCGCTGATCGACAACTGGAACGACCGCGTAGACGATGATGACGTGGTGTACCACCTTGGTGACTTTGCCATGAAGATCAAGGATGACGAGATTCGTCATATCCTGCGCCAGCTCAAAGGCATCAAGGTCATCATCCTCGGCAATCACGACGCCCGCACCATCGCCCGCAAGTCCAGTGCCTTCCGGCGCAGCCCAGAGTTCCCCGAGGGTTTCGACGAGATCCACCCGGGCGTGCATGAGATCAGCGTCGGCAAGCAGAAGATCGTGCTGTGTCACTACAGCATGGAGGTCTGGAACGGCAGCCACAAAGGCGCCTTCCACCTGTACGGTCACAGCCACGGAACGCTGGCAGAGCGCGTCGACAGGCGCAGCTTCGACGTGGGCGTGGACGCTCAGGAGTACGCGCCGATCAGCTTCGATGCGGCCGTGCGCAGGATGGAGAAGAAGAAGTGGAAGCCAATAGACCATCACGACGAACGGCGCTGATGAGTAACGCCAGAGAACGCAAGGCTTCTAGTGACTTGATGGCAGCCCTGCGCAGCGTCGGCATCACCGCCTTCGTCTCCGTGAACGAGTACAAGGAAGCTCCTGGCTCTGTGCTCGAACTGATGTTGAGCCAGGCCGATGCCGAAAAGCTCACGCAGGCACTGACCAAGGGGGCAGAATGACTCCGAAGCAGTTGGAAGCCATCCGTGCCCGCGACACGGCGTATGGACCGAAGTTGCCTGAGCACTACCAGGCGCAGTGGGACCGTCGTCTGCTGCTGGCCGAGGTCGACAGGCTGACCAAGGAGACCGAATGAGTCACTTCATCGACGTTTGCGAGTGCGGCATCACGCTGCGTCAATGCCGGTGTCCTGGCCCCAAGACCGAGCACGTCATCACGCCCTGCAAGCATGAACCCAAGTTCGTAAAGCCTGATATCACTGACCTGCTGCGAGAGGAATTGCGGCAGAGTTTGGTCAAGACGGGCAGGACCGAGGAACAGGTCGAGGCGCTGCTGTTGGAGTTGGAGGAATTCACGGCGCAGCAGGTAGCAAAGATCAAGGAACGTGGACGCAAACAAACGTAGCAAGCTCATCGAGATCGACTACAAGATCCGGGCTTGTGGCACGTGTGTTTACGCCAGAATTGAGCCGAAGGTCGATTGGGGTACCTGTACGTTCCACAGGTACGAGCACGAAAAGCACACAGGCCCCTCACGCGAGCTGAGCATCAACAGGCATGGACTCTGTAGGGACTACGAAGTCAACTCTACAGAATCCCGGTTCTTGGGGGGCTTTACGGAGTTTGCGAAGTGAGCGATGGCGAATGAGTACCGCGGCATTTTCGACGACCAGCCCTGCCGCGGTCATCCCGATCACACCATCCTCCGGGGCAGCAGCCGGTACTACTGTGGCAACTGCGGCCTTGTAAGCCGCAAGAAGCTCAAGAACGAGCGCACAGTCGGTGGCACGAACAGCATGGGCTGGGCGGGCCGCAAGGCCGAGAAGCTCGTTGCTCGTGACGGCCCGAACTGCCATTGGTGTGGCGTGGAGACACACGTCCTGAGGCCACCGCTTCCCTCCACAGCGGGCATCACGAAGCGCAACATGCGGACCATCGAGCACCTTGTCTCGCGGCGCAACGGTGGTGGCAACGACAACGCGAACCTCGTCATTGCCTGCCACCGCTGCAATACAAGCCGTGGTGGCGATGATGCCAGCCTGGCACGCTGGGCAACTCGCATGGCCGAGGAAGCCCACCGCTGCGACAACCAAATCTGCCAACGAGTGTTGAGCGGCAAGCCAGTCAGCCTGGAGTGGCTCACCGACGAGACACGACCGAAATACATGGCCTGGTGAGAAACCGGGCCTTGACACGCACCAAACTTGCTGGCAAAGTGCCAGCGCCAAACGAAACGAAAGGGGTTGCGGTATGCGCAAGGCGCAGAGCAACGTAACAATCTCCCTGGGTCCGCTGATGCAGATGCAGGGCGACTTCTACCCGATCAAGCGGTCGGGTGCAGACAAGGAGGAAGGCTTCAAGCTGGCCTGTCCTCACTCCACCGTCGCTGACGCCCACGGTGTCTCGCAGACCTACATCTGTGAGCAGCACGGCGTCATCGGCAAGACCGGCGAGTGTGGCCGGATGCGTGAGACCAGCAAGGACAACTACGTGCTGGTCGACGCCGACGAGGTCGCGGAGGCCAAGAAGTCGGAGTTGGACAAGGGCATGCTCGTCCTCGTCCCGCACAAAATCGAGGAAGTGGAGCCGTACACCTACCCGCTGGGTAACTCGTACGCCTTCATCCCCTCGGCCAAGAACCAGCTTCACGCTGTTCTCCTCGCCATCTTGCAGGACCCGGACGCCGAGTACGCCTTCCTGGGTGAGATCGCGATGAGCCGGGGTGGCACCAAGCTGGTGCGGCTGCGGGCATGGAACGGCAACCTCGTCGTCACCGAGCTTCTCCGGCCCGAGGACGTGAACGGGATCAGCACCGACTCGGCCACGGTCGAGGACAAGACCGTCCAGAAGGCGCTCCAGTTCATCGAGACGCTGGCCGAGGCGTTCGATCCGGGCGACTACGCCAGCAAGACCCGCCAGCGCATCGCTGAGTTGGTCGCTGCCAAGATGGGTGCTCCGGTGCCCGCTTCCAGCACGCCGTCCACTCCCAAGCGTTCGCCGGAGCAGGACTTCGAGGCGCTGCTCGCTGCCAGCATCGAGGCTGTCAGCTAGTGGACCTGCCCAATGGCACCCGTACCGTCCTCGTGCAGAGCGATAGCTACAACGCTGTGTACGTGGACGGACGGGTTCACGACCAGGCCAAGCCCGACTACCTCGATATCGAGACGCTGGCACGCTACGTGCCCGGCGCTTCGATCTATTGGGTGCCAAGGGACGTTTACGACGATCACGTCTCGGGTGATGGCTACCCAGACCTGCTGAGCAACTTCCCGCTCAACAGGTGTGAACAGATCCGGTGACCGAGATTCCTGAGCGCCTGCTCAGGCGGGCACAAGAGCGGCGCAAAGAACTGGAAGCCGCAGGGGAAACGGTCGAGGGTTCCTCGGCTTTGGCTGCCCTCATTGACCAGGCCGAGCACCAGCGCATGTTGCAGGCAACCGGACAAGTACCAACGTCCGTTCCCAGGCGTCGGGTGTCCTCAAAGCCAGCAGCGGCTTGTCCTCATGGGGTCCTGAACGACCAGTGCATCATCTGCCTCGCCGCCCGCGTGAAGGAGATCGAAGCACGCCTGGACGAGCATGAGATCACCAAGATCAAGGAGAAGTACACGTGAAGATCCACGTAACCGACGATCCCGACGAGATTCTGGATGAAGGCGACCTCTGGGACTTGGCGCAGGACGCCATGAACCATGAACTTGCCAAGATCGCCGCCAACGGTCCCGAGGCAGTTGCGAAGTGGCTGGTGGAAGTCGGCTACATCCCCGGCTACGAAGTCGTGGAACCGTAATGCCCATCGTGCAAGGCAGCTCGGGTGGCATCGTCTTTCCTGATGCCACACCCAAAGACGTGATCGACGTGTTCATGTGGGCCAAGAAGCAGGACCCGAAGCCGATCATGAAGATCACAATGGACGATGGCACGGAGCACCGCGGCAGGTTCGGTGCCATCACCGTGCCCAACGGCAAGCTCTACAGCCCGGGCATCTACACCGGCACCCGCAACAGCAGCGGATTCATGGTGCTCGAAACCGACAAGATCGACCGCATCGAATACAACAACAAGCAGAATGGTGGCGTGCTCTACGACGGGCTTCCCTTCGAGAGTGTCCTCGCCACCAGCCTGTCCCTACAAGCCCTGGCAACCGAACTGAAAAACAAGGAGCAGTCATGAAGGTCATTCTCGACGTACAAGTCGTCGCAGTCGAAGGCGTCCTCGACACGACCGCAACACCGCCCGCAAAGCCCATCGACTTCGCTGACGCACTCGCCCGCCTGGTCAACATCGCCCAGCCACCGCCGCTGACTACGACCGCCAACGCCTACGTCGAGGCTCAGGAACTCGTCACGACGGTCCAGCACCTTGCCGTCGCTCTGGACGAGTGCATCAACGGCAGCGAGAACAAGCAGATGAAGAACAAGCGGGGCATCGAGCTTCACGGCAAGATCGAGCGTGCCAAGTCCGACTTGGACCGCATCGAGAGGGCCATCGGTGACCACTCCAGGGATGTGCCCCAGGTGCGCCTCGCCGCTGAGCTGCTCCACACCGTGACCTCGGCATTGCTGGCTGGGATCTTCGGCATCAACATGTCGACGCTGGACGAAACTCCGCCCACACCCACACCCAAGGCGGCCCCCAAGGCCCGTACCCGAAAGGCGGTGAAGTAATTGGCAGACCCGATGGACCCGATCAAGAAGCTCTGTGAGCATCTGGAGAAGGTCGCAAAGGAAGCCGGTCTGGAACTGCACACCTTCGCAGTACTCCCGAACATGGACAACGGCCCGCACATGGTCCAAGCCATGTTCATCTTCGACGAGGACGCCCAGAAGGCGGTGGCTGCCGAGGCAACTCGGGAGCAGACGCCTGAGCACGAGCGCCTCGATGACGCGGACGAGGTCAACGCCGCGTTCGAGGAAATGATGAAGGGCCAGCAGAAGTCCGAGGAAGAAAAGAAAGTGGACGACGCTGCCGCTTCGGCTCTGCGCATGGCGCAGGATCTCATGAAGGGACAGCTTCCCGACACCAACCCGGAGCAGGAGGCATCATGACTGTCAGCGAACTGATCGCAGCACTCCAGGAGCACGACGGAAACCTGCCCGTTTGGGTGGAGGCCCTGGACGTGTATCCCGTCACCGAGTGCGGCCTTGACCCCGGCATCGACGACATCATCCCCGCCGTGCTGCTCGTGGCGGACACCACGGAGGTCTGATGATTCTCACGATCTGTCTGACCATCATCGCTCTCGCCCTCATCGCTGCCGCGTACAGCGGCATCGTCCATCCCAAGGAACGCAAGTTGGAGTTGGACCGCAAGCGGTGGGCACTGGAGCGCGAGAAGTCTGACTACCTCGACAAGTCCCTGCGCGAGTTGCAGGAGCAGACCGACTACGTGGCGCTCGGACGACGGCTCGAACAGGCGAAGCTGGAGTTGGAGTCCCGCGTCGCCAAAGATCCCAAGACCCCCAGGTGGATGGAGAGCGACCCCACCATGCGACAGGAGAGAATGTGAAGTACATCCTCGGAGTTCTGTTCATCCTCGCAGGAGTCGTCCTCGGCTTCTACGTGGGCTTCTACATCCTGTTCATTGGCGGCATCGTTGCCGTCGTGGACGGAGCCAAGGCCAACCCCACTGACGCAGGCCGGATCGCTTTCGGCCTCGTCCGCATCTTCTGTGCCAGCGCGGTGGGCGGCATCATCTTCTGGGCCTGCGCTGGCGTCGGAGCAGCTTGCTTTGGGTGGGGCGAGACAACGCGTCGCAGGCGGTACGGCGGGTCGGCCAAAGAGGTCGATGCCCGCTGGCGTGACGTAACTCGGGGCCAGTGAATCGGCGGGATCGCGAGCTGGCTTCGCAGGCAAAGTTCGATGCCGTCATGGCGGTACGGCGCGAACTAGCCGAGCGGAACCAGCACATGAAGTTGCTGCGGGACAAGCACTGGACGTTGGAGGCCATCGGCAAGATTTACGGCGTCTCACGTCAACGTGTGTTCCAGATCCTCAACGATCCCGACTCACACCTGGTCAAGCCGTTCTTCGCCAAGCCCGCACCACGCGACTACCGAAAGCACGGTGCCTCGCATGAGAACTGCGTCAACGGTGAGCACAACCACACGGCGGAGCAGATTCCCCACGGCACCGTCACCGGCTACACCTACGGCTGCCGCAGCAAGGCCGACTGCCCGTCCACGCCTTCTTGTACCGAGGAACGACGCGAGTACATGAGGAAGTGGCGACAGAAGCGCCGAGAGCGGAAGGCGTTTGGTCTTGAGTTCTAACGACCACTACCACTGCACGGTCTGTGGCACGTGGCTTACCGAGTATCAGAGGCTCGGCAAGGCGGCGTGTGAACACTGGCACAACCAGGCACAGGGCAATTGCTCACAGGTCAGCTCGCACGGGAAGTGCGACGGCATCATCAAAAGGGCAGGTAGCCCGCCGTGTGTGTGCTCCTGTCACCTCGACAGCGTAGTCACCGAGGTCATCACCGAGGAACAACTGGCCCATGTCGCCATGAAGCTGGCAGACATGGCGAACGAACTGAACCGAAGGGAGCAACATGGATTTGCTTAGCCCCATGATGGCGAACAACGCCGAGTCAAATCGTTCCGAGTTCTACCTCACGTCTGACGAGTGGTGGGCGGAGCGCAAGTACGACGGCGTGCGCTACATGGTCCACATCGAAGATGGTGAGATCACCGCTCTCCGCGGCCGGGACTCCAGCCGCACCATCCTGCCGCCGAGACTGGCCGCCGAGTTCCGCGCCTTCACCACCGGCACCTGGGTCTGGGACGGAGAAATGATCGGGGACACCCTGGTTGTGTTCGACCTTCCCGTCGCTGGCACGCACATCGGCCTGAACACGCCGTACAGGACCAGGCGTAAGGCTCTGGAAGTGTTCTTTGCCAAGTGGGCACCATCCGACTGCATCCAGCTCTCGGTCTGCGCCAAGGATGAGGCTGACAAGCGTGCCCTCCTGGACGAAATGCTCGCGAAGGACTGCGAAGGTGTCATGTTCAAGAAGCTCGATGGCACCTACCGTCCCGGCAGACGCGTGGACATCATGCGCAAACACAAGTTCGTCAAGACGGTGGACGCCATCGTCACCAGAATGCACGTTGACGGCAAGGACAATTGCGCCTATGGCGTGTTCAAGGACGGAAAAATTGTCGAAATAGGCAAGTCCTCGATCATCGGAAAGCGCGGTAATGACCTGAAAGTTGGCGACGTAATTGAGGTCAAGTTCCTCTACTGCGTCAACCCCGACAAGCCTCGGCTCGTGCAGCCCCGCCTGATCCGGCAGCGCACCGACAAGTCGCCGCTGGAGTGCATGATCGCCCAGCTTGACGGCACCTTCACCAACAAGCAGGTAGCAGTATGAACTCCCGCATTGCGTTCGACGTTGACCGCTGGCGTGTGTACGACTGCACGACTGACGAGATCATTGTCGGCCTTCGGGACCCGGAGTACATCCTCCGCTTGCAATCCGAAGGTGTCACCCAGGAGGAAATCCTGGAGGCCGTGCAAGAGCTGAGCGTCGCGGAGGTAGGCACTCTGCCCACCGACAACGAAGTGCAGGCTGCCATCAACAAGCTGCTCTCCATGGAGAAGGACCTGGCGTGAAGTATCCCACCGAACGCAGATCACTGTGGGGCGGCGAGGAAGTGACAGTGTGCCCCGAGTTGTGCTCCAAGGAGGCAGGATGCCGGGGCCAACACGGCAAGCGAGAGCACTGGTGGGGCCAGCACAACTCCACTTGTGCCTCGTGCAAGGAGGTCTACAACTGGCGGCGTGACGCTGGCATCGAAAACCACCCAACGGCCAGCGGGCTTGGCCCAGACCACAAGGGTGTAGCGATGGTCTATCCGGTCTCCACGACCGACGCTGACATCGCGGAAGTCGTGAACTCGCTACGAAAGCTGGAGGCTGATCTTGCCTAAGAAAGAGGAATGGCCGGGCTGGAGTGATCCTTTGGGGACAGCGTATGGCCCCGGTGATCTTGTGGCCTACGCCGCCGTGTCCGGAAGCTCCGCTGACCTGCGGTTCGGCATCGTGGAGCGCATCAACCGCAATAACTCAGAGGGCAAGCCGATCATGCGCAGCGGGAAGCCATCCTGCTCGGTCACGCTTACTGAGGTCACACCTGATGGCGCGCCCAAGAAGGCGTACTCCTGGCAAAAGACCAAGAGTGGCAGGGCACGGCTGCGCACGATCCTCAACGTCGAGAACATCGTCGCCATCAAGGTGACGCCCGATGACATTGATGGCACAGTGGAGAAGCTCATGGAGCTTCACGAGAGCCTGGAAGGAGGTACTGAGTGAGCGAGCAAGACGAAATCAGCAGGCTGCTGGCATCAATTCCGGTGCTGCGTTGCCCCGAGGGCCATGCGGGCAGCTTCGTGCTCGTCAGGAACAACGAGTTCTTCTACCACGTGGAGGACAACGGCAAGTTCCTGGCTCACGACAAGAAGGCGTTCGACAGCAACATCCAGGGCGAGATCCTCATGTGTGGGATCTGTAGCAAGAGGTTCGACCTTCCCGCCGACTACGAAATGCGCAGCAAGCTGCGCGACGGAACAACAGAGGAGGAAGCAGACGTGGAGCCAACCCTGCCGTGAACCGACGACAGATGCGGTACGGAATGAGAGTCGCATACGTCCCGCGTAAACACTCCGCTGCTCGCAAGGCGCAGGTCAAGTACATCGACAGCAGCGACGGCTACGACGCCCTACACACGCTGACATTGATGGATGACGACTGGAGTCCCATCAAGGACGGCCAGGGCAACCCCTCGACGATCAAGTGCTCCAGCCGCAAGATCAAGCCATGGGAGCAAGTAGAGGAAGGTGTCGAGGAAAAGCGGTTCGAGCAGGCAAAGAAGGACATCCAGGCCAAGCTCAACCAGCAAGCAGCCGAAAAGGCCGCGGAACCCTGGACCCGTCTCCACGACCTGTTGCAACTTCACGGCGTCGAGGATGTCAACGTCAACCCTGGTTATGGCACCCCGCCGCGAACCTGGGCCATCCACGTCCCGGCAACTTCGGCGGAAGTCTTCCTGGACCTTTTCATCCCCTACCTCACCCAACGGCTGTTCAACAGGACGCCTGTCCTGCCAGTCGTCGAGGACAGCGACACGGAGTAACGTTCGTTGAGCGAAAGCACCAACGGCTGTGGATAACCTGCCGCGGCCTGTGGAAATCGGCTTTCTCCTCACGAAATGCTTGACTCAACCTGCACAGACCCGTAGGGTCCAAGCAGTCCAACCACCCAACCAAACCAACACCCATGGAGGAAAATTGAGCGACACCACCACCACGCCCGCTCCTGCCGCGGCCCCTGCGCCGCTCCAGGCCAAGTTCGAACTGCTGATCGACACGCTGAACAGCGAGTTGGTCGAGCGGTCGAAGGAGACGATGACGGGCACCATCGCCGTCATCGGCGGCGTGCACCACTTCCAGCTCGGCTCGCCCGGAACGGCGAAGTCGCGGCTCGTGCGCACGATGAAGGCGCACATCGGCGGGATCGGCCCGGACGAGTACTTCGAGCGTCTGGTCACCCGCTTCTCGACCCCCGAGGAACTGTTCGGTCCCCCGAGCCTCACGGCCCTGGAGAACGACGAGTACCGGCGCAACGTCAAGGGCATGCTGCCCACGGCGAAGCTGGCCTTCGTGGACGAGATCTTCAAGGCCAACTCGTCGATCCTCAACTCGCTCCTGACCATCATGAACGAGCGGATCTTCTACAACGACGTGCCGATCAACGTGCCGCTCTCGACCCTGTTCTGCGCCAGCAACGAGCTGCCGCAGGGTGAGGAACTCGAAGCGATGTACGACCGGGTCCACTTCCGTCACATCGTGCGTCCCATCCAGGAGGCGGGCAACTTCCTCCAGATGTTGAAGCTCCAGGTCGCCGGTGCGCCCCAGGCCATCGTGACGTGGGACGAGATCGTCCAGGCTCAGGTCGAGTCCCAGGCGGTCAACGTCAACGACGACGTGCTCGACGCGATGAACACCCTGCGCAACAACTTGCGCAAGGAGGGCATCGAGCCGACCGACCGTCGCTTCGCGGAGTGCTTGAAGATCATCAAGGCCACGGCCTGGATGAGCCAGCGGCCCGTCGCGGATATCGACGACATGCGTCTCCTGCGGCACGTCCTCTGGACCCGTCCCGACGAGCAGGCCATCGTCGAGAAGGCCGTCCTGGAGCTGGCGAACCCGCTGGACAAGGAGGCCATGGATCTGCTGGAGACGGTCGAGAAGCTCGCTGTCGATCTGGACGAGGTCATCAAGAACTCGGACAACAAGCAGATCAAGAACAAGAAGGGCATCGAGCTTCACGGGAAGCTGGAGCGGGCGAAGGCCGACCTGGACGGACTGGAGAAGCGGGCCGTCAAGACGGGTCGCAAGTCCGACACCATGTCGGAGCTGAACACCCGTCTGCTGGGCGTCACCCGCACGCTGCTGAAGGAGATCTTCGGCATCGACGCCTCGCAGGTCCAGTAGTAACCTGCAAGACCTTCGGAGACGGTGCGTTTATCCATGCACCGATGGGCGCACCGTCTCCGATGCCCCAACCGAACCGAACACCAAGCGCATAGGAAGGATGGTCTGAATGGCAGACTGGCGCAAGCGCAAGAAGAAGGGCTTCCTCGACGAGTTCTTGAAGTCGGGTAACGCACCCGACCCGAGCAAGCTGTCGAAGCACTCGATCCAGCACGACAAGTACGACGTGGAGGATGAGGAACGGCTCCGCGATCAGATGCAGGAGTACGCCAACGAGGCGGATCGCTTCTGCGACACCGTGGACACCGGCAACGCCCTGTGGTCAGACACGTACTGGTCACTGGTCAAGGTCGAGCCGAAGCACGAGGACGTGGGCGACATGCAGCCGCAGTACGTCATCGACCACACCATCACTTCCGAGGCCATGGAATTGAAGGAATGGGACGAGCTTCGCTCCCTCGGCACGGTGGGCGACGAGGTTGCCGCGGCCATGGGCACCATGGCGATGCGGCCCGACCTCGAAACCCTGCACGACCGGCTCAAGACTGAGCAGGAGAAGGCCAAGGAGTTGCAGAAGCAGCTCCAGGACTTGCACGACCAGCAGGAGCAGCTTCGGTCCTTGGACGAAATGATCGACGACCTCGATCTGGACGACCCGGAGGACGCGAAGAAGGCACAGGACTGGAACAAGCAGCGCGCCCTGCTGAACAAGCAGATGGAGGCGTTGAAGGCCCAGGCCATGCAGAACGCGAAGGACTTCCAGCAGGCGATGAAGAACGCGACGCCTGCCGTCCGTCAGACCATGAAGAAGGCTCTCGGTGCCGCCGTCAAGGAAGCGCAGGAAATGGCTGCGCAGGGCGACGCGTGGGGCCTGGAGCCGGGAACACTCCAGCGCATGCCCGCCAAGGAGCGCATGGAACTGGCAGCCAAGCTCAACAACCCGCGGTTGAAGAAGATCGCGGAGCTTTTCGGCCCGATGAAGCGGCTCATGTTCACCGAGCAGCGTCGGAAGGTCAACCACGCGAGGGACGAAGTGTTCGACATTGGCAAGGGCAACGACCTTGCTCGCGTCCTGCCCGTCCAGTTCTCGAAGCTGCGCAACCCGCTCATGAAGCTGGACTTCTACCGGGAGTTCATCGAGGGCAACCTGCTCCAGTACGAGATGCGCGGTGAGGAAAAGGTCGGCAAGGGCGGCATCATCTACTGCGACGACTCGTCAGGGTCCATGAGCGGTGAGCCGGAAATGTGGGCGAAGGCCGTGGGCCTCTGCCTGCTCAACCTGGCTCGTGCTCAGAAGCGGTCGTTCCGTGCCATCACCTTCGGGTCGACGCATCAGATCGCGGAGTTCGACTTCTCCAAGCCGGAGGATTACAACACGCAGAAGATCATCGACATGGCGGAGTTCTCCTTCATGGGAGGCACCGACTTCATGACGCCGCTGTCCCGCTCGCTGGACCACCTGCGGGCAGAGTTCGACGAGAACGGCTTCGTCAAGGGCGACATTGTGTTCGCCACTGACGGTGCCTGCGGCGTCAACGACCAGTGGATGACGGAGTTCAAGAAGGAGCAGGAGCGCATGGGCTTCACGGTGTGGGGCATCATGATCGGCGGCGGCTACTCCGACGAGCCTCTGGCAACCATCTGCGACAAGCGGGTGCTCACCATCAAGGACTTGAAGGGCGGCGAGGATATCCGGGATATCTTCGGCGGAATCGGTGGCGCATGAGCGTCTCCGAGATCGCCGCTCGCGTCGAGCAGGCGGGCCTGGACCTGGATGACTTGCTTCGCCGTTTCAACGCAGGCCAGGTCAACAAGCAGATCAGGAACAAGCACGGCATCAGCATTCACCAGAAGCTGGAGGATGCGAAGCGTGATCTGGACGAGCTTGCGAAAACAGGCGTTGATGTAGACGCCGAGCAGGAGGAACTCACCCGAGTGGCGAGGATCCTTTTGAGCGAGATCTTCCAGATCGCGTATCCGCCTGATCCGCCGCTGAAATGATCGTGAGAGGGGTCGGTGCGGGGAAGCCCCGGCCCCTCTCACAACCAACCAAACCGAACGGAGGCCAACGTGGCAACCATCAACATCGTTCTCGACTACGACTACGTGGGCGAGATGCAGTACCTCTACCTGGACGACAAGATCATCACCTGGGGCGACTACGACTCAGGTGGCGTAGACCTTGTGTCCCAGGTCGCTGACGCACTCGGCATCACCACCGCCTTCTTCAAGTTTGTGGACGAGCCGTCTGCGGAGAAGATGGGTGACCCCAGCTTCGACTTCTTGAAGTTCAGCAACGTCAAGCCGCTGGTGAGGCCCGGCTGATGGCGACACTCACCGGCAAGACCGCCGCAGAGGTTGGATTCGCCCCTGGCAGGCCAGGGCACAGTCTGACTGAGACGCAGATCAACCAGTACAACGTCTACTGGGTCTGCGACTGTGGAGCGCAGTTCTACACCCGCTACAAGAGGGACGGCCAGATCGGCAAGGCCACAAGCCGCTATTGGCGGCAGCACCTGGATTCGTTGGACCTGCCTGACGACGAGATCATCCCCGTTGGCGTAGTCCGCAAGCCGCGAGTCGAGTGGCAGATCTACGTGTTCTCACGCTCTTACGCAGGCGCGGAAGATTTCGTGAAGGGCACCCGCTACAAGGGATGGCTGTTGGGGGCGGCCGGGAACCACGCGCAGTGGTACAACATGCAGCACTACGCCGTGGGTGTCCGACGCGTGAGCAGCAAGGGCAATCACCTGGGCTACTCGCTCCACACTCTTGCCCGCACGAAGCAGGACGCGGTCGCCAAGGCCCGCCTGCTCATGCAGCGCGAGGCCGACGACGGACACAAGGTCAACGACATGATGGATGACGCGCTTCCTGTCGCGCTCAACCCCGAGTCGTCTTTTGCCTCCCTGCTGTCTCGCATCGACGAGACGGTGGAGACGGGCAACTTGCCCGAGGTCGAGGCCGTACTGGCGGAAGTCACACAAGTGCTCTCGCTAACGCCCGTTCTGGAACAGCGAGTGATCGACCTGGAGGCCCGCAAGACCGAGGTCGTGAAGGGGATGTTGAATCAACACTCAACCTCCCAACTCTCGGTGGGGCAAAATTCCGATGCCAACGTATGACTGCGTGTATTGCGGCCAGGCATTTAGGAACAATGCCGAACTGACGCGCCATGTGGTCTACGCCCTCCACCCGCAGCAGCCGCAGAAGTACACGTGTCCTGGCTGTGGTAAGGGGTTCAACGACATTCGCATGGGCACCCACCACGCAGCAACCTGTGGCAAGCGGCCGCTCCTGATGGGACCACCGCCCACGCGGGCCTGGGTGTGCCAAGAGTGCAACTTCCAGACCGAGAACCAAACCGAGTCGATCCTGCACGATGAGCTACACGCAGCGCCCGCGCCAACGATGCGCGAGGTCGAGACCGCCGCTGCCAAGCTCGTGAAGATGGAGGCTGAACTTGCCGCGGCAGAAGTTCAAGAGTCGGATCCAATGGGAGGTCGAGGCGGTGAGTGACGAGAACTACGACGACCCGCATGCTGTCGTCCTGGCATGGGCAGAACGCATGACCCTCAGGTGGGGACCCAAGGTGTGGGATCAGAAGCGACGCGACGAGACCACCTGGATTGGTGCTCTTTCACGGCACCGCCGCGGGCCTGAGCACAAGTGGATCGAAGCGCCGGTTTGGTCGAACGCCGACGTAGTTGACGCTCTCGCCTGGGAGCGTGAGACCTACCCGGAGTGCGTGTACTGGCCCCTTTGGGTCCAGCCCTGGTCCAAGAAGGACAAGCGGCCATGCAAGGCGCAGGACCACAAGTGGGGCGTAACCATCGAGGAAGGTCGGCTGTACCTGCACTGCAAGGACCCGTGCGAGGCAGGAGAGAACTGCACCGCTGAGTACATCAGCGGTCCCGAGCAGAGCCGAGACAGCTACGTTCTTGGTGCCTGCGTGGACATAGAGGATCGGTGGGACCTCATTCAGCAGTACGTGACAGGCGAGTTCACGGTCAAGCTCTCCGAGCACCACGAGGGCAGCGACTACTGGTCGGGCACCGAGGCTTACTCGGAGTTCGTCCTGGAGCCAGTGTTTCACCCCAAGAGCTACGTCTGCGGACACTGTGGCTCGGAAGCCCCGAGACACAGGCACGCAATCAGCCGTTACGAGAAGGGTGTCCGTCTATGCTCTGAGTGTGGACGGAAGGAAGCAATGAAGGCGTTCCAACTACCGAACATGGAGGAAGCAGATGGCAACAACAGCGGAGATCGAGCTGAGCCTGGCGGCACTGGAGCAGGAGTTGTCGAGCCTCTCGATGCTGGGCACACAGCAGAAGGCGAAGCGGTCAGTGGAGCTTCACGGGAAGTTGCGTCGGTTGAAGGTTGACATCGAGAACGGACACCCGTCCGGCGATGCCTTCCGGCTCAATGCTCGTTTGGCAGAGGCAGCTCGTCGGCTGCTCCGTGACGGGTTCGGGCACACCGTATGACCGAGGGCTTGGTTGACGAGGCTGTCCCTGCCGATACAGAAGGCGTGGAGACAGACACCGCTGTCGAGGTCGAGGTCACGGTCCCCGAGGTCACCGTCGAGGGGCTGGTCAAGGATGTGGAGACCTGGCTCCAGGCCAGCGCCGTCCGCACCGTTTTGGAGCCGAAGGACATTCGGGAACTCCAGACGCTGCTCATCGACGTGCGCCACGTGCTGGTCCACGGCCTGAACTGATGAAGTGCTCCGAGTGTGGGGCCACGGAATCCGAGTGCAAGCGCCTGATGGCTGAGCGTCAACGCTTTTGCTGTGCCGTGTGCTGCATTCTCAAAGACACGCACCGCACCTGATCCTGCCCTTCTCGGGCATGATCGCTTGACAAGCAACACCTGCTGACGGTACCGTTCCCAGGCATGATCCCTGGGGGCCAGCCGTCAACATAACCAACATAACCAAACCGAACAGGAGATACCAGTGAGCGCATACAGCGACTTGCAGACGCGTCTCATCAACGCGGCCAATGCCGGAAAGCAGATGTTCCTCGGCCGCTTGGTGTACTACACCGTCAACGACCTGCGCATGGACCACAGCGAAGTGGTGCGCAGGCTGGTGGCCGCAGGCATCGACAAGAGCCTGCCTCTCATGCCGAAGGACTCCGACACGTTCCGGCGTGTCACCAAGGAGTGCGAGCGCAAGAAGGAGCCGACCAGCAACCCCAACGTCTACGAGAACTTCCTCGTCCGCGACGTGCCTGAGGGCAACGGCAAGATCGTTCGCCGCATCGTCGTGGAGCAGGTCGACGGTGGCGGGCGCAGGCTCACCTACGACCAGGCATACGACGTGACGTTCGAGAAGGCTGGCGGCAAGTTCGAGGCTCTCGCTCTGCCGGGTTACCGCAACCCGATGGCCGACGTGATCGCCGCCGAAATGCAGCAGAAGTACAACAGCCAGCGCGGCAGCGTCACGGGGTACACGGTGCGGGAGTGGGTGCGCCACTTCATCATCCGACTCGGTGCCACCGTCGTTCGCAACGGCCTTTACTTCGTGCCGGAGGAATTCGCTGCTGAGGTCCAGGCCGTCGAGGAGTTCGTGAACGGACTCGGCAACGGGTCCTCGTGCTCGGAGTTCCCGCTGGTGGACGACACCAAGCAGAGGGAAATGCTCCAGCGTGCCTTCGAGGCCGAGACCGCGGACGAGATCGACAGCCTGCTCGTCAAGATGCAGGAGATCCAGACCAGCGGGCAGAAGATCACGGAGAAGGCGTACCAGGAGTACCTCAACAAGTACCACGCCCTCACCGGCAAGACGAAGGAGTACGGCAACCTGTTGGAGCAGACGCTCGACAACACGCACAGCCGTCTCCAGATCTTCGAGAGCAGCGTCGTGCAGATGCTCGGACTGGTGAAGCACTGATGGCAGTCCAGAGGATTCGCAACGACGACGGCACCACGACAGTCAGGCTCACTGGCTTCCACGCTGTCCCGTTCATCCTCCTGTTCATCCCAATCATTGTGGCGTTCCTTTCCTTTGGCCTTGCGATGGCGCTGATAGCTGGCGTCATCGCGGCCATCGGATCGGCGCTCTACGCCCTAGCACTGGTCAAGAACAAGATCACAAGGAGAGGCTGATGTCCCACACTCCTCGCACTACGCCGATCCCGCGGGGATACATGTGGCTTGCCACGATCACCAAAGAGAACGATGCTCACCTCGTGGAGATTCACGGCCCGAACCGGAGGATCACCGAGTACCACGCCTTTGGCTCGCAGCGCAACGCCCAGGGATACGTGACCCGCAACTACGGTCGCATCCTCTGGGAGTTCGGCAACGGCGTCATCTACGGCTACACCAAGGTCAAGGAACCGGCCAACGCATGAGTGAGAAGGTGCTGCGCTTCGACACAACCGACGAGGCCCTGGACCGGCTGATTGACGAGGAAGCGGGCTGGTTCGCCTTCGACTACAAGATCCCCGGCCGCGGTTACCACCGTGGTCGGACCAAGACCCGCGAGGACGCCTACAGGGCCATCCGTAGCCACCTGGACGACTAGTGGGCAGACAGCCCACTACCAAGGCCCCGCCCAACGTCCATTGCATCGGGCTGTGGGGCAAACTGAACGGCCACAAGTTCATCAAGTCGGTCGGTGGTCTCATCTATCGCTCGGACCACTGTTACCGATGCGGAATGCCAAGGGGAGGTTGGACCAATGCAACCCGGTGACCAGGTGGGCAGCTACCTGCTGCTCGACGAGACGGCGCAAGGTGAGGAAGCCACCATCTACCGTGCGTTAAAGGACGGCGACTACTACGCCTTGAAGGTGTCCGACGATGGCAAGGAAGGCCACGTCGCGAAGGAAGCGTCGATCCTCTCGATGCTGCTGGACGAACCGGACCCGAGGCTTGTGCCTTACTTGCCCGAGTTCCATGAGACTTTCGTCACAGATGGCGGCAAGTGGGTGAACGCTTTCACTCACCTGGACGGTTTCTACTCGCTAAAGCAGGTGCTGACGCGGTATCCTGGAGGTATCGACCCAAGGGATATGGCCTGGATGTTTCGGCGTCTCTTGGTAGTCCTCGGCTTCGCGTATGAACAGCAGTTCGTTCACGGAGCCATCGTGCCCGACCACGTGATGATCCACCCGGAAATGCACGGGCTGGTCCTCGTGGACTGGTGCTACTCCACTATGGAGGAAATGCCCCAGACCCTCTGGAGCCAGGAGTACCTGGACTGGTACCCCAAGACCGTGCTCGGCCACGAGGCGTACCACCAGATGGACCTCGCCATGGCTGCCCGCACCATGCTCTATGTGATGGGCGGTGATCCGAAGTACGGCTCCATTCCTGACGGCATCCCGAAGGAGTACCGCGCCTTCTTCAACGCCATGCTGATGCCGACGATGGCTGCCCACCCTTGGCAGATCAAGGAGCATTTCGACGACCTTCTGGAGCGCCTGTATGGGCCGCGCCGGTTCCGACCCTTCTCGATGGCATGAGCTTGCTCCACGAACGACCAGTCCTTCACGGACTGCTTGGCAGCATCGGTGCCTGCACACTCACCGGCTTGGTGAACATCGCCTTTAGCGGGTGGGCCGCGGACATCGGCTGGGCTGACGCCTTCGTGATGGGCCTATTCATGGTCCCGTTTGGGTGGCTGTACTTCTGGCTGCTTCTTCGGCAGCAACGGACCCTCATCAACGAGAGTCAACACTCAGACTCTCAACCCCCGGTGGGGCGAAATTTCGAACACAACCAAGGAGAAAGCTGATGGGCGGAGGAAACTGGTCAACGGACGTTTACGCCAGCACCACTGGTGCGACGTTGCGTTCCGGCAAGAGCGGCTTCGAGTACACCGACACGACTCGCAGCCGTGGCATGACAGAGTGGAAGGCGCACGAGACGCTCGATCCCAAGAGCGTGAACAACAACGGCGTTCACGCTGGCGACAACATCCGCGAGTCCATGGACCTGCCGGAGCATCCCAAGAGCGTGGCTGTGGCCGTGCTGTTCGACGTGACCGGCAGCATGGGCGAGATCCCGGAGACGCTGTTGAAGAAGCTGCCCGCCCTGCTGGGGCTGGTGCAGATGAAGGGCTACGTCGAGGACCCGCAGATCATGTTCGGGGCTGTCGGTGACGCCACGTCTGACCGCGTGCCGCTCCAGATGGCGCAGTTCGAGGCGGACAACCGCATGGACGAGCACCTGAAGAACATCTTCATCGAGGGCAACGGCGGCGGCTGGGGCTACGAGTCCTACGAGCTGGGCATGTACTACCTCGCCCGCAAGACCTACATCGAGTGCTTCGAGAAGCGTCAGCACAAGGGCTACGCCTTCATCATCGGTGACGAGGCTCCCTACCCGCAGGTCAAGGCTCGCGAGGTCCGGCGTGTCATCGGTGACGAGATCACCGACAACATCCCGACCACCGACATCCTTGCCGAGTTGCAGGAGAAGTACGAGGTCTACGTCCTCATCCCTGCGACCGACAGCGGCAGCCAGGACGCCATCATCAAGGCATGGCAGGGTCTGCTCGGGCAGAACGTCATCCTGCTGGACGACCGCGGTGAGAGCGTGGCCGAGGTCATCGCTGTGACCGTGGGGCTTGCCGAGGAGGCCATCGAGCTTTCCGAGGGACTGGAGCACCTGCGTGAGCACGAGACCGAGGACGTGACCATCAAGGCCGTCGAGGCTGCTCTGACCCGATGAAGGCAACGGTCGTTGTTGACCTTGGCTTTGGTGACGCTGGCAAGGGGAAGGTTGTTGACTTCCTCTGTCGTCAGCAGAGAGGCGCGCTTGTGGTCCGCTATTGCGGCGGGCCACAAGCCGCTCACAACGTGGTGACGTGGGATGGCAAGCACCACACCTTCTCGCAGTTCGGTGCGGGCACACTTGCCGGGTCCTCGACCTACCTGTCGAAGTTCATGATGGTGAACCCCCTCAACGCCTTCAAGGAAGCCGAGCACCTGCGTTCGGTAGGCGTGAAGGACCCGTTCTCCATGCTGCACGTCGACACGCGAGCCATGGTCCTCACGCCCGCCCACAAGTCGCTCAATCGACTGCGGGAACTGAGCCGAGGGATTGACCGGCATGGGTCCACGGGTGAGGGTGTCGGAGAAGGACGCATCCACCAGTCGCATTCCGGGTGGGAATCAGTCCTGCGCGTCGGACACCTGACTGACCGAGTGCTTTCTCAGGTCATGCTGGAACGATTCCTCCGGTACGCCAAGGATGCGGTGGGCGAGTTCGAAGTGCCCCGCACGGTGGACAAGGACATGTGGGGCCAGGCCATGGAGAACATTCTCTACCCGAAGATGAAGGAATGGCTGGACGCCTACGCTGACTTCGGCAACGTCGTTCAGATCGAGGCAGGCAATCCGCTTCGCAACTACGAGAACATCGTGTTCGAGGGGGCACAGGGCGTGCTGCTGGATGAACAGTTCGGCTTCCACCCCTACACCACGTGGTCCAAGACCACACGACACAACGCCCTGGAGTTGCTGAGTGGTACCGGAACGCGGCGCAACGTCACCGTCCTTGGTGTGATCCGCTCCTACACCACGAGGCATGGCCCGGGTCCGATGGTGACCGAGGACTTCCACATGACGCGAGACATTCCCGAGCTGCACAACGGGGCGGGCGTTTGGCAGGGAGCATGGCGCAACGGCCACCTGGACCTACCCGTGTTGCAGTACGCCATCACAGCCAGCGACGTTGACGGCCTCGCTGTCACCCACATGGACCGCGTGCCCGACGAAGGCATGCCGATCTGCACCAGCTACGACGCTCCGAGTGGCGTCGTGCCGGGTGACTACTACCTCGGCGGGCGTGACACCACGCTGCTGATGAAGGACTTCCTGCCGGTCCTGACGAACGTGTCGAAGTCGGCGTACCTTGACATGATCGAGCATCACCTGAGCAGGCCCGTGGTCCTGACATCCTATGGACCGACAGCCCACGAGACACGAGTACTTCAACGTTCATTCTTCAAGGAGGAAGGCAATGAGAAACTGGTTTCGGCGTCGGCGTAACCGGCCCGCGAGTAGGCCCTTCGTGCAGCAGACGACCACCAACACCATGCTCCACCCGGGGTACGTGAACCCGCTCTACATCGACAACTCCAACAGGACCGACCAGGAGCCTCGGGACGCTGATTGTGCCCCTGAGGCCACGGAGACGGCCTCTGAGGCCAGCACCGAGTGTGCCCCGGCCGAGACCAGCTCCGAGTCCTCCAGCGGCGACAGCGGCTCGTCCGGTTACGACGGGGGCGGCTCGTCTTACGACAGTGGTGGGAGCAGCTACGACTCGGGGTCCTCATACGACTCGGGCGGAGGCAGCTTCGACTCCGGTGGTGGCGGCGGAGGTGATTTCTAATGGACAAGGGCGACTGGTTCTCCCTCATCGCGTGCATCGCGGCAACGTGGTTCGCTGCTGCGGTTCTGTACCGCTTCCGCATCTTCGGCGTGCCGGTGCTCATCATCGGCCTGGGCACCGTGCTGTGGGCAACCACGCGTGGTCTGCTCAAGCGCGGCAGCAGGCACGACAGAGCGGCGTAGTGGCCTACCCCTTTGTGTCCGACTCCTGTATGGACGAGGACCATGGGGAGTGCGAAAGGTACGAGAACACCCCCACGGCGTCCGAGCGTGCTCGCGGCGTTGCTGGGGGTGGTTTTTGTATCTGCCCCTGCCACCGCGGCAAGGACGAACCGCACAACCAAGCCTGGTACGACGAGGTTCGTGCCTACTCAGAGGAAAGGAGGCGACGTGGCAAAGTGGAATGACGATTACATCTGCCCGAACTGCCATGGCACGAACGGCATGCACTCGGGCATGGATCAGTGCCCGCCCACACCACCCGGCCTGCGGGAGAAGCGGCGTTGGTTCCGGTCAGCCGTGCGCCCGCACAAGACCTACTCAGAACTGAACCCTGCCGCCCTAGAGGCAGCCATCAACGTGGCCGAGCGCATCCACAAGGATCGCATTCGTCCCCCGGCCATCAGCGCGGCCATCCAGGAGTACCTCCGTGTCCGATGACCTGCTGTTTGACGACCCGGTGATGGACCGGCTCGTCCAGGAAGTTGCAAAGGGCATCCGTCAGTGCCTGCTTTTCTTGGGTGAAGAAGGTGGGCCACGTTCGTTGGCCGACGTTGCCCGTGCTGCGCAGGAAGGACGCGACGAGAACGCCGAGGAATGGGTGTTCGAGTTCATCAAGGATGGCATCACGGCACCAGCCATCGAGCAGGTCAAGCATGAGTCCGAGGCCGTCGCTCTGTTCAGGATCATGGGGTTCACCCGCGGGTACTTGGAGAGGTTCTGCCAATGCAGGTACCTGGCCCGCAACCCAAACACGACGGAGCACATCCCATACTTCTGCTCCATCCACAAGGAGCACAAGGTGGTGCCGATCAATGGCTGAGTCCATGGACAGGGACAACATCGAGCGGCTGCTCTCCTACGCCGTAGACGCCAAGGTCCCCGACTGGTGGGACCATCCCATGAAACTCAAAGTCGTCACGCTCTGCACCAATGCCATCTGGCCCGTGATCCAGGAGCTGAACCAGGAGGCCAGCGTGCTCTACGCCGACGTTGTGGAGCGCGAGGTGGCCCTTGGGGAGCAGGCCAGGCAGGTAGAGTCGCTCCGCAAGCTGCTGGTGAGCGAACGCCACCGGTGGAATGACATCCGGCGGTTCGCCTTCACCTACGAGGACCACGGACTCATTGCTGCTATGGACGCAGCAACAGCCGCATACGTGGAGAGGAACCGATGAGGGCCAACAGCCCCGTTGCTCTCTGCGAGTGCGGCTGCACTGCCACGAGGCATCACACGAGTATCGCCCGAGACGGCGGCGCCTTCTACGGAGAGTGCCTGACCTACGGGGCCAACGAAGTAGGAGGCATGCGCTGGTCAAGATGGCGGCGCACGTGGGTCGACCACTGCCACGGCTTTCGCCCGGTCAACGACATGGAGGAATCATGAGCAACGAACCGCTGAACAAGGGCGTCGTGTGGGTTACGCGCCTTTTCATCCTCATCGCAGCCGTTCTCATCGCTGTTGCCATCCTGATCTGATGGCTGACCACAAGTACGAAGGCCAGGAAGGCAAGTGCAAGGTCTGTGAGGGAGAGTTCGGAGACGACCAGCATTGTGACCACGTTCTCAAGGACTTCGAGAGCGTGCTCGTCAAGGGGCCAGACGGTGTGGTCATTTGGGTGACCGCCGTCCTTGGCTCATCGTCCGTCTCTGTGTACGAGAACACCGACCACAACCCCACGCTCTCCTACGACAGCCACAATCATCGGCGTCGGCAGGACGAACTGGAGAACGTCCGTCGTGCTGCCCGAGACTGGCGGTCACGTGCCAGCGAAGGCCCGCGCTACGCCATCGACATGGACTGATGGCCCACACCACACGCACCTGCGAAGGGTGCTCCGAGCTGATCCACAAGTACGACGACTGCATGGAGTTGGAGTGCGGGCGCTTCTTTCATTACAGATGTCTGCCGAAGCAATGAAGGACCTGCGAGCGGCCATCGCTGATGTTGTCAGGCACCACAGTGTCCGCCTGGACACCATGTCACAGGACACCGACAGCAGCTACCTCTGTAAGACCTGCACCAAGGGCGGCGGAGCCTACGCCTCACCGACTTATGGGAACGAGTACTCCCACGTCACGAACCTCGTGATGGATATAGTCGAGGAGTTCCTGGAGGATAAGCACGTCGAGGAGTACATCCGTAACTTGAAGGAGAAGCATGGAACCTGACCTACCGCCCGACTTCCTGAACATGCTGAGCAACATGCAACAGCAGTTGTTCCAAGCCATCGCCCCCATGCTGCGCATCAACGTGCGTGCCGTGCTGGAGCGCAACGACAAGCTGGTCAACCAAGATGCGACAGGTCTGGACTTCCTCACAGAAGAACTGATCCGGGCCATCCTGGAGCCGCCCGCTCCGTAAGTCAACACTGGGACTCCCGAGCTTCGGGGTGGCAAATTTTCGTTTGCCAGCTTGCGAAGCGTGGAATCCTCGTGCAAACTGAACTGCGGGGTCGGGAGGCGTTCCCGAGAACGGGATCGCAGGTTCCTTCGGGGGCCTGTGGCGCTACACGTTTCTCGGCCCCGCATAACAAACCAAACCAAACCGTAACAGGGAGGTACCGATGCAAGTAACTAAGAGGGGCGATGACTTCTACGAGGTCAGCTCCGAGTCCAGCTCTCGCAACTACGTCGTGACGTGGGGTTCCGAGGGTGACTTCTGGTCCTGCAACTGCACGGCCTACGCCATCGGCCGGAACAAGGCTGGCGGCATGGGTGTGAAGTTCGAGTGCAAGCACATCCGTGAACTCGACCGCCAGCTTGGCGGCGCTGCTCCGTCCGCTCCTGCTCAGAAGGAGAGCGTGGCTGGAGTGAAGGAGAAGCTGCTGTTGATGGCAGCCGATCTGGAGGGCAAGGAAGCCAAGCAGGCAACCGAGGACGAGGAGCGCAAGGTGCTCGACGCCCTGGAGGCCATGGCTGCCGAGCTTGGTAGCAAGGAGGGCTGATGGACACCCTCGACAGCGGCGTCATGCACACCGCGGCGGACGCCGTGGAGTCCGTGCTTCAAGAGGCGGACACAGACATCATCCACACCGTCACGGTCACCCTGAACGGCCAGCACGGCGGGGCCGACGTGGTGATCGAGGGCTTTGACTTCGACGAGTCGGAGTTTGAGGTCACCGTAGAGATCCACGAATGACCCGGCCCCGCGACAGCCAGCGGGCCAAGGTGTGGCGGGCCGAGGAAGCACTCATCCTGGGCGCCCGTCTTCGTGCGAGCAAGGCGAAGAAGAACGCTCCGAACAGCATGCTGTTGTTCCCAGCCCTGCGCATGTGGGACACCGACATCTTCGTCCGGGAGGTCATCAACTCCCGTTGGTGGAAGCAGCACGCTCCCGCTGGTCTCTACCTGAACCCAGCCGTGGTGGACTGGAAGGTTAAGTACTGCGACCTGGTGCGCAACGACTGGAAGCCGGGCTACGACTGCCTGAGCTTGCAGGATCGCAACCACCTTTCCGTACTGCACGCGCTGGCACACAAGCTCACGGACGAGCACGTGGCTCACCATGGCCCCGAGTTCGTCCGGCATTACATTCGGCTCGTTGACCGTTTCATCGGCATCGAGGCGGGCAAGGCGCTGCGGGCAGCCTTTGCCGGAGAGAAGATCAAGTCCCGTGCATTGTCTGACGAGACCAAGTTGGCTCGCGCCGTCCAGCGTGCAACACGGATGGTGAAGGACATGGAAAAGGAGAAGGCATGATCGTCAAGATGGTCCGCGTGGACCTGGACGAATTGCTGAAGTGTGATGCCCCCGACTTTGCCGCTCTCGTACAGGAGCGGGCAGGTGTCGGGGAGATCCAGGGCTTCAACTTCGAGATCTATGGACACGAAGGCAACACGCTGGTGTTCAAGGTCACGGGAGACTCGGCGGAGGGTTCAACTGCGTGAGCGAATCAGAACGAATCCGCGAATACCTGGCCGAGCTTGGCCCGCTGGTTGAAGGACTTTCCGAGAGCCAGCGGGCCAGCAAGATCCATGCTGTCCGCGTCAACCAGGACCACGCATGGTGCGGGCGGTGGAAGGTCCACGCAATCACGCCGCATCGTCCGTGGCGTCCTGCCACCAACCCGCCCTCGGTCTACTGCGGGCAGTGTTTCAACGTGTGGTCTGCCGCGGTCAAGCGGAACGAGCAGGTTGAGAACTTCATCACAGAGGTCGAACGGCTCATCATCGAAGGGAGGCGGCGTGCCAGCGCCTGACCATGGGAAAGCGGAAGAAGAAGCGGAAGAAGTGGAAGCCGATTGGCTTGCCCCGCTCCGAGAATGCCTGGACCCGCGAGCTGCGGGACTACGAGAGGAGGTTGACACAGCCGATGAGCACGATGGAGCCGCCTGATGCGGACGACGAGTTCAAGCGACTGATGGAGGGCCTCGAACTTGAAGCCCCAATCAACGTTGAGGACGTGTCGCTGCTCACCGAGGTCGAACTGTCCAGCAGGTTCAACAAGGTGCGGCAGGATCTTCTTGCCCGCGGCGAAATGATCGACCCAAAGACGGACACGGGCCGCGAAATGCACAGTCAGCGCACGGCATACATGCTGGAGATGCGACGACGGGGCATGGCGTAACGTATTGACACTGAGCCAAGCCAGTGCGTATGCTTGGCCTAACCGAAACGTAAAGGAGTGCAATGAGCGAAGATACCCTTCGCCCTGACACGTGGGACGACTTCATCGGGCAAGAACCGCTGAAGGCCGAGCTACAGGTGCGCATGGCAGCCGCCGTAGAGCTTGGCACGGCTCTCGATCCCGTCCTACTACACGGGCCTGCTGGATTTGGAAAGACAAGCCTCGCCCGTATCATTGGCGACGGAATGTTTGCTGACTTCGAGTCCTTCACCATGCCGATCAACACTGCCACCCTGACGAACATCGTCCGGCAGTTCGATGGTGTGCTGCTGCTGGACGAGATCCATCGTGCCTCCAAGAAGCAACAGGAGGAACTGCTTCCGCTGCTGGAGTTCAACTACATACAGGACTCCAGTGGCCGACGCATCCACGCGGGACTGCTCATGATCGTGGGAGCCACCACGGAACGGCAGTCCCTCATTCGTCCCTTGTTCGACCGCTTTCTCATCCGTCCCGAGTTCGACGACTATTCGGACGAGGACATGGGGAGCATCGTCAGGGGCATGGCTGTCAAGGCTGGCGTCGAATTGGACGAGGAAACTTGCATCCAGTTCGGTCGGGCTGCGGCAGGCACTCCGCGTAACGCACGCCAGCTCGTGCTTACCGCAAGGGACCTCACTGCTGTGAACAAGCGCACACCGACTGCCCAAGAGGTATTCGAACTGTGCCGGGTTGACGAGAGCGGTCTTTCGGTGCAGCATGTTCGTTACATCGAGACGCTTAACCGGCTCGGTGGAAAGGCAGGCGTCAAGACCCTGAGCAACCTGCTGCGGCTGAACGAGAGTGTTGTCGTTGATCTGGAACGACTCCTCCTCAACAGCAGCTACGTGGAACTGACTGACCGCGGTCGGGTCATCACCCGCAAGGGACACCAGTTCCTGAAGGAAAGGAGCAAGAAGGGTGGCGCGTAGACGCTCGGCCGCTGCCGCTCCTATCTCCAATCGAAATGCCCTCGCACTCTTGAAGTCGTGGGGTTTTGAGGAGATAGGCGGCAACGGCGGTCATACTGTGCTCGCATACCGCGATCACAGAGTGCAACTGACGGCGGTTGGGAGAAACACTCCCACGCCTTGGAAGGCACTCCGAAAGGCTGCGGCCGTGCTCGGAGTACCCGTACAGGACTTCATGCGAGGTCCTACAAAGGAGAAGGTGATGTCTGCATCCGAAGCCAAGATCGCGGAGCCTCTGGGCGTCGTTGATACTGGCAGCAATGTTGCGGTGCTGGACCCGCCCGCTGAGGCGAAGTCCACTGCTCCCGTCCAATCGGTCACGTTCAAGTGCCCCGAGGATGGGTGTGGCAAGGAGTTCGACAACCTCAAGTCGGTGCGCGTTCACCAGCGCAGCCACAACATGGTGAAGTGCCGCAACTGCAACAAGACCATGAGCGAGCCTGCTCGTGCGCCGCATGAGAAGTGGTGCGTGATCCGCAAGCCGGACGGCAAGCTGGCCCAGAAGCTGGCGGCTGAGACTGCCCCGGTCGAGGCCGAGCCGAAGGTCAAGGCGACCAAGCGTCCTCGTGGCCGTCCCAAGGGCACCACGCGGGCTGTCATGGCCGAGCGGCGTGCTCAGCGGGAGCGTGCGATCCAGAAGGACCGCACCGAGGCTTCTGCCCCCGTCCGTGCCGCGCTCGTGGTCGAGGGCATCCACCTCGATGACGACACGTTGGACACCCTCATCGGGCTGCTCTTTCCCAAGGGCATCCCGGGCAACCTGGCTGCGGTCACCGCTCTGAACGAGTGGGTCCAGGCCACGGAGCACCTGCTCGGCGCAACCGGCCCGTCGTCCTAATGACGACGGCCACCAGCACCCCCGAGTTGCTGATGGCCCTGTCCGACGAGGACTTCAAGTCTGTCGTGGATGATGCAGTGAGGAACCCGGATGATGGCCGGGCTTCCTTGCTGCGTCATCCCGACGCTGTCACTCGCTGGTACTTCACCCTCGTCTCGATGAAGAAGTCGGTGGAGGGCCAGCTTGCGGCGAAGAAGGCCGAGTATGCGGCGGCAAAGGCCACCGGCAACGTAGCCAAGCGCGATCAGGCAGGCTACGAACGCTGGCGCGCAGGTGCCTTGCGGTTCAAGGCAGGCGTAGAGAACCAGCTTCTCGAAGCGAGACTGCTTCGGGAAGGAACCCGCGACGGACAGGAAGTTGTGTTCGCCGTGCGTGAGAGGAACCGCCTCATCGCTGCCATCGCAGCGCACCGAGACCATATTTGTGGCGAGAACTGCGACGACAACGAGTGCGTTGCTGATGAGGCCCTTTGGTCTCTTGTCAGCGTCTCCGGCTAGCAGTACTGTCACAGCACCGTAAACAGGAGGAAGCATGGCAACAAAGCTCAACGACTACGACTTCAAGTCGCGCGGGACCAACAAGTACCCGTGGGACCAGTGGACGGATGGCGACATCTGGCAGATCAAGCGCGGCGAGGACTTCGACGTGAAGGTCGGCTCGATGCGGTCGGTCTTGAAGATCCACGCCACTCGGCACGGCTTCACCCTGCGCACCGGCTCTCCCGAGACCGACGTGCTCGTGTTCCAGTTCATCCCGTCCGTCAAGTAACGAACCGAAAGAGAGAAGATGAAGCGCACAATCATCGTGGCTGTACTTGCTGCCATCGCGGTCACCGCCCTAGCTGCATGTAGCAGATACGCCACCGCAACCTCCGACACGCACATCTGTGTGTTCGATGGCAGTGAACGGGGTGGGCAGAAGTTGAAGTTCCAGATCCCGCCCGGCGCAGACAGCAAGAAGATCGACGACAACGATCAGGTCGTGAAGATCCCTGCCAGCAACAGGTTCTACATGGCGAACTCCGACCGCAACGTGGCTGACCCCGGTGCCCCTGCCTTCTACGAGGGCAACGCTCGTGGTGGTACCCCGGTGCATGTCGAGGGACAGGTGAGGTTCCGCTTCAATCTGTCCAAGGCATGCGAGTGGTTCTCCAAGCATGGTCGGCGCAACGCTGGCGACGACGGAGACCTCGGCTTCAACGCTCGTGGCAACCCGGCGGAGGTAGCGCAGCAGGGATGGTTCCGGTTCCTCAACGAGAACTTCGGCATCACCATGAAGGAAGTTGTCGGTGAGACCATGAACCACTACGACTGGGCGTTCTTGCACTACAACTTCCCGGGCAACGCCAGCGAGGCAGGCATCCTGCCTGCCGGACAGGAAGCGCAGGAAGCCACACGCACCAGGCTGGGCAGCGAATTGGGTGCTGCCTTCACGGAGCGGTTGAAGGCCAACCTGGGCGGCGACTACTTCTGTGGCATCGACTCCGATGCTGGCGGCGGTGACGCCAAGTGCCCGACCATGAGGTTCCAGGTGACCTACGCCGGTCCTGGCAACGACTCGTCTCTCGTGAAGGATCGGGAGCAGGTCGAGCAGACCAAGCAGAAGCTGGAGACTGCCCGCCTCCAAGGTGAGTTGCAGGGCGCGCAGCAGCAGGCTCTCATCGCCGCCGAGAAGGCCAAGGCTCAGCTTCTGGCGGAGGAAGCCAACACGGCTGAGTTGCAGGCCAAGAAGGACACGGCCAAGTGCCGCCAGCTTGCCCAGCACGGGCTTGACTGCGAAGGCAAGCGTGCTCCCGTCTACATCAACGGGCAGCCCGCGGGCTAATGGACTGGCCTCCCGCAAGCAGCTTTGTCTTGCGGTGCCTGTCGATGGTGTGCGCAACGGTGATCGTCGCCATTGGAGCGGCGGTCGCCAAGCGCGCCCTCGACACGAAGAACCTGCCAGCGTTGGTCGGGGGCACAGTGGTTGCCCTCGCCATCGTTGGTGTGGGGTACCGGCTCTTTTCGTCCGGCTACTTCGTGGGGTACTGACATGAGACACAAGATCCTGCTTTACAACGTCATCCGGCCGCTCGTCATCATGCTGTTCCTGATCGCTTGTGCGGTCGGGGGCAGCGTGGGGAGCCAGGCCCTCACCCACAACATCAACCAGGACATTGCCGAGCAGCAGGCCACCAAGGCTCACTTCTACCGCGTCATCGCGGGCGAGGAATCTGATGGCGGTCCAACGGTGGACAACCAGCTCGCAACAGACCTGCGTAACGCAACAGACCTGCGGGACTTCCGTGGGCACAGCAACACCTACGGCGGCATCGCTGACGCCATCGGAGAGGACCCGTTCGTCTCCGAAGGGTGCCAAGAGTGTGGCGCTCTCACTCCCGAGTTCAGAACGAACGTTGAGCAGGTCAAGAACGGCCAGCTCGACCGAGTTCTCGCTCGGGAGGTCCACACTGTGGACACCAGTGGCTTTTCGGCAACGCCGTTCGGCCTCAGTGTGCCCACGGCTGCGGGCTTGGCGTGGTTCTTTGGTGGACCACTGGCCCTCGCCCTGGGACATCGACGTGCCATGGCTGATCGACAGAACGACTACGATGTGCGCCAATTCGGAGACCTGAACTGGAACCTGAACGGCAAGGCTGACGGGCACAAGATCACACTCGTCATGCTGGCCCCAGGGTTCTTCGTTCCCTACTTCGCATGGCGGGCGGCGCGTCGACGCAAGTTCCACCAGCGTGTCGCAGAGTGCTACGCAAGTGAGATGGCCCTGGTCCGCGAGATCGACCGGGACATCGAGCGTCTGCGCGGGCACGGCCACGACCCGAAGGTGATGGCGTTGAGGGAAGGGCGGGACGATCTCGTGGATGAGATTGAGAGCCTCACCCGGTCCTCCGACAGCGCCGTGGATGACCTTGTGTCCAGCTCCACGGATCGGCTTGACTACATCAAGGCTTCGCTCAAAGGCCGTAAGGAATTCGCTGCCGAGCTACAGCCTGGTATCTCAACGAACGTTGTGCCGGAGGTACGGGAGCGCCGATGACCCTGATCCTGGGCATTTTGCTGGGCATGGTGCTCGGCGGAGGCATGATGGCCCTTGGCTACGGCATCGGGTATCGGTCTCGCAGCAACATGCTCCCCCCCGTGGCGCGCCCGGCGCTAGATGTTGTGCCGATGGGCGTCTGCACCTGCGACCACGCTCAGTCGTTCCACAACAGCGGCAAGGGCGTCTGCCGCAAGGAGTGGTGGGACAAGGACGCTGAGGATTGGTACCAATGCGACTGCCATATCTACGTGCCCAAGAACCCACCCACAACGCCTCTACTGGAGGCCATGAAAGAACTGGAGGGGTACTGATGTACCGCTGCGAGGCAGGACACGAGGCCCTGCACGACGATGGCAAGTGCCACGCGGCTGTCCTCGGCAAAGAGTGTGGGCTGTCTCTGACGAAGGTTCGCCGTACCATCGGCCCGCTGTTGTATCACGTCTATGGAACAGTCGATGACGACCAGCTTCTCTCCCTGCGGTTCGGTGACGCTGCGCAGGAGCTGATGCCAAAGTGGGTCGAGAACTATCTGTGTGACGTGTTCTGGAAGGGTGAAATGTCCGTCGCCCTCATCGAAACGTTCGGACGCGGCAACACGTCCGTGGACTTCAAGCTGACCGTAGACCCTGACGGCCTGCACTGCTGGCTTTGGGAAGCTGAGGCTGGTGGCTGGAAACTGGACCGCAAGGACGTTGCTGCCCGCCTGCGCATCGCAACGCCCGTTCAGATCTGCTCCCATGACCTGCAAAGGATCATGCAGGGTGCCGATAACACTCCTGTAGCCAAGCAGGAGGAGAAGCATGACGGACAAGACGAAGTACGACTCGGACGGACCCCAGACGATTCGGGAGTCCGGCGACCCTGACCAGGGCGCACCGAACAAGCACCAGTCCACCATCGAGTGGGAGCGGTTGAAGTCCGGGCGCAGGGTCAAGGATGAGCAGGGTGACGACGGAAGTGGCGGCGACGAGGGTGCTGCAAGTTTCGGCACCACCGCAGGCTCCGTTACTCCAACGGCTCCAACAGCCCGTCCTTAATCAACCATCGCTCTACCTCTGGCACCGTCAACATCCGTTGGCGCACGTAGCCGATCCAGAGGGTGCCAAGGAGGACCGGCTGCCAGTGTCTCTTGTTGCTGTGAACGAGGGCGTGGTGGTCAGCACACAGCAGGATCAGGTTGGAGTGGTGGTCCGGTCCTCCTTGGCTGCGGTAGAGAATGTGGTGGATCTGTAGGCCAGAAGATCCGTTTCTCCCGCACCACCGGCACCGTTCTCCGTCGCGCTTACGGATTTCAGCACGTATCACAGCGTCCAGGCGACCAGGCCCCTGTTGCCTACTCCTGCGCGGGTCCGGCTTAGTCCGCCGCTTGCGCCGGGAGAGGTCTCTCATGCACTCCTCGGAGCAGACACGACTGATCCCGATTGAGATTGCACCGTCCGGCGAAACGTACTCGCGGCATGCGGCGCATCGGACTCTGCTGACGGCCATTGTCACTCTTGCTATCGGCTAGTGGAGAGGTAGGATTCAAGTGTGACGACGACCGGCGCGGGCACCCATATCACCACAGGCAATCGACTTGACGTGATGGTGGAAGGGGGCAAGGTCGTCGGCCTATGGCACTGGCCTGATGACGGAGAACGACTGTTCATTCGTCTCGACAATCCCTGGGGTTTGCTCGGCGTGTTGCAGTCAACGATGGTTGAGCACGCGCGCGTAGAGCCTCATGATTTCCAGAAGTTCCACCGCGCCTACAACGTCTGCGAACTGTGCTGGCTCCCGGAGGAAGCTCATGCCGATAGTTGACCCGCCCGCGCCTGGGTCGAACAACCCGTTCAAGCGCAGCAACGCGCCCTCCTACGACTACGGGTCCTGGGACCATGACATCTACGAGTACGGCAAGCGGGACCCGGTGATCCGTGCGAACGACAGACCGACCAACATCGAGGTCGAAATGATCCACCGCCTGGAAATGATCACGCGTTCGCTCGCCATAATCACGCGCAAGCTTGAAGAAAGTGATGCGGAGAAGGAGTTCTTGCGCCTTCGGTGCCTGGAACTTGAACGGGCGTTGAATCAACACTCAAAGTCCCAAGTTCCCGGGGGCTAAATTTTCCTACGGCGCGTCCGTAGTTGCACCTTCTCGGGCACCATGGGTGTCACCTTCGCCATCCATCCGCGGTCTTGCGCTGCCTGCGCCTGCGCCACCGCGTCCCACACCGTGAGCTTCGACTGTCGGTCGATCTGCTCGCCTTCTGCATTCCATACGGACAGGGAGAAGTGGGCGTTACTTGTCAAGATTTTCTCGCGCTCGTCGTTCTTGAATCTCGGTCGCCGTTAGCTCTGGCGGGGCCGTGTGCTCGTGTACGCCCTCAACCTGCCCGCACCGGCACTCGCCCAGCCGCGCCTGCTTGACCTTCCTCTTGAGGCACTCAGGGCACCACCACTTATCATGGTCCACGTTCTCCATGACTGCGTAGCAGAACTTGCAGTGGCCGCTCACTCCCGCCTGCCCTGCGGACTGAGCACGTAGCACTTCTCGCAGTACTCCATGCCCTCGTCATCGAACCGCCACCACTCCACCTGGGAGTCGTCTCGGGCGCAGTAAACACACGTTAGAGGAATGTCAACCTCGGGGTCCTCGACAAGCTTGGCGAAGGTCTGGAGGTCAGCTTCAAAGTCGCGCTTCCACCCGGGGTTTCGAAGGATTGCTGCGGGATGGAAGATGGGGAAATGGATGCGATGGTTCCGCATGAAGGTGTGTCCCCGGGCCTTGGTGATCTTCAAGTCCCAGCGGTACGCCTGGAGCGGCACGTTGCCCGTCAGCAGCACGAACTTGGCAGCCACCAGGTCGAGTTGGTCCTCCCGGTTCTTGGCGCAGGCTTGGACCTCCTTCGGCAGTGGTGCCCTGCCCTTTCCATCCTCGTTACGCGGCCAGCACGAGGCGGTGTTGATGAAGGCGAGCTTCGAGGGGTCCAGGCCAACGTTCGTTAGCCCATCACGCAGGAGCTTCCCTGCGGGACCGACGAAGGGCGCACCCTGCTCGTCCTCCTGCCTGCCCGGGGCCTCACCCAGCACCGCAACCTGCGCTGGGACCGGCCCGGACCACGGCACGGGCGCGCTACAACGTTCGTGGAGGTCACACGAGGTGCAGGTGATGACCTGCTCTCGGACCTCCAGCTTAAGCGGCGTGGTTGTCATACCTGTTGAGGCTGTCGATGAAGCGGCCAGGTGACGGCGAGGCTTGGAAGTGCGTCCACTCCTTGAACGGTACGCCTTCGTAGACCCACTGCGTACCGTCCACAAACGTTACGAGGATCTTCTTCTCGTCGACATCGTAAGTTGCCTCGTCGACTCGTGAAGAATCACGGAAAGTGTGGTGTCGAGTCTCAGCCACTGGACTTCGCCTTCGGCTTGGTCGGCTCGGGTTCCGGCTGTAGCGCAGGCACCTGGTCGATTGTCTCGGGCGGGTTGTCCACCATGTCCTGGGCAAAGTCGCGAGTGCATTCCCAGGAACAGAAGTCACCGTTCCACCCGTAGGCATCAGCAACCTTCACCCAGTCCATCTCGTTGTTCATGTTCTCGGTGGTGGTGCAGCTATCGCATGTCAGAACGTTCACTTGGCCTCCTTGTAGGCCAGCAGCCAGTAGTGCCAGTTCTCTATCGGAATGGTCACTGTCCGCTTATCAATTCGGATCTCTCCGGTTGACTTGTCAAGAAATTGTCTGTCTACCTCGACGGTGACCTCGGTCTTGGTCTCCTTCTTGATCTTGAGCTTCATGTGCTCACGCCCAGGCAGGGAGCTAACGAACGTTTTCATCAGTGAATCCGTGGGATCGCAGACCGGAGCTTTGCAACGCGCTCCTCCTGGGCATGAATCTCGCCACCGAGTTTCGCAACACGTCCGTTGATGAGTTCCTGCACTCGCTGGATCCGGATGGCGAGCATCACCGAGTAGACGGCTACGTCTTGTAGCTCCTCGATGGTCCAGTCCACCAGTTCTTCCAGGCTCATGGACTCAAACTTCTGTTGACCGTCCTTCTCGTATTGGATCTGCCCTGAACCCATGACGCGGGCACAGGCTCCGCCGATGAAGTCGGCAACCTCCTGCGCTAGTTCGTCACTTGTCACTCTTGGTCCTTTCCTCATGCGCCTTGAGCCGTCCGAAGCGTCTCACCAGTGAGTCCACTGCAAAGTTGAACGCCATATCGTCAGTCCGTTTGTGCCAGAGCGTTACGTTCTCCACCGCTGCTTCAAGCTGCGACACCAGGTAGTAACGCTCTTTGTCACACATCAGGCCAGTCCCCTCCGTCTGCGCTGCCGGTCGTACTTCTCTCGCTCGTCCTCGGTCATGCCGCCCCACACCCCAACCCACGTTTCAGTTCTTAGGGCGTAGTCCAGGCACTCCTTGGTGACAGGGCACCAGGCGCAGTACTCGCGCTTGGCCCGTCTCTGGTCCCTGTAGTCCTCCGAAAAGAACAGGTCGGCATCCGGTGGCTGCACTCCGACGCAACGGCCTCGGAGCTTCCAGTCACTCGTCGTCATCTGTCTCTTCACGCAGGCGCGGACGTGCCTCGGGCGGGTTCCGCTGAAGTACGTGCATCTTGTCAAGAATTTCTCGTGCCGCTGACTCCAGTTCTCCTGCTTCTTCTTCGATGGTGTCGCGGGCAACGGTCATTGACTCGACGTGGCTCACGTGATCCGTCTGCTTGCGCTCCTCGACGAACTCAACTTGCACCAAGTCCTCGACGAACGACACGCTGATGATGATTACGTCAGGGACATCTTCCATTACCGGGGGGTCTGCTCCGACAGGAATCGCTCCAGGGCAGGGTCGTCGTAGCCAATCCTGCTGACGACCTCGCGCTCACCAGGTCGGAAGACCTCGCCGGGCTGGAACACGCTGTCCGGATCCTCAACGTCCGTTTCGTCCTCCACAACCTCGGGTCCGCCCGGGTCTGCGGGGCCTTCGTAGAGGGTCATCTGCGACAGCTCCTGCAAGTTCAGGCGCTGAAGGATCTGCTTCTCATCCTCTTCGTGAAGGACGGCCACCTCCTTGACACCCAGCACGTTGACCCGAGTCAGGTCACCATCCTTCGTCTCCTTGTAGCGAGGAGGCTTGACCCGGCACGTCACAACGACCGTTACGTCGCGGTCGTACTTCATCAGCTCCTGGTCGATGGCCTCAACATCGAAGCCACCAGAGAACACGCCCTGGTAGTTGTCGACCGGAGTGGAATCCACTCTTTCGTTCATCACTTCCTCCTTGTCCTGGCCGTCAATGTAACGGCCCCTGATTTCACCGTGGTGGATACCTCCACCATCTCCTTTGGCTTGTGCGGAAGCCGTCCAGCCCCCTGGGAACAAGTCATTCCTCGCGACTTGATCGCCAGCTTCATCTCATAGCCACACTCGGGACACCGCACCACAGTCCCCTTGGCAATGAAGCCATCCTCATCCATCTGCCTTCTCCAGTCTTCGCATCCGCGACCTAATGGTCCGCACCTGCTCCCGCGAAGCTCCGACAAGACGAGCCGTGCCGTTCAAGGTGCCGCCTGCCGCAAGCTCGGCTTCAACCTGCGCCTGGACCTCTGACGACAGACTCGACCAACCCAGAGGTCGGCCCACCTTGCCGGTGGCATAACCGTTCGCAGCCTTGGGTCTCGGCTCCTTTGCAACTCTCGGAGTCTTCGGGGGCTTGGGCATCTTGGGTCTTTCAGACGCACAACGCAAGCAGGTACAGCCCGTTGAGTACGGACGGCAACGAATGTGACGACCATCGAGGCAGTAGTCGCAGGTCATCTGACTGGCATCTCACACACGTCGTTGTTGCAGAACAACTCGCCCTCCGCGTCGTTCGCCGCTCCCGCGTAGAGCTTCTTCCAGTCCATCGAACGAACGTTGGCGATCAGCTCCTCGTACTTGTCATCGTTGATGCGCTCGTAAGGCATCTGGCGATAGGCACCTTCCTCCGACAGAGGCAGGAACGACACCGACTTCAACTGCCCCTCAAAGGCACGAAGCAATGCCCCCAGGTCACCCTGTTCCTCGGGCTTGAAGGTGAGCGTCACGGACACCTGGTTGTCAGCCCAGTACCGCTGGTGGAGGACGGCAAGTGCAGCCTTCTCCCAGACTGACACCTCGCGCTCGGTTCGAACGTTCGGGCCGCGGGCCGGAAGCTCCACGACCATCGTGTGCTTCGGGTCCATGAAGTCCGGCTCGGTGAGGTAGCCCGCCGCCTCACACGCCTCAAGCAGCGGGTCGTTCTTGGCGAGCCTCATGCGTCGGATGTACACGTCGGCGGTCGGCCAATGCACACCAGGGGTGACTCCTGCAAGAAGGCTCACGGTGCCGCTCGGCTTAACGGACGTTGTCTTGATGGACTCGCGGACACCAAGCCACTCCGAGTACTGCTCATCTCGGTCCTGCACAGCCTGATAACCAGCGTTGAGCCAGGTCCGAATCTCGGTCCAGCCATAGTGCTCCGCGAACTGGGCCTCGCCGGAGACAGAGCAACCGATCCTGCGGTTGCGCTGCATGATTTCATTGGTCTCGGGCCAGTGCGTGGGCAGCAGTGTCACGGCCTTGGCATACAGGTACGCGTACTTCAGGGTCCGGGTGTAGTCGTCCAGATCCTCGGCGTTGATGGGGAAGGTCTCCACGAGGGTGCAGCACTCGTAGCTCTCCAACGTCTGTTCACCGCACGGATTGGTGCCCGCTGCTCGGTAGTCCCTGTTGTTCGGAGGGTCGATCAGCCTGCCGTACTGCTGGCACATGTCGAGGTAGAGCATCCCCGGCTCACCGTTTGTTGCGATGCGTGGCACGAGGTGGTCGTAGTTGCCGCCGATCTCTGCGAAGACGGAGTTGTTCGAGACGTTGCCCCAACCCTCGTTGCCCATCCGTTCTGGGTTCAGGTCGTAGTTCTTGAGATCAAGAAACGCTTTGTCGTGGGCGTCTCCTAGCGCGATCTCGGCACTTCTCCTCACGTTCCCTGCAACTACGCACTTGCCGACAAGGTTCATCACATCAACGATGTCGCTGGAGCTGAGCTTCGAGTCCACCTCCCAACGTCCGTTGAACAGATTGCGGATGTCATCGTGGAGTCTGATGAGCGGTTCAGGCCCCGCAGCAAGCCCACCGAAGCCCTTAATGGGCAGGCCAGCAGGCCGAATGTTGCTGTAGTCGAACATCACCGCTGACTGGTTCGGAAAGAAGTAGCTCAGCAGCAGGTCGCGCACGCTGTCGTACCAGCCCTCGCGACTGTCCTCGATGACCGTGTACTCCACTGGGTCTGCCAGCATTGGCTTGTGGATGGTGAGCTTGCCCGCTCCCTTCGTGTCGAAGCCCACGCCCACACCCAACATGCTCATCTCCATGAGCCTGGTGAACGGCAACGTTGCTTCAGCATGGCTGTGGCTGGACAGCTTCTCGGTACTGATGAAGGCACAGTTCTGAAGCGCCGCGCTGTTGGAACGTCCATTGACGAACTCGGTGCCCATCATCCAGAGGCCACGGCCTGGTGGGGTCCACTTGAACGCAAAGAGCCGCTCGTATGCGTCCTTGGCTGACCGCTGTGCCTTGGACTCGTTCCACGGCGTGCGGTTCTGCTTGCAGTGGTCCTTGAGGATGGAGTACATGCCCTCGATGACGCGGCGAGTGGTCTCATGCCACTGCTCCTTGCTGCCATCCTCCTTGCGGCGGCTGTACTTGGTGATGTAGGTCAGTTCACCCAGGCTGTTGCCCGCTCCGATGGGGAATCCCCAGCCAACCTTGCGCCGCTTATAGGGGTGGATGAAGTCGTCAGATAGTTTGAACGACAGGAAATCGGTACTCATTGTGGGTCGAACTCCTCGCACTCTGCGGCCACCGTTTCGGACATAATGTTCTCGTTAAAGAGCATGCAATACACTCCGTATGAGGACAACGCCGCATGGTCACAGTTACTGCAAAGCGGCGGCGTGATCTTTACAGGGAATTCGATGACATTTGCGCGGTCTTCCATGCGACGTAGACCTCCTTCCGTGCTCGACCCTCTGCACCGATAAGGCGGTAACGCCACTCGGTGTCTGTCTCAACTTCCAGTGCCTCACTGATCGCTTCTTCAAGCTGCTGGTCCACCGGCTTCGTATCCAGCTCGGGCAAGTAGCCGTCCGCCCAGGCATAACGAACCCAGTCCACGACCAGGAAGGCTCGTGCAGGCCGCTTCTTCCGCGCCTTGCACCAGTCCACCGTGCGAACGAGCGTTTGCCAGTCCGCGTTCGGCCACGCCTCCTGATGTTCCTTCAGCTTCTTCTGGAGCGTTACCAGGTCCTTCATTGTGTTGGTCGGAGTGCCCAAGATCTGTCGTACATAGTCCGCAAATGTCCGTGCATCCACCACGTCCTGCGGCTTCAAAAGGTCAACGAAGCTCACTTGGTCTTGTCCTTCCACGATTGCAGGTGCGCGTCGCAAATCATGCTCTGTCCGGCTTCCTTAAGCCGGTGCTTTGCGATGGTGAGGTACGCAGGATTTGTGTCATAGCCCACGTACTTGCGTCCCGCTGCTAGTGCGGCGACGGCAGTTGCACCTGCCCCAATGAACGGATCAAGGATCACGTCCCCCTTGTAGGAGTAAAGCTCGATGAACCGTCGCGGTAGCTCCTTAGGGAATGGAGCAGGATGACCAACGCGCTTGGCTGACTCGGGTGGCATGTTCCAGACCGACAGCGTGTAGTCCAGGAACTCCTGCTTGGAGACGGTGGACTCTCCTGCCTTGTAGCGGCCCCATTGGACTTCACCCTTGGGGTTCTCCCAGCCCTTGCAGAACACCAGTAGATGCTCATGCAGATCACGCAGCACGGGATTGCTGGCCTTCATGAAGCTGCCCCAGGCACACGAGCCACTGGCACCGGCAGCCTTCACCCAGATGACCTCGCCCCTGGGCATGAAGCCGATCTCCAGCATGATGGCGTTGATGAAGGTAGGCAGGTGAACGTACGGTGAGCGACCCAGCCCAGCCGCGTTGATGACCACTCGCCCGCCCGGCTCCATGACACGGAACGTCTCTTCAAAGACGCGAAAGAGCAGGTCAAGGTAGTCGTCGAAGCTGTCCGTGGTGTCATAATCTTTGCCAACGTGGTAAGGCGGGGAGGTAACCATCAGCCCTACGCTGTTGTCGGGAAGCTCGTGCATGTCCTCGGATGTGTGGGCGTACAGCCCGCTCGTAACGTCCGTTGAGCTGAGTTCAGGTTGTACAGCTCGGACGAACCCGCCACTGGCAAGGTTGCGCTTGTAGAAGTCACTCGCATCATGTGACTCACGCTTGCCGGACCCAAAAGAGGGCGTCTTGGTTCCCATTACTCGGCCCTCCCGGCCAGCGACGGCTGCGCCGCTCCTGTGTTCATCGGCGGAGACGGGGTGGAAGTGTCAGCCCACGTTGCGTTCATGGGGTGGCGGCTGGCAGCTTCCGCCAATGCCCAATGTCTCGATGGCATAAGGGTTTTTGCTGTCTTCTCCATGGCTCAACTTTCGTTCTCGACTTCTGGTTCGGTGGGTGTCTCTAGTTCTGGGACAGGCCCGAGGTGTATGTCCTTGCGCCCCGTCCGATGCCGGAAGATGGCCTGCTTCCAGGTGTCTCGTTGAATGTTGTACTGAAGCTCGTCAGAGGCCAGCGTCCGCAGCTTGTTGTCGTCGTAGGGCACCATCGCCAGCGTCACGGGTGCAAACTGGATCTTGATGGTGTCGCCCTTACCTCCATGGCGGCTCTTGCCGATGCGCAGGTTCACGAGGCCGTTGCGCTGATCCGCCTGCTTGCCCTTGGTTGCGTCGGGAGACCACAGACCAAACACGAAGTCGGCTGTCTCCTCCACAGCACCAGAGTCTCGGGCCGCGTCAACGTCCGGTTCGCTACCAAACTCAGCAACACGGGACACCTGGTGGGGTGAAACGATGGGCACTCGCTTCTCTTTGGCAACCGCCTTCAAGCTCTCGACCGCACCACTGACTCGCTCGTAACGATCCTTGCCCTTGAAGCCCGCTGCCCAATACCCGAGGTAGTCCACGGCTACAAGGTCAGGCTTACAGCCCATCTGCAACTCGTACTCATCCATGCTGTTCAGCAGTTCTTCTTCAGAGACGCGGTTCTTGTCAACCAGCAACAGACGTTCACGCCAGTACTTCAGCGTCTCCTTCTCAACAAACTGCGGCTCACAGTCCAGGTTGTAGAAGTTCCAGATCCTCTGTGCCCGCTCAAACCAGTCGCCTCGTGTCTGCTCAAGGGAGATGAACAGGATCTTGGCGTCCTTCTGCAACATCGAGATGCGCTGGAAGAGGTTCAGTAGGAACAGGGTCTTGCCGGTGTTCGTCTTCGCCAGGACCACCAGCACCTGTGACTTCAGCAGCCCTGGCGAGATGGACATGTCGAGGTCCGGATAGCCGAGTTGCAAGCCCTTCTGACCCTGAAGCTCCTTCCACTCTCGATAGGCGTCGTCAACGGTGATTAGGAGGCTGCCTCGGAGCACCGCCTCGTTCAAAAGCTGGTCGAACTCAAGCTTGGCGTACTGCCATTTGACGACAAGGTATGACGGGTCAACCTCGCCAGCGTCGGTGTTCTCCGGGACGGGAAACTCCACGCGTCGAGTCCGGCTGCCCAACTGCTCCTTGATCTTCTCCGCTCCGTTGTTGCCCGCCTGGTCGGGGTCGAAGCAGATGTAGATGAGCCGTGACTTCTCGAAGTAACCATTCCATGCTTCCTGCCAGGTGGTGGCACCAGGCACTCCACATGCGTCGTAGCCCAACTGCGACAGCACCATGGCATCAAACTCGCCCTCGCAGATGAGGATTTCGTGGGCGTTCCAAACGGCATCGCTGTTGAAGATGCGAGCCTTCTGATGCGGTGGTGTCCGGTACTTGCCGTCCATCTTCTTGCCTCGCAGCATCACCACCGAGCCTGCAACCTGATACGGGATGACCACCTCGTCGAGCAGGAAGTCCTGCCAATTTCCGTTGCGCTCCACAGCCAATCCCGTGGCGGCCACATCGCTCGTCTTGAACCCTCGTTCACGAAGGTGTTCGAGGAGGCCGCCCGGCGCCCAGCCCAGCCGGAACTGCTGGATCGTCTCCAGGCGAAGGCCACGTTCCTTCTTGAGCCACGACAGAACGTCCGGTGTGAGCGCGTCCTCGTAGTACTTGCAGGCCACCTGGAGTATCCCTTGAACGGCGTGAGACGTATCGTCCTTGTCGTCGTCCACGGGGTCACCGAAGTGCTTGCGCATGGTCCGAAGGTTGCCCCTCGTTCCACACAGATGGCAGAAGTGCAGACCGGCCACGTTCTCGTCAGCACTGACGTTGACGTAAAGCCTGCCTCGCTTCCCTGGGTCCTCTTTGCAGTACCAGCAGGCAACATGAACATCGTCCGGTCCTGCCCGCTTTACCGTGAGTCCCTTGCTGCGGAGGTACTCGGTCAGGTTGGTCATGCCAGGGCAGCCGACCTATGCCCGCTCTCAGGATCGGTGAGGATCGCCAGTTTCTTGGCTACCTCGTCCATCAACGAGTATTCGGGGTAGTAGCGGCCAAGCAGAATCATCACCGTGATGAGCACATCGGCTGCCTCCTCGCCCACATCGCCTCGTGCTCGTGGGGCGTTCTTGCCGACGCGGCCGTTGACCGCGCCAGCAAGTTCACCCAACTCCTCCGTCGCCTTCATGCAGACGTGCTCGGGGCCAGCCTCAGGGAACCGCTTCACGTGCCAGCGCACAGCGATGTCCTGAAGTTCGTCCATTAGAACGGCTCCTCCGACATGCCAAGCTGAGACTTGCTGCGGATCACGTCCTGGACGCGGGCACCATGCTTCGTAGTGCCGGGTGCATCCTTCGGCTCCCACTCGTATGCCGAAATGGCAACCCGGCAACGCGAGCCAACCAGCGCGTCAGTGTCCAGCTTGAACCCCTTGGGCAAGTCAACGCCCATGATTTCCTGGGTCCATGCCCGCAGGCGGCACTCGGGGTGATCCACAAAGGCCGTGGACGTGTCGCCCCAGACCCTACGGTTCTTGAAGTCGCCGTCAACGATCTTGAAAGCAAACTCCACCCGCTCCATGTCCTCGCCCCTGATCTTCTTGGGCTTGACCGTGACGGAGAGAAGCTCTGCCTCTACCACCAGGCCATCGGGGAGCGGTTCGAACTCCTTCTTGTCGCTTGCCTGCGCCTCTGTTAGTACGAACTCAGCCATCTGTCATCCTCACTTGGTCTTGAAGTTGTCGCGGTAGCACTTGGTGCACATGATCGGAACACGCTTGATCTTGCATAGGTCGCGCTGGTCCTCGTTGTCGAAGACAGTTCCGCACTTCTCACACGTGAAGCCGGTGACCTCACCGGTCTCGGCATCCACACCGGCAGGAGGTTCAGCTACTTCCGTGCCTGTCTCTGCCACAACAGGCGTCTCCGGCTCAGCCTCAGGCTCAACGGCCGCAGAATTGTTCGGTTCAACCGACACTTCAGTCTCAACGTCCGTTGAAGCGGCAGGCTCCTCGACGATCTCCGGCGGGTCTGTAGCCTCAAGCGGCTCCTCAACTTCCGTTGACTCCGGCGTTTCGTCCGGGATGTCACCGAAGATGAGGTCGTTCAGCCGGTTGAAATCCGTCTTGAAGTCCACGTCGAACTCCTGCGGAAGCTTGCCCGACCGGTCCTTGACCCACTGGTGACTCGGATCCTGGAAGGTCTGGAGCAGCCGGACGATCTTGCGCACCGACTGGTTGTCCTCGATGACGGTCATCGGCGTCTGCTTGAGCCACAACGCCAGGTCAACCATGCCCGCAATCTCGTCGGACACCTGGCCCGACAGCGCAGGCTTGAAGAAGACGCGACCAGTCTCGGAGTCGTCGGCCTGCTTGAGATGGCACGTGAACACAACGTGCATTGGCAGATTCCTGAAGCCGGTGATGATGGCCCGCACCTGGTCCCCGAGCCAACCCCAGTCCGCGATTGCCAGCGTGTCCTTCTTATTGGCGGTCTTGCGCTCGTCAATCAGGATGCGACTGATCTGGTCGATGGTGTCGATCACCACCGTCTGCACGGGGATGGGCTGGTCGCTTCCCATGGCTGTGCCCAACATCTGTTCACGAACCGGCTTGGGCTGGTCGAAGATGTTCTTGAGCTGGAGCAGCTCCTCGCTGCTGTGAACGTCGGCGTATGGCAGACCACGTCCAGCAATGCTCATCATGCCGCCCTCGGCCGACACAAAGAACGGGTCGGGGAACGTGCTGGAGAGCAGCGTCTTGCCCGCACCGGGGTCGCCGCAGAGCAGCACCTTGATGTATCTGCCGTACTCCTTGTTGCCTGTCCTCATCACTCGCAAGGTCACTTTCCACTCCGTTCCGGCTTCGTCAGGGGGCACTTCTCAGCGTGGAAGACCATGGTCTCGACGCCGTCTAGGTCGTCCACTTCCTCCGGCCCATAGATAGGCCCGCTGCATCCAGCACACCTGCTCACCACGACATATCGCACGCTCATTTGTCTTCGTCCTTCCGCAATTCGTATTCACATTCGTTTGCTGACTTGTGCATCCTCACCAGGTCCTCGGGCCGGACGGCCCGCTCGCCAGTGAACCGCTGGGTCTCGACCTCTAGAGCCGCACCGCAATCCGGGCAAGTCGTTCGGACACGCATCCTGATCCCTCCGATCTGGCTTCCTCATGGGCCTCGATGCAAAGAGCACAGACCCTGAACATTTCGCCCGCCACCCAACGCTGGTAGAGCACATAGGGCTTCCGGCAGGACTCACAGACTTCTGACACGCCTTCCTCCTTCGTCACTGATGCTCCTGTTAATTGCGCGGCGGGATCGGGACACCGCAGGGTTCGACAAAGTCGCAGTAGGTACACGTGTCACCCGAAATGTTGGGCACGTAAATCCCTGCCGCCTCGGCCTTGCCGATTTCCTCGCACGCCCGGTACAGGCGCATGAAGTCTTTGTCGTCCCTGGTACCGCATGACAGTTCCTTGTTCGTCATGAGGTGGTGCCAGATTCCTTCGCGGTGTACACCGTCTAGCTGTGCCCACCACTTGTCCCCGTCCGGAATGGCTGGGGCCTCGGGCGGATTGCCCAGCCAGAACTCGGGTTGCAGGCTGGCGTAGATGTATGCCGTGAACTGAATGTTGACGCGCAGGGCCGTGGTGAACGGAGCCTTGGCATTCGTCTTGTAGTCCACGATCCGCAGGACTGGTTGGCCCCGGTGGCCTGTGCGTAGTTCCACGAGATCCACGAACCCCACGATCTCGTGGTCACCGAACGGAACCAAGAACTTGTGTTCAGTGGCGATGACCGTTCGTTTGTCCCACTTCAGCTTGTCGGCATACTCCTTGATAATCTCCTGCCCGCGTGTCATCAGGCCGCCATACGTCGTGTACCGCGGCCAGTAGTCGGGTTCCACCCCAAGCTTCTCGGGGTTCTTCCAGTGGTCAGAGAACCGCCTTACAGCTCCGTCCACGTCACGGCTGTTGTTGTAGTAGTCGAGGGCGTCGTGGATGATGACGCCAAAAGAAGCCTTGCCACTCTGCCGTTGTGGTAGGTGGTCCACATACTTGAACTTGGCTTGTAGTGGGCAGGCCATCCACGTATTGATCTTGCTTGCTGAAAACCTCATCCTGAGCCTTCCTCGAACGTCTGTTCGCCATCATACTCAGGGGGTGTGACAGTCCCTTCGGCCATGACCAGCCACCAGATTTCCTGTTGGGTCATGTTGAGAGCCACTGCAATGCGAGCAAACGCCTTCAGGCTGGGGTCGAGCGTGCCCGCCTCAACCTTGCCCACGTAGGCAGGACTGAGGCGGGCATAGCGGCTCAGTGCACGCGCACTGAGACCTGCACGCTCGCGCAGCAGGCGTATGGCTTCTCCCGCGCTCGGGTGTGAGCGCGAAGCCTTGCCAGCCATTGCTTTCCTCCATGTGGTTATGAATTTTGTCGCCCTTCCAATCCGACCTTTATGATCCGGCCGCCGGGGTCTAGGGCAACGGTTGCGGAATTTGTATGTCACCCGGTCGAGCAACCGCAAGCATTGACTTCGCGCTGTGTGTGGTCAGAATCGGGTAAATGGTGATGCCATCGCCATCTTCCCGAAACATCAAATTTTCGATTGACGTTTGGAGTCAACGGAATTGCTAGCCAACAGCTAGCGGGTGATCAACCACAGGTAGCGGCTGGATGATCACGGCAGCTTTGCCCTGCCGCACCACTGGCTCCACGAACAGATGTGCAGTGAGGCCCGCCCACCCCAGGATCAGCGATGCCCGCGTCCACTTGTTGCGCTGCAAGAGCCAGATCAGTGAGGAGAAGGTCTGCTTGCGTCGACGGAACTGGCGCAGGTCCACCGCCGCGCCCGCACCAACAAGAAGCCCAAGGATGACAGCCACACCACGTTCGATGCGGTCAATCGTCGCCTCGTCCATGGCTCAAGGATGTTCCTTGAACACACGTTGGGCTTCGGATTGCTGAGGATCGACCTTGTACAGCTCGCAGTCCAGGAAGGCGGCATGAATCTTGCCTTCGACATAGCGGAAGCCCTGCGTCTCCAGGAACACCTTGAGAGCTGCGTCACGCTGAGCCAACTCCTCCGGCGTGCGCGGCTCATCCGTCTCGCTCCGCTGTGTCGCTGCCAGCAGAGAGCGGGAGACGTTGACGATCTTCTCCAAGTTGTCGTTCTGCCCTACGCAGACAGCTTCTCGGCCCGTGATGCGGTCCCGATCCTGCTGCCGCTGGGTATCACGTACGTCGGCGGCACTATTGAAGGCAACGAAGCCGAACACAACGCCCGTCGTGCCCCACAGGAGGGCTGCAAGGACCACAAGTACGTTTCGACGGGAGTCCTTCTTGCGCTCCTGAGTCTCCGCCTCGATGGCCCGCTGCCGCTCGTCGCTCTCCGTCCTGATGGCTGCCTGCGTCTTGCGCAGCTCGCGCACGAGGGGGTCGTCTGCCAACGTGTCTTCTGTGTCTTCGGATAGGCCAACAGATAGTTCATCCAGATCGTCGTTCAGATCGTCAGTCACCCGGGTCCTCTCCCAGTTCATCCTGTTGCTCACGCACGCGCTCGATCATGATTCTGTGGTCGTTCATCGCCTCCAGTCGCTGCGCAATGGCGCGCTCTAGAGCAAACTCTGTCTCTCGCAACGTCTTCAGCAGGGCCTCGTCCGCATCTAGGACAGCTTGATGCAGTTCCTTCATCTTCTCGTCACTCATGTCGTCCCCCCGATCAATTTACGGATAGTCTCTCCGTCCAATTTAGATAGGATGCCGGGGTCCAGGGCTGGCCTACCTGCAAGCTGGTGCATCATGGTAATGCTACGTTCCAGCACCTTGATGGACTCAGTATGGATGCGCTGACTCTCTGTCTCAATCGGCAACAGACGTTCGTACCGTGCCAGCGTGTCAACCAGCAATTTGGCGTGCTCCTCGTCCTTCTTGAGCACTGTTGCCGTGCAGTCCTTCAGCTCCTTGCGCAAACGTGTATTATCGAAAGCCAGGTATCCGCAGAGGATGCCAGCTACACCGAGTCCGCTGAGTGCTGTCAGCCATCCCCCGGTGGGGTCCGTAGCCGCTCCGAAGATGCGGTAGAGGAATACGCCTGCCGGTAGCGGCAGTGCTGCCAGGATCCACGTCATGGCTCAGCCGTGCAACCGTGCCCACGTCGCAGGCCCAACAACGCCATCAGCCGACAGGCCCCGGGCACGCTGGTACGTGACGATGTGGTGATTGGTGGTGGGACCGCCGAATCCATCGACGGCGATCTGATGACCCTGGTTCTTGAGATGCTGCTGAATGTCACGAATCTCCCACCATGCCGTGCTGGCCTGGACGAACCACTTGCCAGCTTCGGGGTGGTACACCTGCCCGCGCCAGACACCATTCACCGGGGCGTTCTTGACCAGCGGCGTCGGGTGGGAGTGAGCAGGCGGCGGTGGCGGAGGCGGGGGCGGAGGCGGGGTCGGGTTGACTGTGCCACCCAGGGTGCCAGCGTGCTTCGCTGCCCGGCGCTGTGCCACCTGGTCCCGGAACCAGTTCATGTCGATGTTCTTGGGGTCGATCTTGCGGCTCGGTGCCCACTCCTTATGGCCGCAAACCCATTCGGCTCCCCGCATGGGCGTGGTGCCGTCGCACATGGCGCCAGCAACCCGGAAGTACGCCTCAAGTTGCGCGGCGGGCCACGGCTCACCGGTGCCGTTGTTCTCGGCCTCGATGCCCAGGGCATTCGTGTTGCCGGAGACACCGCGCCAACTCCCGGTGCCCGCATGGTTGGCCCGTCCAGAGGCAACGATGTACGCCTTGCCGGAGCGCGACAGACCCACCTGGCACAGTGGTCCAGGAAGCCCCGAACGTCCGTTGATGAGGAGGTTGAGGCTCGGCATGTCAGCCAGGTTGGGGTTGGCTGTGTGGTGGGCCACAATGACTTGCGGATTGAAGGTGGCAGAGCCACGCTCGCGCCAACCCGCAACCTCGATTACCTCCACGCCGTACTGCCGGAGCAGGTCCGGGAGCCAGAGGGCGCGCCCCATTAGACCTTCTCCTGATCCTCGGGAACCACAAGCTCCCGGATTTCTTCGTCCGTTACGGCCTCGTCAAACTCCAGGTCACAGCCATCGAGTTCGTCTTCATCGACCGGAGGGTTTTCTTGTTCACTCACAGCGACCTCCAGGGTTGGTTCTACCTAGAGGATCGACAGAATGAGGGTGTTAATCGACTAAGCCTTAACTACCCTCAGTGTGGGCACACAAGCCTCTCCCTGCTCCTTTAGCAGCCTGTCGAGGTCGGCAAAGCTGATCCAGGCTTTCCCACCTATGCCCCAGTTCTTGCCCCAGGAATTGAACAGACTGACCCGCTTGTTCCGCAGGTCCACGGCATGGGCCAAAATGCAATGCCCGCCCACGAGGGCACCACGGACTCGTATGAAGCCCAGGGCATCGGTGTCCCACATGCCCTCGTACCAGTTGACACCGAGGACCACGGGACCCTTGTAGCCGAGGGCCATGATCACGTCATCCAGGCTGAAGGCCCAGTGGTATGCGCCATAGAGCTTGAGTTCCTTGGTGCAGACCTGTGCCCCCGCCAGAACGGACGTTCCCTCATAGAAGGGGTTGGCGTTTGGGTAAGCACCTCCGGCCCAGGGATCGAGTTGCTGTGCCCGCCAGTAGATCTTCTGCCTGGCAAAGTCATTGGTCATGCCCGGCACCGACGCCGGTCTCGCTGCAAGTTCGTGGGCAAAGCCGAAGCCAACACAAGCTCCTTCGGCACCTTGATTCAGGTTGACTGGCACCGACCACGTGTAGGAGCGCGGAGGATACGCCTGGGGGATCAGGGTCCGAACCGGGAAGTTCAGGCTTCGTGCGTCGAACTGGGGAATCCGGTCAAGGCGCCGGTCTTGTACGACTGTGCCATCCTTGAGTTCTGCTGGCTCATGCCGATGGGCCTGCGGGAACCAACTACGCCACCACCTCTGCCACCACTTCATTCAACGACCTCCCGCCTCAGTTCGTAGTTACACAGTTCACACTCACCCGTGCCCGCACCAAACGGTCGCACGAAGCACTTGCGCTTTGCCTTTAGCTCGGCAGCGCAGGCCACACACAAGACGACGAGACGAGCTACGCCATCAGCGTCGGTCCAGCCCGCCCGGGTTAGGGTGCGCGGCATCGGTCATCCTCACGTTGTGACCTGTTCTTCTCGGACCTCGGACTTTGCTGCCTCCCAGGCAGCCCAATGGCCTGCCGTGTTGGCGTACACAGAGATGAAGAACAGGACTGGAATGGAGTCCTTTAGGTCGGTCCAAACGCCCATGAGACCAAAGGCCAACCAGCCCACGGCCAGCCAGCCATTGATGGCCTTCTGTGTTCTGGCAGCAGACAGCCAGGTGTGAACACCTCGCACCCGCTCTTTGCTTACCATGCCTACGTTGTCGGCAAGAGCAAGGGTGCTAATGGAGCGCCTCACGGGCGCTCAACAGTCGCCTCAGCCGCCCGACCTTTGCTTGTTGGTCATGCGGGCGCGCTCGCTCTCACCGAACTTGCGCCGCCAGTGCTGGGCGAGTTCCTTCCACTCCGCAAGCTCTTTCTCAAGCCGCTGGCAGTCCTGGCACTCCTCGGTCACTGACCGCCCTTCTGGATATAGCCAGCCACGAAATCGGCAGCATTTTCCTCAAGAACCTCGTCAATGTTGTCTAGCAGATCATCCATCTCTGCCTTGAGGTCTTCGGCAGAACGGTGCTCAGACTTGGGCGGGTCTTCCTCGACAGCCTCAGCCTTCTTTGACCGTGCCGCCGTCTTGGTCTTCTGCTCTCTCTGGGCCATGAGGCATCACCTCATAGATACCTTCGGCACTAGCCGAGCACCATTCGATGGGGGCCACCATCGACGTGATCTGCCCTGTAACGATTGTTGAGGGGATCGGGTGCCGTCCAGGTCAGGACAACCTCACCGTTGCCCGTCTTGAACCCGCTCGTCAGCGTCTCGGCAACACCCGTTGAGAGGCCCGAGCCTCCACCTCCACCACCCGAACCGTAGGTAGCGTTGGCGTTGCCTGCTCCACCGCCCCCTCCGTAGCGACCGCCTCCGCCGCCTCCGCCGCCGTTGCTACCCCCACCCTGCCCTCCACCGGCACCACCTTGTCCAAGCGAGCCGCTGAAGCCGTCACCACTGAAGGGGTCGCTGGTATTTCCAGCGCCGCCAGCAGAGTTTGTGCCACCGCCACCACCACCCCAGCCTGAGAGCGCCGCCGCTCCGGCTCCACCAGATGGCGTGCCGCCGATACCAGAGGTCGAGTTGTCAACAGACGCGCTGCCGCCGCCAGCTCCACCTGACCCGTATCCACCTTGACCGCCCCCGCCGCCAGCGATGACCAGTCGATCTGCTAGAGCGTAGGAGCCATTACGAATGTCCGTTCCGCCGCCACCTGAGCCACCAGCTTGGTATCCAACGCCGCCGCCATTCCAGCCAGCAGCAGGACTGCCCGAGTTGATGCCCTGAGCACCCTGTCCACCAACGTTGATCTGGAGCGTCTCGCCTGGGGTAACGGTCAAGTTGCACTGGACCCGACCACCCTTGCCACCATATTCTCCGGCAGCACCGGCCGCTTTGCCGCCCTGCGCCCCCTTCACGTCAACAGTGACAGTGGTTACGCCCGCTGGCACCTGCCACGTCTGAGCCGAACCCGTATAGCTGAGAGTTGTCGTTGCCATTAAGACCGCCTGCCAATCAGGAGTGGTCCCATGCGGGCAGCAAACGCGAAGCCGGAAGTAACTGATCCCGATGTGGTCATGGCTGCTGATCCGCTCATCGCCACGCTGCCAGTGACCAGTCCGGCCCACATGACAGTCATGGTGCTGATACCGGCCATCGTGACCTGGTTGGTCACTGGCAGGTAGGAGATGACCAAAAGGCCATCGGTGGTGCGAACTCCACTGGTTAGGGTTGCATTCACTCCCGTGCTCAGTCCGGAGCCGCCGCCACCGCCTCCACCGGACTGACCCGGCGTGCTGGACCCAGCACCACCGCCGCCGCCGTAGTACCCCGCACCGCCACCGCCGCCATGGCGAGGACCAGACCCATTAGCACCAGCACCACCCGTGCCAAGAGTTCCCGGCGAACCATCTTGCTCCGGTCCATTGCCGCCCGCGCCACCAGCACTCGAAGTACCACCAGCACCACCAGGCTGTGCCCCGGCAGTCGTGCCATTCGCCCCAGTTGGAGTGTGACCGTGGCCGACGTTGGTTCCACTACCGTTACCACCGATACCGCCACCGGCAGGACCAACCACCAGGCGGTCAGCCAGGGCGTACGCTCCCCTACGAACGTCAGTAGCACCACCCCCACCACTCGCGCCGTTGCCGCTTGCGCCTCCGCCGTTCCAACCACCGGCAACCCCGGAGCCTCCAATCGTGCCAGTAGCCCCTTGTCCACCAACGTTGATTTGCAGCACCTCGCCGGGCGTTACCGTGAGATCACACTTCACACGCCCGCCGTAGCCCGGCGTGTAAACCTCAGCAGTGATGGGTCCACCAGCAGCGCCGTAAGCATCGACGCTAATAGTTGTAACTCCCGTAGGCACTGTCCATGTTGTGGACGCTCCGGTGTAAGAGAACGAAACTACTTCGGAGGAGATTGCCGTTAGGGTGGCGGTTCCCGCCATGACTACAGACCCAGTGTGTGTAACTGTAGCCGTAGTGCGGAGCTGGTATGCGCCAGCGTATTGGACGGTTCCGTAGGGCATTAGCTACCGAACCCTCCGCTGGGCACCATGCGATGCGGGCCTCCGTCCGCGCTGCCGGAGAGGTACCGGTCATTCAGCGGAACGATGGAGTTGTTGAGGGCGTCATAGTGCGCCTGGATGCGTGGCTGTGACAGGACGGTGTTGTAGACCGCGGCCGGGCCGATCTTCCCGTCCCAATACTGCGGGTAATCGTCACTGAAGCCGCCGAAGCGCACCGGCCCCTTGATTGTGGCACGAGAGCCGCCAGTAGTACCGACCTGGGTGTTCTCCAAAGTGCCGTTCCTGTACGCCTTCGAAGTACCGGTAGAGTTTTCGAACGTGAACACGATGTGATGCCACACGCCGGTGGTCAGAAGCTGATCAATAGCCACCTGCGCCCACGGATCTCCGGTGAGGTGCTTGCCAATCACGAAACGTGGGGAACCAGACACTCCAAGGGCAGCCTGGCCGTTGGCATCAATGATGAACCCGCCGTACGAGTTCCCGGTGTTCTGGAAGCAAGACCAGACGGTCTGTCCCACACCTGTGGACATGGTTGTGTTGGTCAGTGCCCACACTTCGACTGTCATGTCAGTAGGATCGGGCGACACGTTATTGGCGGTGGTCTTCGCCTTGCCGTTGGAGAACAGCACCGACTTGTATGGTCCCGGCCCCGTCTGGTTGTAGGTCAGGCCCGACACACTGTCGAGTTCCAATGAGCCAATCTCGTCAGGAATGGTTCCTGACAAGGCATCGAACTTCCACAGGTGGATCGGAGAGTCCGCCATCATCTCTTGGAGCATCGACGCCATTACGCACTCTCCGGCCCAAGGTTCTTAGCAATGAAGGTGATGGGAGTATCGGCAGTGCCGGAAGCAGCGTTCTCTAGTTGCACCGAGGTTCCACCCGACCGGAATGCAACAGGCCGAAACCCGTGTCGTCCGCGTTCAGTGATCGTGAACACACCCACGGCATGGACGGGACCAGCCACGTTCCTCCATGCGGCGATACCGTCATCGTTGGCATTGGCGACGTAGGTGTTGGCTGACGTGGGTCGGTCAACTTCCACGTCCACGTAACCGTTACCACCTCCCGTGACGTTGGCTCCGAAGGCGAACTGGCACTCCACAATGTCTCCGACTTCACAGTCGAAGTACACAAAGGGCAAGTTGGTGGAGTCCACAGGCGTGCGCGTAGTCGAAGTGATGGTGACAGTGCCGCCGCCGTCCCTGACGGCCTTGCACATCTTCAGGTAGTCCCGCAGGGTCGCTGCATGGATCCAGGGCACATCTCGCAGATGCTCGCGGGCGGTGGTGCCCTCCTGGCCCCGCGCCACGGTGCCAGAGGTTCCGCCGTCCGTCAGAGTCGTCACATAGGCAATCTCGGGCGCTCCATACGTGCCGTCCGGATCCAGAACGACTGCAAGGTGCTCCGTCGACGCAACCCCTCCGATGACAGCAGACAAGCCCGCAGACGTGAGCGTGGTAGCACCGCTGGTCAGAGGGTTGTCCTCAATCAGACCACCGACAGCAATTTGGCGCTTGCGCTTCTCGTTAGCCATTAGGCACCTGTACCTGTAGTCGTGCCAGCAACGAAGCTCGTGGCTGCCGGGAATCCGTGGGCAATCATGTAAACAGTGACGGTCAAGTCCTTGTCAGTCCTCGTCGCCCCCCCGCCGATAGCGTCGATGTCCACCGACAGCGAGTCGCCCTCAACGAGCGTTTTCACATCCGGGTATGCCTTCGCCCCGATCTGGCGGCCGGTACCGATGCTCGGCCGGTTGCTCTGCGTCGTGAAGATGGTCGTGTAGGTGGGGGTAGCGCCACTGCCCTTGTTCACATCCACGATCACGGAGCCAGAAGCGGGCGCGTAGCCACGACCGAGGGCACACTTGACGAAGACAATGGTTGCGGCGGGGAACGGGCACACCCAAACGGAGGTTCCAGGCACGATAATCTCAAGAGTGCCGAAGAAGCCCCACGTCTCTGCAAAGGGGAAGGCCGTAAGGCCCATGGGCATGCTGCCCTGCACCTCTGCTGCGCCAGTGAGCAGAACCTTGGCAGGAGTGCCGATCAGTTGGCTCGTCGTGGGTGGGTTGCCAAGAGAGGTCGCCGTGCCAACGTCGATGTACTCCGGCGTAATGATGCCCGACCCGTCGAAGGTCTCCTCGATGACCCACTTCAGGACACTGTTGGTCCAGATGCCGTCGTTCGTGGTGCGATAGATCTTCCAGGTCGTATCCGCTGGCACTGCCCCGGGCAGTTCGACGGTGACCTTGTTCGTACTGTTGGTTGAGTTCCTGGTGGGCAGGACGCGGTTGCAATCTTCCGTCACCGACCCGTTGTCAACGTATGAGCTTCCAACCGCCGTGGTCAGCCAGAAGTAGCCGCTGCTGCCGGGCTTCTGGCGGTAAATGTTGAAGCCAGTTGCCCCGGCAGGTGGAGTCGGCAGCGTGAGGGTGATCTTGTTCGTGTTCGTGCCCGCAGGAACCGTGATGTAGTTCGGGTTGGTCGCCTGTGTCTCACTGGCTGAGGAGCCGGTGTAGGCCGAAAGGACGTAGTAGTAGTTGCCGGGGATCAGGGTTCCGGTTGTTGCCGTGGAGGTCAGAGTCGGGGCAGCCGGATTACTGACAGGAGCAGCAGTGTCCACGTAGTCGGACGTGGACAGGCCAGTCTCAGACCCATTGGCATCAACGTACGTGTACGCGTACCAAATGCGGGTGCCCGCGGGCAGCACGCCGCCAGTGGTTGAGAGCGTCAGGGTGGGAGCGGTGGCGGAGTAACTGGAGGGAGCGGCCCCGGTGTGATGATGAGTCTCCGCCCCAAGCTTGAGCAGGGTGTCGATCTGGTCGCGGTCCGCGCTCGTGTACTTGTAGCCGTCGTCAGACAGGTGCTCGCCTGCGCCGAGCTTCTTTAGACCGTAATTACTGGTAGACCCAGCCATCCCTTACCTACCTGTTCCCTGGCGCGTCGGCACCTGTTGTGTTTTCGGCACTCCATGAGGTCTGTTTCATTTCCGGTAGGCCCTTTCCCGATTGCCCAGGCTGGAGGCCACCTTGCGCTCTGGCCTGATGCCCAGGTCAAGCAAGTACACCCCGCCAGAGTCCCAAAGGCCGAAGTAGGAGGCATTCTTGGTAACGAACGTGCCATAGGGGTTCGTGCTGGGGGGCGGAATCGGGAGAGTCCACTCGTTCAGGATCTCCCTGGTCACAAAGTTCAGGTTCAGCACCTTGTAGATGGATCCGAACTTCATCAGGATCACCATTTTGTCGTGGTCATACGTGGCCTGCGCCATGCCCGACTGGTTGTTCTGCCCCAGCAGCTCTCCATCTGTATTGATGGTCCAGGTGTCATTGGTGGGGAGAATCGGGCTGGTCACGTCCACGTACAAAATCTCCACACCCGTGTTAGACCCACCGGTGCGTTGCTTCAGCCGCCAGAACATGGGCTGGTTATAGAAGTGGAACATCCCACCCATGCTGTTGTTCGTACCCGGGTTGTTCTGCGTCACCAACTGAGGGGCATCGGTGAACAAGAGGCCGTATGACGAACCACTGAGGGAATGCACAAACGACGTAGGATTGCCCGCCAAATCCTGCACTGTGGGCACATAGTCCATCGGGCCATAGCCCCTCCGATTGACCCCCGACAGCTCGGACGCCCCGAACCAACTCACCTCACCACCGCTGGTCATAGTGTTACCCGTGAGTTCGCCCCAGACCAGCCGGTCCACCTGGACAAACCCATAGGTGGCAAACCAGTAGAACTTGTTGCCCTTTTGAGTGGGGAAACCCACGCTACCGCCACTGATAGATCCCAAGGTGACGGTAGACCAGCTATGGAACACCGGGTCATCCAGCGGTGCAGAGGCTGGTCCAAGTTCCACGATCTGGACGCCGCCCGGCTCAGCATTACCTGTGCCACCCTGTGGAGGGACCCCGACCGCGATGACATCCGGCCACTCGTCCGGCCAGAACTGCGGAATCAGGCGCGAGCCGGTTCCGCCCCACGTCGGGCCAAGGTTGCCACCCTTGTACGCCAGCTTCGATGGACTGCTGACATTGAAGACCTTCAGGTCCTCCGTAGACCCTGAACCATGCCGAATGCCGGTGTAAAGGTACGTGTCACCTGAGCCGACGTAACGAACTCGCGCCGTAGTGCTGGCTCCTCCACCAAAGCTGAACAGGCTGTGCACCAAGGTGGCCCAGTCCCCCGGCTCCCCCGACGAGGGCCGAACCGCTGCCTGGTATGGCCCCATGCGCTCGCGCAGAACGGGCAACCTCGGGCGTTCAATGCGCGCTCGCCAGCCTCCGTTGGCTGCTACAGAGTGCTCGGTCATTAGATCGCCGCATCCGTACCGCCGTCGCCAGCAACAGGATTCACAAACGCCTTGCCCTCCATGTGCCAATGCACGACCATGGAGTGATCTTCCTTGCCGGTGGTAACCACGGCGAGGTTGGCTCCGGTCCAGTAGGTCGCCATCTCCCGCGTCTGAGTTGCCCAACGCAATACGACGCACGAGACGGTCGGCATGTTCAGAGCTTCGGCCGAGTGGCCTTCAGCAAGTTCGCCGCCAAAGCTGAAGGCTGGCTTCTCCACGAACCAGAGCGGGAATGGCACGTCAACGGCAACTTCCCCGGCGCCAAGCACGGTCAAAAAGCCGGAGATCCTGTGGTTGCTGATGCCCATGGCATCTTGGCGATCAACCTCGGCGCGACGGTTCTCAAAGGGTGAGAACGCTGCCCGTGGAGCGGGCCGCTGGGTGCTCTGGTGGATGATGGCGCGGCGGTAGTCGGTCATCGTGCGTACGCGATCGGGACAGGGACGCCGACACCGGCCTTGTAATGCCGGTCAACTTCCGTTGAGATATCCGTGTTGTAGATAGCGACCTCATCAACGGTGCCACCAAAGAAGTTGGTGCCATCACCGGCGATGCGCAGCGGATTGCTGTTGCCCGCCATGAGCAAGGCCACAGAGTCCTGAGACGCCAGGCCATTGTCCAGCCACAAGTTCAGAGTGGCTCCGTCATAGGTCCCAACCGCGTGGTGGATGCCCGTGTCGATGGACGGCTTTGTGCTGTTCGTCACCGAGGCGCTTCCGTTGCCGAAGTACACCTCAAGCTCATTGCTGGCGTTGATCCACATGGAGTAGTTCTCATTCGCATGTGTGGTGGACAGGCCCTTGCCAACGATGGGCTGGACCGCTCCCGACTTCGTACGCTGGAACCATGCTTCGACGGAGACCGCCGTCGTGATGCTCAAGCCAGCGGCATGCGGAACACTGACGTAGCCAGACGTGCCGTTGAACGTGGTTGCCTTATTGTCGTCCTCAGACCAGGCGTAGAAGACCAGACTCGGAACTTGCTGGGTGTAGCCCCCGTTGTACGTGCCGTTTCTGCCAAAGGAGGACGAGTCGGCTGCTGTCGAGGACCCGGACTCAGCCAGCCGCCAGTACCCGATGGGCAGCAGCGTGCCCACCCGATGCGAGTACCGGAGATACGTCATCTCTGCGTGTTGCACAGCCATGGGCGTTGCGTCGTTGATGGCAGTAAGCAACCGGGGGTAGGCCCGCGAACCGGCGCGCTCCAGCCACTGCTGTAGGTAGGCAGAGATCGGGAACTGGTCTGACATATCAACTCACGTTTGAGAAAAGGCCGGTCATGTTGTCGCGAGTGATGGCCCAGTGGTCGGCGGTGCCCATCCAGTGGGTCGTAAGGTTCATCGTGTAGGTGCCCGCATCAAGATCATGGTTCGTGTTGATCCCTCGGACATAGTGAATGTACGTTTCACCAGACTGGCGCTCGTAGATCCGCACCTGGTCATCAATTTGAATTGCCGGGTTGGCTACACACTGGACCATGCCAACCCGCTGCCGGAACCACATATGCAGGGTCACCAGCTCAGCCAGGATGCGAATTTCCTGCTTGGCTTGCTCCGCGCTGGCACCGGCTTCGCCGTTCGTGGCGGCTCCGCCGAAGTGCCCGTTGATCCAGGGCCACACCTTCACCATGCCCTTCAGGAGTTGGGCATTCGGAGGCACGATCCGGTGCGTGATGGTGTCCGAAAGGTTCAGTGTCGGCTCATACGAGCTAACGATGATTTCAGATTGCTGGGCCTGGTCGGAGTAGCTCAGGGCGTAGTCCGTAAGTTGTACGCGCTCGTCGATATCCGGGATGAAGTTGGTGTGCTGACCGAACTCGTCGAAGTTGCCCGACTGCCACCAGTTGGGCGACTGGAAGCGGGCAGCACCATCCTCGTCCACATAGAACAGGTAGCCCACGATCTCCTTGAGCGCGTTGATCGCGTCGATGACGGGCACCTTGTCCACCATCTCCTTGGGCAGCACGTATTCAAACTGTGCCCCCTCCACCTCAAGATCGTTGCCAGGCACTCCGGTGCATTCAATGTTGCCGAATACCTGTGGGTACGCGTTACCACCCGTCTTACATGGGAGGCCAGCGTCAGTGGTCTCGCACAGCCACCACCCGGACCAAAGAAGGAGTTCCTTCACGATGTCCGCGAAGTCATCGAAGTTCTTGATGAACCGCTTCCGCTGCTCCGTGACGTCCTTCTGAAGACGTACGCGAACTCGGCGGATAGCCGCACGAAACTGGTAGTTGCCCACGCCGGAGGCCCACAGATTGGTGAATCCAAGTCGGATCTTCTGCGCGTTGTAGATCCGCGGCAGCGTGATATCGGTGGAGCTGTCATACGGCACACCGGCCTGCATGACATAGGGAATGTTGGCTTCCCATGCCGCCCACTGCGCCCCGTTCTCCGGGCCGTAACGACCGATGTGCATGGGCGCGTACACGCTGGAGTCGATCATGCCTGGCCCCTGCCACACGCCGTCCTCCATGATGGAGATGAAGCACTGGTAACCGCCAGAGCCACCAGCCTTGGCCCAGATGGACACCGTGTCGATAGGCCCGCCGCCCACGTCGAACTCGATGTACTCGAAAGCCCACGGGGACGTGTCGCGGTCGTTGCCGACACTAAGCCAGTACGACTCATTGTTCTCGTCCAAAACGTGCGTTGGGCAGTGCTGATGAGGAGCGCGGCCGTAGCAACCCTGCCCGCCATACCAGGGCTGGTTGCCGCTCAACGAGAAGGTCATCGGGCGCTCGCCAGCTCCGGCGAGGACAACCGTGTAGTACTCGTAGATCCTGCGGTAGTCGAGCGGATAGGAGGCCGAGGGAACGAGCGGTGGATACAGCTTCTGCTCGATCAGCAGCTTTGCCATGTCCCGGCACCGCAGTTCGATCTCACCGTTCGTTTGGACGCGCACCTCGTCAACGAGCCACACGCCGGTGAGGACAATGTTGCCGTCTGCGCGGGCATCTTCGATGGTCTTGGTCGTTCCACCGAAGCCCTGGTAGGTCCGCAACAAAGCGTTGGGGGTCAGCACGTTTTGCCATGCGTTGGCCTCGTGTCCCCAACGGGTGTTGGCAACAGGGTTCGTGCCACGAGACCACGTGAAGTAACCCGGGCTTCCAAGTTCTAGCTCTTGACCTGAGTCGTTGGGGTCCATGTTCTGGTTGTAGATCGAGATGGTGCAGGTAGCCGAGTCGCTGTCGATGCTGCGGTCTATGGAGATGTTCTTGACGTTGGGGACCTCTGTCTCCGTCTGGCTGTTCGACGCGCACTGGAAGTAACGAACGGGCATCTTTTGCCACAAGTCGGCCGGAGCAGTAGAAGGGTGCAGGTAGAAATCAGTCTGCACCGTGACGCGCGAGTGTGGGGTCCCCGCATCACCGATGAAGGGTCCTCCTCTACTCCAGATATCGAAGATCTCAGTTGCTGATGTTCTCACGGCCAATCAACTTCCACGTATTCCACTGTATAGGAGTGCTTCCAAGGGTAGTGAATGGCACGCTGTCGTACGGGAGCAAAAGAGGTAATGTAGATCCAGAACTGGCGGCCCAAATCGTCAGTAACTTGGATCTGGTGACGCTTGCTGAACCACGTGACCATGGCGTCATACTGACCTTGCTCCAGGATGGCCCCAGAGAACTCCATCTTGTTCACTTCGTCGCGCCCCTCAAAGACCAGGGTCTTGCCGTCTGCCGCGGCCGTGCTCTGGTAGTTGATCGTCTTCCTGAACTGGCGCGAGCCGCCAGTGTTCGGGTTGATCCCGAACGTGTATTCCTCCAGGGTCAGAGGGTCAAAGAAGGTCCATCGCACAACGGCCATTAGTAAGTCCTCGGTCGTGATCCAAAGCGGGAGGGGCCACTCAGAGTGTCGACCATCACGTCGAGAGCGCCCTGCGCGTCGACAGTGTTATTGGCCGTCAGGTTGATCGTGACATTGCGGTTGTCCTGGTAGGCACCAGACGTGGTCTGGTTGAGACGACGCGCCTCGTACAACGTCGGCAGTCTGATGTCAGCGGGCAGGTTGAAGTGCATGTCTGCACCAAGGGCATCTCGGAGACCCTTGATCTTCAACTGGAGTGCTTCGCGTTGCTTCTTCGTAAGGCCAACCACATCGGCATTGTCCAGAAGCTGCTGGTACATGCTGATGGCTGTGGCTTCACTGATCTTGTCCATCTGGAGCAGGAAGTCGATGTTCGCTTCTGCATCTGCTTGCGTTGCATCCCGTGCCGCAGCATTTGCATCTACGACCGCCGCCTGGAGAGTAGAAATCTGCGGATCATTGCCAGCGTTTGATCCAGGATGCGCGGCCTGGTATGCAGTGAGGGCATCCTGCGCCTTCTTCGCTGCCAACTGGGACGCAAGAACCGAGTCGCCCGCCGCATTCGCGTAGGCAATCAGGAGGTCTGCCTGGGCCTGCCCGATCGCGGCAATGGTCTCGGCAATGGTCCGCTGGGCCTCAACACGACGCCGCTCCGCTTCAAGCTTCTGGATGCCAGGAGCCGCAAGACGAACAGCCTCGTCCGCATCATCCAGCTCGGCCTGTGCAGCAGAAAGCGGATCTCCAGAGCGGACAGAGGCAAGAACGCGCTCGGCGTTCCGCTCGGCGGCGGAAGCAGCCGCCTTTGTCCGTGTCTGTGTTTCAATGATCGCCTGTTGGTTGAGGTACTCCTCAGACTTTGGGTCAAGGTCCCGCTGGGCACGAACAGCCTTGTCGATGGCTGCCTGCGCCGAAATCACCGGGTCGCCGCCCGCCATCGCTACATAGAGGTCCATCTCTGCGTTGAACAGAGCCAAACTTGTGTTGCGAACCGTCACCTTCGCCTGGATTAGCTGGGCAGTCAGCCCAGGAAGCTCGCCGTTCTCATCCCCCGCCGCCTTGACGCGCCGGATCTGATCCTCGATCTGACGCTGCCGCTCCTGGGCAGCAGCCACGGTGTTGCCGGTGGACTCAAACTCGGCTGCCCGCTCCGAGTACCCGCCTTCGCGGAGGGCGTCATCGTATTGCTTCTGGGCCTCCAGAATCTGTAGCTCCATGTCAGCGCGCTGGTCTGGCGTGCCATACGATGAATCGGACAGGCGCTGTCGGATCGAGCGGATCTGCCCCAGCAGACCGCCGCCCTCCTGATTGCGCGCACGTGCCAGCCGGGCGGCACGATCCGCCATGCGATTCAGGTATTCAAAGACAGCATTGTTTTCCTCGGCAACCGCCTGCTCGTATGCCTCAACAGCCTCGTCATACCCGACAGCGTTCGGGTCCTTGGGGATGGCGTCCTTGAGTGCCTTGGAGTGCTTCTGGGCAGCCGTCTTGAGGTCTTCCAGCGAGGTCCCCGGGCGACCCTCGTTGAGTCGACGCTTGATAGTCTCGTATGAGACAGCGGCGGCTGCGGCAGCGATGGCCTTCTGGTCCTCGGCCGACGCATCCATGGCGTCGATGAGTTCCTGGAACTCCTTGTCGTTCTTGAACTTTCCCTTGAGCAGTTCCTTCGCGATACGAATGGCCCGCTTGTCGCCCTTCTTGACCTTGGCGACAATCTCTTTGATGGTGTCAAAGTCCTTGCGGTTGTAGTTGTCGCCATAGTTGTACGACTCGACCTTCAAGGCGTCACTAATGTCGTCCTTGTCGAACGCGGCGGCACCCTGAGTAAGCCTTCGTGACAGCCCTGGGGCAGCAGCGGCAGCGTCCCGACGATCCCGTTCACGATCCAGGTCATTGCTGGAGCTGCGGCCGAAGATGAACTTGGAGAATCCCTCTTCAAGCCTCGTGAAGAAGCCAGAACGGTTCTTCTCCTCCTGTGCCAACTGGGCATCAGACCAAGACCTGATCTCGGTGCGGAAAATGTCACTCTGTCCCCGAACTCCACCCTTGGCTTGCTGGAAGGCTTCGAGACGCCCAAGAAGGGGGATCTGTCCGCCCTCGGCAACAAAGTCTCGGACCCCAAGGACAGCACCCGCGCCTGCGGCAGTAACTCCCACGGCGGCGGCACCAGCGATTGCTCCCGCCGCCGTAAAGGACGCGGTAACACTCTGGAGAACCGGCAGAACTGTCCTGCCAAGAAGGGCCTTCGTTGAAGTGACTAGGTTCCTGATGAAGAAGGCTGTATTGCCATACATCTGCAAGAGCCTGTAGCCAGCATTTCGTACTAGCTGCATTGCCTTTTCGAGCCGACCCATGGCGACAACGGTGCCACCAAGAGCGGCTTCACTAGCCCCAATTGACATTCCGCCAACAGCCCGTCCTCCAAGGGCAGAGACCGCCGCCGCGTCCGTCCCGGAGATAGCAGCAACCGGGCCAGCGGCGCGACCGAACTTTCCAAGCCCGCCGAGACCAGGAAGAGCACTCAACAGGTTGATGGCACCCTGTTGAGCAACCAAGGTCCGGATGTACTTCAGCAGCTTGATGATCCCGAACAGACCAGCAGCAGCACTGGCGATCTTGAACGGCCAGCCGCCAAACTTCTTGCCGATGTCTTCGCCAAACTTGAGGATGTTATGGAGGTACCTGAGCAGTGTCGCTGCGAACCTGAGGATCAAAGCGAGGCCATCTCCAAGCCCGCTTGTAGCCAGGAAGGCGAACAGGTTCCCAAAGGACTCACGAACCTTGTCAAGCTGCTGACCGATGCTCTCTGACACCTTCTCGTACCGCGTCTGAAGGCCACCCACAGCCCGCGGGTCGATGTCCTTGCCCTTGAACGCGTCGAGGGACTTCTGCGCGTCCTTGAACAGAGCACCGATGGTTCCACCCTGTCGGTTACCACCGAGGGTGAAGTTCAACTTCTGAACAATGCCTTCCGCCGCCTCTGGCGCTTCCTTTCGCAGCCGGGCAACGTCAGTAAGCATCTGCTCGATGACGCCAGAAATGTCATTCTCAGAATACTTTGCAGTGATCTTCGGCAGACTTCCACTGAGCAGCGGGTTCCGCTCGTAGATGTCGAAGATCTTGTCACTCTTGTCCTTCAGGCTGACCAGGACTCGCTGGAACTGCTCGGACAGCACGTCTCCGGTCATACCGCTGACCTGCTGCAAGACCGTGCCGACGTTGGCAAGCTGGTAGAAGGTGAAGCCAAGCTCCTTTGCGGCCGGAGCAATGTTGGCGGTGAACTTCACCGTCTCACGAGCAAGAACCGCTTCCTCCGCCTCCAGGAACACAAGTTGGTCTAGGAAGGGCCGCAGGTCAATCTTGTCGAAGGTGACCTTCAGAGAGGTCAGGGAGTCGTTAATCTCCTCAATGGGCAGCCCGGTAACCTTGGAGAACTGGAGCGCCGTCTTCGTTGCATCGTCCGTTGCCTGCTTGGGCGTCAGCCCCTGCTGTGCCAGCCTCTCCTTCTCTCCCTCGTAGAGCGGAGCAAGCTGTCGGTAGGTAAGGGCCGTCTTCTGTGCCGTCTCACCGACCGATGACGAGATTTCCAAGATGGAGTTACGAACGTCTCCGAAGCTCTCCTCACCAGTGGCTCCCACCGTCTCGAACTGCGACTCCAGGATCTTCAACTCACGTTGGAAGTCGATGGCGCTCCGGGTCGCAGCACCGATCTTGCTCACCAGACCGTACGTGAGGGCACCGGCAGCCGCGTACTTGCCAGTGGTGATGAGGGCGTTGCCGACCAGGCCACCAGCCGTCTGCTGCGAGAGCGGGCTGACAACCTCTCCGGTGCGGGCAGCATGGCGACGCGCCTGGAACCGCTGGAACAGCGTGCCCTGCTTCGCCAACTCTGACTGGTTGAACGTTTCCTTGGCAATCTGCCGCTGCGCCCGCAGGGTGTCAGCTTCAGCCGCTACTTCTTGCGCCTTGAGGGCATAAAGCTCGCGCTCTTTGTTGGCATTCTGGCGGATCGACAGGGCCTCGTACTTCTTGGCCTTGATCGCCTCCCTGGCGGCGTTGCGCTCCTCGTCCAGTCGCTCACGGTAGGCAGCCTGTGGGTGATCGTAACCACCGAGGCCAGGGCGCTTGCCAGAAGGGGCTTCCCCAATGCTGTTGAATCCTGCCTTGGCAAAGAAGTTCAGGGCTGACTCTCGGGCCGTCTTGCCCGCAGCAAGGATGGTCGCGGCCTCGTCGTAAAGGACGCCCTTGTCGGTGGCCGCGCCCTTCGCAGCGGTAATCCGTCCCTGGAAACGCGAGGCTCCGTGCAGGATGGCCTTGTAGGCCGCATCCAGGGCCTTCTCGAACTTCCTTAGCTCCGCTGGCGTGCCCTTCAGGCCCGCTTGAAGCTTCTTTCCCTCTGCCAAGAACGCGGCGGCAAACTGTCGAACATCTTGCGGCGACTTAATGGGCTGTGCGCCCTTGGCGCCGGGCAGTTGTCCTAGGCCGATGCCTCCGGCAGCCTTCCGGAACTCGGCTTCAATGGCCTTGAGGCCCGCGATGAAATCCTTGGACTCAAGCTCAAAGCCGATCCGGTACTTTGCATCAACGTTGGTTGCCATTACCGCCTGCCCCTGGAGAATTCGTTCTGCATCATCGAGTCGCCCTCTGCGTCCTCACCACCTGGATTGTTCTTCTCTTTGCGCTTCCTATCGACTTCTTCGAACCAGACTTCCAACTCGTCCTGGTAAGGCCACATCCAATCGGGTGGCATCTCTCCTTCGAGCAAGTTCTCCTGCCAGGAGATCACTATGGTTGCGTGTTGAACGGCGAAGGTCAGATCGTGGGGAACGTCCTCTATAGAAGTGCATCCTGCGGGCCAGATGGCTGAGAGGTTTCCTCCTCGGTTGATGGCTCTGACGAGGGCGAGGAAGCCGGGGTCCCCGGCGAGTCTTTTCCCTCTGTCGGGTCAATGGAGAGGTTGCGGTAGCCCTCGTAGAGAGCCATCATGACTTCCTGAGGAAGCTCCTCAACGTCCGCCCTGCCATTGAAGTACTTCTTCTTGTGGTGGTCTGGCTCGCGGACAGCGAAAAGAATCTCGGATAGGTGGTACTCGCTGAGCCATGCGAGGTCGGCCTGGACCGTCAGAAGCCGCTCCAAAACCTGCTGTCGGAGGATGTCCTCGGTGCGCTGACCAATGTCAGCCTGGAGCCGCTCCTTCTCGCCGTCCAGACGCTCTTGGACGACCTTGTGCCACCGATCCATTTCCTCGAAGACGTGCTTTGCCTCTGCGTCCTCGGGGTCGCGGTTGTAGCGGTCCTCCATACCCCCCTCCCAGGCGTCCAGAAGGCCCTGGAGGTAGTTCTTGTCGTCCCACTCCTGTTCGGCCGCTAGCTCGGCTTCTAGGGCCTCCTGCTTGTTGTTCAGAGCATCTGCGGCCAGGAAGTCAACAAGCTCGTCCTTGGACTGATCGAGAAGCTCAGATTCCAGCGAAAGTCGCTCTTGATTGTCAGGGTCCCTCTTGCCAGCCAGCACCCTGGCGCGGGCAGCGTTGGCATTGCGCAACGCTGCCTCCTGATCCACAGGATTGAGCTTGTTGATCCAGACGGTCACGGCACCTTCGCCGTCGTCCAGAGTCAACTCCTGGCCCACGACATAGAGGTCGCCAAGGCGGCGGGTCTTCGGCATATTGCTCCATTCCTTCTATGTGGGGGCCGGTTTCCCGACCCCCACGTCCATTCCTTGAACTGCCTAACGCTCGTTACGGACGAGCGCCCTGGTAAACCTCAAGCACTCCACCGTCCGAGGTGAAGTTGAACTGCGTGGTGAGCTTCTGCTGCACGGTGCCCTGGATGGCCGGAACCTGGAAGCGGGCATCAGGGACGTACAGGGTCTTGAGCA